CTACTTTTGTTCCCTTCTGGCCTTGAGCGGCACCAGCTTCTGACGTCCAGCGCGCCGCATTTCGTCGGCCTGACGCACCACCTGCAGCTGGGTCGGGGAGTACGTTCCGAAGATCGCGTTCGACTGAGCGAGCGTGTTGGCCAGCTTGGCGGCGAGCTGCGTCGGCTGCGCACCACCTGCAATGGCCTCTACGTTGCCTGTGCGGCGCAGGTCCATCATTCGCCGGGTGTCGCCCGGAAAGAGAACATTGCGCACGGCGCGGAAGTCATCGCCCAGGGTGTCCTTCGAGTAGATGTGGCCCGACCGGTTGCGAATGAACGGCTGGTCGTCCGGCACCGCGAACGGCAGCTCGGCGAGATAGCAGTTCAGGTGCTCCTCCGTCTCTTTCGAGAGCGTGGCATAGACATCTCTTTCCGTCTTCCCGCGCTTCGTCTCGAACCACACGCCGTTCTCGTCCCGGCGCTTCATGGCCAAGGTGAGCTGGCGGACGTCAACGGGCTGCATCTGTGTGTCGTAGGCGATCGCGATGGCTAGGGCGAGCCCGCGATAGCCCAGCTCCTTCGCTTTTGCGATCAGCGCTTTGACCTCCGGCTCGTACCAGATCTCTTTGCGCCCCGCCGGCGCCGAGTTGGCGATTCGGTGGGTTGGGTTCTCTTTGATGAGCTTGAACGCGATCCCGATCTCGAGTAGCGCCCTCAGGATCTTGAACACCCTGTGCTTCTTGTGCAGGCTGAAGCTTCGGTCGAGCTCGGCATAGAACGCATCGCAGGTCGGATAATCGATGCTCGCGACTGGTATGTCTGCGAAGACCGGCTCGATCACCTTCCAGGCGAGATCCCACTCTTCGCGGGTGCGCGGCTTCTTGCGCGCCCATTCGTTTGTCTTGCGGTACTGGTCGAATAGCCAGCCGAGTGTGCCGTCTGGCCATGTGCGCTTGGCGGCTTGCCCCTTGCGCTCAGCATCCCACTGAGCGTTCAGCTTTTCGGCCTTCTCCCAGGCTTCCGGCCCATCCGGTCCAAGCGGCAGCACTCGGAAGCCTCTGGCCTTCATGGCCGGCGTAGGCTCCCAATACCCACGGCCGTTCTTGACACGGTAGTGCCTAATTCGCACGTTCCCCATCCCTTAGCGACCCCATTCTCGATCGTATCAGGTCGCTGAGATTAGTCGGTTTTCCTGCCGCGCCGAAGAGCTTGTCCAACCATTGGTCAATGGCGAAGCGGTCTCTCCTGCCGAGTACAGGATGGGCTTTTGGGAGTCCGAGCTTTGTTTCGAGCTCTTCTGAGCGTCGCGAAAACTCATAGATGGACATGCCGAGGTAGTGAGCGGTCTCGGTCTCATTGATGAGCCGTGGCGGCTCTACGTCCGTCAGTCTAATGCGCTTTGCCATGATCGTGGCTGTGCTCTCAAAAAAAAGCGGCCGGGATGACTACCCCCCATCCCGGCCTCTGCCACCTCGGTTTCCCGATGGTTCCCTCTCTGGCAGATCAGAAGCGGATGATCGCGCCACCCACTACGGTGCTGGCGTTTACGCCTTCGACGTCGAGATCGTAGTTGCGGTAGCCGACATAGAGATCAGTGGCCGCATTATCGATCGACTGCACAACGCCGAGGCCCCAGAAGTCGAGCCGATAGTCACCGTCACCATCTTCACAGTCGCAAAGGCTGCTCTCGAGGCGGGCCCACTCGCCATAGAGGGTCGTATTGCCCCAGCCGAAGAAGTTCCTTTCGATGCCCCCCTGGACGTGAACCGCCTTCGGATCGACGAACCAGAACGGCGCGCTGAAGTCCACGACAGGCACCGAGAGAAGAATGCCGCTGGTTGCAACACCTTCCACCTTGCCGGCAGCTCCGCTGACAAACAGACCGGAGGGAACGTGCATCACGGATGCCGATCCGGCGATGGTCTCGACGCCAGTATCGAAATCGCTGTCTGCCTTCCGATAACCGATGCCAGCCGCCAGCTTGATATCGCCCAGCTCGCCGGCATAGCGCAGCGCCACGTCCCAGCTGTCCTCGGCGTTGCCCATCCAGGCAGCCGAGACAGAGAAACCGGCAAACGTCGGCGAGATCCACCGCACAACGTCGGTTCGACCGCCATCGAACGGTGTATTGACGCCACCCAACCATGCGCTCGACAGCGGCTCAAATGACAGCAGCGTGCTGGCGACCGCCGTATTGGCGACAGAGATTTCCGCGATGCCGTCGGTTGCGGTGCTGGTCTGGCCAAGCCACACCGTGCCGAGCTGCGCATGCTGCAAGTAAAGAGCCGAATGACGGACAACGAGATCGCTGTTGATCTTGCCGCCACTGCCGAGCGATACGTCGAACGGCGCCACGTCGATTCCGATTGCTGGCTCAGCCGCACCGATGCCGAGCTCGATCAAGAAGCCAGCCGACCAGTCCGGTGAAATCTTGGCATCACCCTTGAAGCCGAACCGAGTCTGCGAGTTCGGGTTATTGGTGATCGTCGTCTCAGAAATGCCCACACCATCGAATGGAGTGTCGATCTCAGTGTGGAGGATCGCATAATTGACCTGTCCGTAGACCGTCAGCGATACCTTGCGGTTGTCCTTGCGCGCGGCCGTCGCCTCGAGCTCGGCAATCCGCTCCTCAAGATCCTGGCAGCATGCCCCGCCGTAATCAGCAGCGAGCGCACCGCTCGAGAATAGTGCTGCGATACCTACAAGGCATGCAGTCTTCCTTACTTTCTTCATCATGGCTGTCCTTCTTCCATGGAACCAGGGCGATGGTCGCGAAGAACGCCGCTTACTGAACCAGGGGAAGCCGCCCGGGCCGCAACCCTGCATCCCGCCCTCTCATAAGACAAGACCAATTGGCTAGTCACACTAGACGATGCTGTGACCTTGTGTTCTCCAGGCAACATACCGATCAGCCGGAAACTGCGATTGTCGAGGTGGCCGCCAGACTAGGGAGGGCAGGCGGCCACCTCACGGGGGAGGCTGCATTCCGACGTCAGATGGGGGGGGCAGTCGGGTGCAGCGCGTTTGAGACTAATCACATGAGTATTGACCGTCAAGTTATACTTAACCGTTTGCCGGTTCCGGTGTAGATTCCGTGCCACCATCTGCTTTGATGGTGAGGCCTGGCGTGCCTGCTGTTGCGGCCCTGGATCGCTGTGACTTCAGCTTTCTGCTCAGGCTCAAGAGATGGTGCGCGTGCCGCTCCGGGTCGAATTTTTCATCAGGAGCGAGTCTGCTCACAATCGTGCGTATCTCCATGATGAACTTGAACTTTTGGATCACCGGCAGATTGTCGAGCAGCGCATTGCAGGCCTTGTGTGCCAGGGCCAGATTGGCCGGCACGTGAATCCCACCGTGGTCTTGTGACAGCCAGTGCTCGATCGTCTCATCGCCATCGAGCGCCTGACCACATACGCAGCACCATTCGCCGTCGCGAAGTTTGAGTATCGTGCGCAGATCGTGCCGTCGGCTTCCTGACAGCTTCGATTTGCGTTTGACCTCCCCGATCGGCTCTTCTGGCTCAATGAACCTGCCGCGCTTGAAGGCCATGAAATGCTTGCTTGCCGCCGGCGGGATCGTCAGCTCGCCGCGCGCATTCGTGTAGATGACGATCGTGCCGACGCGCGGCATGCGATAGCGCAGGACCTCCCATTGATTGGTCGGCTCCTCGATCGTCGCCCCGTTGAAGGTGAGATAGCGCGCGAAGTCATCGAGATCCGCGCGCCGCATGGACACCGACACGGGTTCAGGCCTCCGGTGCCTTGCGCACTGGCGGCCACGTCATGCCGGCGAGCTTGCGAAGGTCCTTCTGACCATCCCACAACGGCGGCTTTTCCATCTCGGGTGGCGGCGAGATGGAGGACGTGATCTGACGGAAAACCGCCACCGGATCACCGACATCACGACCAAGCACCGGCCACAACACGAGCGCCCGCTTCATCCCTTCCATCAGCTGGCGGAGCAGAGAAGGGGATGATGCGTAGGTCAGATCAACGAGCAAATCGGTGTCTTCGTCGGTCAGCTCGAACGGCTCGGCATAGCGTCGAAGAATGGCAAAGCGCTCGTCCTCGCCCGGCAGGCCCATTTCAACCTGCATGTCAAATCGGCGCCATAAGGCACTGTCGATATTTTCCTTTTTGTTCGTCGCCGCGAGACACAATCCCTGGAACTGCTCGATCCGGCGCAGCATCACCGTGAGATAAGCCGAGCGCTCTTTGTCGGAGGCTTGCGAGCCTGAGCGATGCGGAGCGATGGCATCGATCTCGTCGAACAGGACCACGCACTTGTCGGCTGCTTGGTCGAGCAGGCGGAATACCTCGCCCAGGTTGCGCCCGGTCTCGCCAACCCACTGGCTGATAACGTCCTCGCTCTGGATTGCAACGAGCGGCAATCCAAGACGCGCTGCGAAGTGGTGCGCGAATGTGGTGTTGTGCGTAACCACATAGTTGTTGGTGATATAAGTCTCACTCGGATGTGAAACCTTGATGCATGACATTTCCTCGAATCTGCCTGTTCGCTCCACGTGTTCGATAGTGCGCCGCGCCTGCGATGCTCCCTGCTGTTCCGGCAGCTTGCTATTATGGCGAGGCAGAGACATCAGGTCTCGTCCGAAAGGATGATGCACGTGGACAACCCACGCCGGCCTTCCGTTGCGCTTTTCTCCCCGATACGTGTAAGTCGGCTGTTTTGGCGATATGGTAGCGATTCCGCCGAGGCTATTCACGACGTCGACGATATCGCGAGCGAGAACCTCTGAGGTGGTCGATATCTGAACGTTGTTGCAACGCTGAGCGTAACCGTCAGTGTCGAGAATGCCTTGCAGCACCTTTAGTCTGGCTGATTTCGATGCAAGCTTGTAGAGATCCGGGATGAACTTCTCATAGCTGTGAAGGCCAGACAGTCCAAGCCGAACAAGGGCATCACGCAGTGATGTGATTTTTCCGCTGCGCTCCTTATTGACGATTCGGTAGTCGTAGCGGTCAATCCACCGCAATTCCATTTCATCCGGAAGAGCTGCCTTGATGCGCTCGATTACATCTGAATCGGCTGCGGTGAATCTAATCGATTCCTTTTCCCGCAGGCTGCCATCTCCGATCAGCGCTCCAAGCAAATACGGGTCAATGGGCAGCTCATTCGTATGACCGAAGTCACCAGTAACCAGCGGAACAGTTAGTCGGCACTGGTTCGACTTCCTTTTCAGTTTTTCGGCAATAGTTTTGGTTTCGAGCACGCGTTGACTGTGCCAGTCTTTGTGCTTCAGCAACCACAAATGTTCCGCGCAACACTCGACAATACTGCCGTCGCTGAAGTGAACTCTCCAAACCTCGCGTTCGCCTTGCGGAAACACCCCCACGACCATAGATGGCGCACCATCTATAGACGCGATCTGATCTCCGACTTTTAAGTCACCGAGTTTTGACCAACCCGATAGCGTTTTAACCAACGAAGTGTTGGGCTGGGCTTTTCCTGTACCTGGCGGCCCGAACAGCATCGCGGTGCGCCGCGGCTTGAGGCCAACTTCCGCCAGCTTGTCGCGATGGTTGATCTCGCGCATCCATTCGATCAAGGCGCTGCGCACTGGTGGCGTCAGGATCGGTTCGTCGACCTCGTGTGGCTCGAGGATTTTCCCGAATCTCTCGAGCCCCCTTAGAGCCGAACGCGTGTCGTCGGAATACATAAGAGTTGCTGAGGCGCGTCGCATTTAATCTCCTATTCAGCTGGCGGTGGCGCCGGCGGCTGTTCACCTGGCTTGCTGTCCGGCTCGTCTTCCGGCTTCTTCTCTTTCGGCTTGCGCCGCCATGCCTCGGGAATTTCCAATCCGTCGGTGCCCGTTTCCTGACACCATCCCTCATCCCAGGCGGCACGCCGCTCGTCGTTGGCGGGATAGGGGTTTTCCGTGATCTTCTTGCCGGCACGCGCTGCCTCGCGCCCCTTTTCACGTGCCTCTTCGATGGTCTCCTTCGGCTCCGTCAGCGCGTCGATCTCGTCAGGCTCCTCTTGCTCTGGCGGACGCAGATCAAGCTCTGGCTCATTCTCTCCGGACAGCTTCTTGACCGTCGGCGGCGACAGTGGCCTTCCGCCGAGCATTCCGAGAGCTGCTTTATAGAGCTCTATTATAGTCTCGTGCTCCTGACGGTCGGCCTCGGTCATTTTCCTGAGCCGCAAGATCACGCGCATGGCCTTAGGATCGAAGCCCATCGCCTTGGCTTCTTTGAACTTGCTCGAAATGTCGTCGGCGATGGCCTTCTTTTCCTCGTCAAGCCGCTCGAGTTGCTCGATGAATTGCCTCAGGTGCTCTGCGGCCGTCGAATTGCTACCAGGGCCGCTGCCATGGCCGTTACCATGCCCGTTGCCGCTCATAGGGATCTCCAGATGCTTTGAAGCTCATCAAAGTAGACCCCATGAGTGCATAACGTCAAGCGACACTAGACTTTTCGCACACGACAAATCCGCTCCATCTCGGCCTCAATTGTTGCGAGAGCGGTTTCGGTCTCTGTCATCACCTCGGCGAGACGATCGCGCCAGGACGCAAGCTCATTGCGGACCTTCTGAACTTGCTGCAGCATGAGGTCGGCTTTGATCTCGCGGTGCACCGGGCCGAACAGCTCGGCACGGATGGCCTTGATCTCGGCCAGCTCGACAGCGATGCCTGACTTGCGCAGCGCGCGCTGCACGCTCGTGTCGGACTGGCCGGCGCGGTATCCGGCCTGGGGGTTGATGTAGGCTTTGTCGAGAGCGCGCACGATGGCGCGGCGCTTCTCCCACAGCGGCGCCTGCAGGGCGAGGGCGGCGTCGAGCGATCGCCCGGCGCCGGTCCTCTTCGGAGCTGCTTTCCTGCCCATCAGTTGAGCGCGATGCGCGCCTCGCTGCTGATGCTTGGCCGCTTCGTTTGCGTCGCCGGCTCGTGGATGGGCACCAGCTCCAGCTTCATTCCGGCGACGCGCGCGACGCTGGCGAGCGTGTTGACGCGCGGATAGAGCGTCGTGCCGTTGCGCCAATTGTAGATCGTGCCGACCGATACGCCGGATTTTTGGGAGATTTCCTGAGCAGACAGATGCCGTACAGCTCGCAATACCTGAAAAATGATGCGGTCCCGCTCAGGCTTATGGACGCGTTGGCGCTTGAATCTAGCCACGATTAACTCTCCTTCAGCTTCACGAAAAACTGGGGCGGCGTGGAATGCTCCGCGCCGCGATGATCATGCAGGAACTCAGCTGCCGAAGCGATAGTTCACTCCGACGCGGAAGATATCGAACTCAAGTGTAGTGTCGGTGATGGAGTCGGTTGCAACCGGCTTGTCGAATTGCTGGTTCTGGCTCCACTGCATACCGACGGCATGATATCTCGCCTCGCCGAGATTGACGTGCAGCCACTCGCCCCGCACGGTCCAGTTGTCAGCTACAGCAAACTCGGTGCCGGCGCCTGCGACCCAGCCGAGATGGTACTCGTCAGCCGATGCTTTGACTGTAATGCCTGGGTTATTTTTGGGATTGTCAACGACTGTGTGGTTCAGGTCGGCTTTTGCCCATGCCAGACCACCTGTCCCGTATAGCAACAGACGAGGTGTAACAAGAAAGCCAAGACGACCACGCACTGTACCGAAGGCGTCGACTGAAAAGTTGTCGATCCAGCTCACGGCTTTTGTTTTCGTGAAGACTTCCTTGCTTCCTTCCAGATCACCCCAGGAGGCATCAGCCTCTATGCCCCACACCAGCGAACCGTGCTGTCGATTTGCCCCGATCTGTAGACCGCCCAGCCATCCATTAAAGCCATAGCTCTGGTTCGGATTGTCCCAGATGTCCTCCGATTTTGATCCGGCAGTGTGCAGAGTGCCCTGCCAATCGCCGTCGGCGTATCCCACGTGGCCACCGACATAGAGCCCGGACCAGTTGTGGATTGGCTCATCGGCCTGCGCCGGCATCGCAAATGCAGCCGCCAGCACGGCCGCAGAGAATGCAGTCGAGAGTTTCATGCCCAATCTCCTGTCTGACGTCGAACTGATAATTTAGGACCGGCCTTTCGCTCAGGCTCAGGCCTGGGGCGATACGCGCGTACCGGTTTCCATTGATTTCGCCAGCGTGCTCAATCCGCTGACGAAGCTGTTGCGCTGACCCTCCGGGACAGCATCGAGGATCATTCGGTCGACTTCCTCCGCGGCAACTCGAACCTCATTAAGCAGACCCCTACCGAGCTCGGTGAGCCTCACATCATAGGCACGCATGTCGCTGCGGTTACGCCTTCTGGTGATCAGCCTCTTGCCAATCAGTCGACGGATCACATCAGCCAGCGTCGAGCGATCGATACCCGTTCTGCGCACCAGATCGGTCTGCGATGCGGTTCCCAGTTTCTGCAGTGTGTCGAGCACCACGAATTGCCGCGGCGTCAGGCCTTTGGCTTTTTCTCCAAACAGCGCGTCGGTGTTCTGCGCCGCGCGATGCATCAAGTGAACGATCGAAAAGTTTGTGATACGCATTTTCTCAAGCCCTCTGGTTTGGTACGCCACTCGCCAGCTACGACGGTCTTATCTGCCGCCATCCTTCATCGTGCTCTTCGAAACCAAGCTCGCTCATCACCCGACGAATGAGCGCCATAGCGCCGGATTCTGCCTGCTCAAGCTCTGCTTCCGCACACGATCGGCACAACACGACCGGGCCCTGGCCGACATTGATCCGCCAGGGTCGCACCATCGGTTTGGAGCAGCCAGGACAGCCGGGCGCGCCTGCCGGCGGCTCGATCATCAGATCATGAAGGTCGAGTTGTCCGCCGCCGGCTGTCTTGCCGCTGCGTCTCATGCCCTGTCTCGAGCCCGATCTCGGATGCCTCCCAGGTCAAGGCTCTGCATGAAATCGATGTGTCGCAGCAGTTCTCTGAGCTGCGAGACAGACATGATCAGCTTGCATTGAACCTCGTCGCCCGGGATGTGGAACTCGCGCGTGATTGCGTCGACATCCGCCACGATGTTGCGCATCCAGTTCGGGATATTGGTCGCGCCCGGCGGGATCTCAATCACTTCCAGCTGTGCCCGCATGACTTGTACCTCACATATCACCACACTATACAGCGCGCCTAAGCCAAATCAATCGGCTAGTCAAGTTCTACTCGACTAATCCGACGTAGACATTCATTCTGTGAGCACCTTCGTTATGCCGCTGATGCCGAAAGCGCACAGTCCGGCCAATCAGATGTTCACGCTCTACCCACAGCCGGATGCGCTCACGATGCTCGATGCCATGCTTGATCGTCAGCATTGTTTCAAACGATTGATGACGGAAAGCCACGACGATCGCTTCGGCTCGACCCATCGGCTGCGATCTTATGCCGTCGCGCTGAACTTCCTCGATAACGTCGATCAGCGTTCCGTAGGCGAGCTCCCATCTTTTCAGTTTGATCATGTGCTCGCGCATGCCGACGGTGCCGAACTGGTAAGGCTCGCTCGGCGAGCGAAGGATCAGGCCGTCAAAGCCGCGCCCGACAGCAGTTCGCTCCAGCATCACAACCTGGCTGTAGGTCTGGCACAGCGTATGGCTTGCCACTTTCACGAACGGCAACTGCAGTTCCGCGACCTGCCGCTCTATCGCTGCCAATCGTTCCTCGAACGGTGCCGCGGCGATAGGCTCAGCAAACGTGTCGAACACCCAGTAGGTGAAGTCAGGCTCGCCCTCGCGTCGCATCAGGCCGCTCATGGCGCGGCCCCACACATCGCCCTCAGTGGCGCTGCCGATCGTGATCTCGCCGTCGAGCGCCGGCAGGCCGTTCAAGCTCTTGCGAACGTGATCGTTGATGATCGGCGTCATCATCTGACTTAACGGCTCGCCTGCAAAAATGAGGCAGCGAACCCCGTCGAGCTTTGCCGAGGCATAGATGGGGTATTTGAGCTTGCTGATCTTGGCAGCCGTTGTGGCGAGCATCGGCTCGAAAATGGAGCTTCTGGCATGCGAAGTGAGTGCGAGAACGGCGCTCATGATGCTCTCCGGAATTGTCTCTTGGGTGGCGCCGACTGCGTGATCACTGGCTCGTAGCAGATGACATCGAGGCCTCGCACCGAGCCGAGCTGCTGCTCGAACTCCCTGCGGACCTCGCTCCAGCTCAGCTCACCGTGGCCACAGCCGACGGCAGGAAAGGCAACGATCTGAAGCCCGGCACGCTGCAGGATCACGGCCGACATCGACAGGCCGAAGCGGATCCACGAGATGAGACTGGGCTGACGCCAATCGTCTTTGGTGGCGAAGTGCAGGACGTGATGCCCGCGCTCCGGCCCGGTCAACATGACGAGGCCTGGCCGCATCAGCCCTTCCTTGCAAGCCTTCTGGTATTCGTCAGAGCACTGCGGAAACAGCTTCTTGAACTCTTTGGCAAGGCCCGCACCCATCACGCCCTGACAGTTGACCGGATTGACGAGGCATTGCGCGTCGGCTTCGAAGATGTTCCCTGATGTGTAGCGAATCGGCATGAATTTCTTTTATGGTCTAGCGACACTAGACGCAATACGCGCACGCATTCAATGGACGGGAGCGATGCTTAGCTGCACCACCCCTTGCGCTTGGTGCGGCCGTCGTATCGGCGCGCGTAACCTTCACCGACCATGATGTCGGCGATATCGCGGCCGTTGATCATCAGCCGTGCGAGACCTCGCCCGTAGCGATCTTTCCGGCGCCAGTTGACGAGAAGACGCACATTCTCAGACGTCGAGATCAGTTCCTGCAGCCGCTCCTTGGCCTTGAGGCCCAGCATGCGCTCCGCAGGACACTTGGCGAAGATGGTTTCCGGCGTGTCGTAGCCGAGTAGGCGATAGGTGACCGTCCCTGCCCGCACGGTGTCGCCGTCAACTGCCGTCAGGGTGCGCGACGGTAGATCAGCACTTGCCGACACCGTCAGGCTCACCAGAATCAGGCTGAGACTCAGCAGCTTCGTCTTCCACATCGTCGTCTCCCCCGAGGACGTGTTTCGCGACCTCAACGGAGATCGCGGACAAAATACTCTCGTTGATCATTTTCAAAACCATCGTCCAGGCGAGAACCGCTTCGTCCCGTGGCACCGCATTTATGGACATCGTCAGCGCGAGCGATGTCGATATGCTGGCGATGTGTTGCAACATCGTTCCGATTGAAATGTCTGTCTGTTGGCGCTCGTGAAGCCATCCGATCGCGATAGGCATCAGCTTGCGCATGAGCTCGGTAACGTCCTTGACCCGCGGATCGTCGTGGTTAAGCAGGTCGGACAAAACCTCATCAAGATTGCCGAAGTCCGTGTTGACCAATCTCTCTTCCGCGATACCAATGCTCGCCATTTTAGTCAGCCATCTGTTGTTCAGGAAATTTGCAGATCAGTTGAGATTCCCGGCGGGTCCAGGCTCACCATAGTTCTGCGCGATTCTGCTGAGTATGGTGGCGAGCTCCTGCGCCACATCCTTGATTGCAATCTCAACCTGATGCGATGGTAGCGTGCTCAGGGCGATGCTGAGAATGATCGCGATGGCGATATTCATGGCATGAACCAGAATCGCATTCGCGCTGATGCTCTCGTCATCCATCAACCGCAAGTGCCATTGCATGATCTCTGGCATGATCTTGGCCAGGATCATGCCGAGCTCCCTCTCGCGCGGATTATCGCTTTTTTCCATTTCCTCCAGCGTTTTACGGAAGTCGTCCATGCTGTTGCATTGTTTCAGCCAGACAATCACCGGTTGCCCCTTTCTTCTCTGCGCAGCCGTGCCGCGCGGCTCGTCGGAAACGGCCGCTTCGGCCAGCGCCATTTCTTGCGTTCCTTCTTCGGCACCTCGATCTCGAACTCGTCCGTGAGGTCGCCCGACGATCCAACGAGACCTGTTTTCTTCAGCATCTTGAGCTGATGCTCTTGGTGCGCCTCGCGCAGCCGCCGGCCGCGGTGAAACTCGTGGATGTCGGAGCCTCTTCTCATCGCGCGGCCGGCGCCATAGGTCTTGCGGGCATGACATTCCTTGCGCAGAGCCATGATGTACTCAGGGTCATTGGCCGGCGGTATGGTGTCCTCTTCCTTGTCAGACCACGGCCGCAGGGCGAGCGCCGGGTTGTGGTCGAACTGGGTATCCTTCCAGTGCTGCAGCTTTTGTCCGCAGCCGCAGCCACATTTGCCTTCCTGGCGAATGAGCACCTGGCCCTTCACCGACATCGGGATGGACGGGCGATATTTCTCAGGCCTCGGCATTTCGCACCAACCTCTCACGCGCTCGGTTCACCAGCGGATCGATGAAATCGGGTCGCAGCGAATAGATCACACCGTCTTCCAGACCCTCGAACCGGGGTTCGCCGGCGAGATCGCACAGCCTGTCGATATTGTCCTTTACGAAACCGGCACGCGGCGTCCGGCAATGAATCTCGAAATAGTCGAGCCACTCCTCGTCGCTCATTACGGACATGCGCGCCCTCTCGATCTCACGCCCCGGCCTGCTCGCGTTGGCGCAGCTGCTCTGCCCGGGCGATGCGCTTGTTCGTGGCCTTCCAGGCGATTCTGGCGCGCTCGCGGTCCTCTTTGGTTTTGAGCTGCGACTTGAACTTCTTCGCCACCTGCATCGCCTCGTCCTTGGTCTCGCACTGCGAGAGCTCATCGCGCAGCTCAGCGATGACGTCGATCGAGCTCTCGCTGGCGAATGGATCCTCGTCTGCGTCGGATGCTTCGTCATGCTCAGGCTCGAGATCATCCGCCGCAACCTCTTCCTCGACCAGCTCATCCGGGGCGGCGAGCACGCGGATGTTGCCTTCCTCGTCGATATCGTCGAGCGTGATGTCGCTCATCTCCGACCGCGACGGAGTGATATCGGTCGCGCGGCCCTCAAGGAGCACATAGTCGTCATCGGCATTGACGAGGCGAATGAAATCCTCATCCATCGTCGGCACGTTTTTCGCCGCGCGCCGGATGGCCGTCTTGATCGCCATCTGGTCGTACCATTGCGTCCAGGCCGTGCTGGTCTTTGCTCGTGAGACGCTGCGGATCTTCTCGATCTCTTCGCGCGGCAGCACCGCGCGGCTCAGCGCCACGCCGCGCGCATCCTTGATGATGCAATAGGCAGCCGTCACCTTGCCGCGCGCGCCCGCAACTTTCGGCTTGTGATAGATGCGCGGATCATCGCCGAGCATGACGCTGAAGTCGTCGGCCTCGTAAACCGCCTCGCATTCGATCGAATAAGCCTTTGTCAGCTGGCGCAGACGCTTCAGGATCCCCTGTACCATCGGCAGGTATTGCGCGATTAGCTTTTTCGTTTCCGTGTCGCGAAACGGCACGATCGCGGCCTCGCGTCCGTCTGGCATGAGACCGTCGCGCGCGCATTTGAGCAGCGCGTCGTACAGCGAGAGCCGATCAGCCTCCAGCAGCTTCGGGTTCTTCTGCAGGTAAATTTGCGTCGCGGCCAGGAAGCGCGGTTGCTTCATGGTGGTCGGCAACAGCTCTTTCACGCGCGGCTCGTACTCGGCCACGAACGCTTCGAAGAATTGCTGTGGAGTGACGAGTTGCGTCTTCACGGCTTTACCTCTGAGCGTGTCCGCTCTCGAGTCCATTTCGGTTTTTTGATTCTGCCAGCCGGATATCCATTGATTGCGAGTAGGGCTCTGACATCTCCGAACTCGCTAATTTCATAGATACCCTCGTAACCCGGCACCGGTCGCCACTGTATGCTCATGTCGCCATCCATGATGGTAGATCTGATCCCGTGATAAGCTCGATTGGTTCATCGAGGATCCACATATCTGTGCCAAATTTCGCGAGGTTCTCGCGATAGCGATCGAGGGCCGCAAGGCGATGCTGTAGCGCCAAATCGAATGCACCATCTTGGCTAGAAAACTCATAGCCTTTTGCAATGGGCGCCCCAGTTTTACTGTAGAACACCCATATCCAAGTGTAACCATTTGCGGTATCGGATGCCTCGTTCTGCGGTCGCACTTTCGCGAACGCCTTCAGCCACTTCTGCGGTGGTGTCTTTTCCTCTGTTCCGAACACCTTGCCTTCCTCGGCGAAGCGGCGCGCCATCTCGCGGCCGACCTGATAGTGCGCGGCCTGGATATCGTAGCGATAGTTCGCGATCGCGCTGCGAACGGCGTGATCGAACGCCTTCTGCATGGGATTGACGATGGACTTGAGATCGACCGTCTCAAGCAACCGCAGGTAGTCGATCCGCGCTTTGCACGGCACGCCATCCTCGCGCCAGAAGATCGACACCTCCGGATAGCCGCCGGTGAAGCTCTTGGCGATTGACGGGTTTTTGACGATCATCTGTGCCGAGAGCACGATCTCGCGCCACACGTCAGGCTTGAGCAGAGTCTGGCCCGACGCGAGCGCATCGGCGATGAGGTCATCCCAGAACAGGGTGCCGGGTGCTGCCGCTCTCAGCCGCTCCATCAGCTCTTCCTTCTTGCCGGTGAGCGGCCCGATGCCGAGCTCTCGCATCCTGGCCTTGATGTCGTCGATCGTCTTGAGCGCGTTGGGATAGTCCTCGATCTGAGGCATCTGGGCATAGGCAGACTGAAACGCTTCCTCGCCCTCGAGCACGAACTTGTGGAAGGCGCTGCCCCACACGAGCGCGTCCGCGTCGCGCGGCTTGCGCAGCGGGTTCATCCAGCTCTCCCACCAGTAATAGGGCGCGCCCGCAAAAAGCCGGATCACGTCATGCGATCCGAGCGATGGGTCGGCATGGTAGACGTCTTCAGGCAGCCCGAAGTAAACTCCCTCCGGCATCGGCTCGCGAGTGCCATCTTCCTGCCGGGGGGCCTCGCTCATGTCGTTCATGATGAGCCCTTTGGTCACGATCTTGTCGAGGAAGCATCATGCTACGAGACTCGATGACCGTCAAGGCACACTAGACTAATCGCACAAGACAAAGCCGTCGTGCAGATCCGCACGACGGCCTGATGATTTTAGCGGCGATGGATCATCGGCTGCCGATGATGACGTGCTCGATCATCGTCCCGAGAAACACCGGCTGATGTGCGAGCGTCACCAACTTCGGTTCGAAGAAACGGTTGTCAAACTCCAGCGTGAAGGGCGGCTGGCCGGCACGGGATTCAGGAGATGGCTTGTAGCGGCCGAATTTTATTTCCTGAGAGGAAAGAAGCGCGACCAGGATGCAATCACCGGGCTCTGGTATGCGCTCAGGATCGACAACGACGATGTGCCCGACCTCGAAGCGCGGCTCCATGGCCCGATCGAAGACATCGAAGCATAAAGCACGCGCAGAAACAGGCGATTGGGTATAGCGGACCTTGTTTATGTCCTCCAGGTTCTTGCGCCCGGTCGCGACGTCGAGGATTTCTCCCGGATCGAGGTTCGGCACGGCAGTACCCTCCTGCAACTGCAACTTCACATTGCTTTCGCCAGACCCGATGCCGGTCAACAGCCACGTCACGTCGACGCCAACGATCTTCGCCACCTTGACCACATCGAACACTGTGATCTCCGAACGGCCGGTCTCCCAGTGGCTGACCAGCTGTTTCGACACGTCCATCAACCGGGCAATTTCTTGCTGGCTAATCTTCGCGTCCGTTCGCGCCTTGCGTAGCCTCTGCCCGAATTTAGTCCTCTGGTCTGACCTAGCCATCTAACACCCCTGAATTAACGCTGCAGGCTGGTGCGCCGTCAAGCTCCACTCGACTTTTTGAACAAGTGTGGTTATATTCCCGGCGCTATGGGAACGAATGTTAAGCGTGCAAGGGACCCTGCTCTGGCGCAGGCAATCGCGAACATCGGCGGCGAAGCCGAGACGGCGCGGCGCATGGGTGTGTCCAAGCAGGCCGTGTGGTGGTGGTATCGGTGCCCGTCCCACCATGTCAAAGACATGGAGCGGGAATCCGGTGTGCCGCGCTGGCTTCTGCGTCCCGATCTGTTTGATCCTCCCGACTTCGAGCAGGAACATGATGCGTTCGATTCATCGTTAACCGATCCCCTGAAGGCGTCCGGCTAGTGTCTTGATGCGTCAAGACGGCGTACGAGAGTCATACCCTATCAAACCGGAATAGTCAGTGCTCGTGCAGTTACGCGCGTAGAATTTTTTCTTGACCTCAAGGCGCGAGGGCTCTCGTGGCACAAGACAAGCTAGAACGCAAGGCTATCCATAGGGTTAACGGCTCAAACTCATGCGAAGCTGTCACTGGCGCAGCGTCGAGCTGGTCACCGTGGAATGAGGAGCGCACCAACAAGCTCATCGCGCTTTGGAACGCCGGCAAGTCCACTGACGCGTGTGCCGAAGCGCTTCGTGTCAGCAGGTCTGCCATCATCGGCAAGCTCAGTCGTCTACGTCGCGCCGGGGTGACGCTGCGGCCGACGCACGAGCGCGTCATCGTTGACGGAAAGCTGGTCGACGCGCGCGTGGCCCATGCCAAGGCGACGCTGCGCAAGAAACAGCGCCAGAAGGGCGAAGTCGCGCCGGCCAGAAAACCACGGCGGATCGTGCCAGACCTTCCGAAGATCGAGAGCAAGCCGTGTCCGCCAAAGCCAGCGCGCCGAGATTCCCAGGCGCCGCGCGAGCGGATCGATCTCGATATGGTACTGTCGGAGGATACCAGCGATCTCATTTTCGATGTGATCGAGCTCGAGCCTCACCACTGCCGCTGGGTCGTCGGCGATCCCGCTCTTGGCGTTGGTCACTTTGGATGGTGTAAGCGCCCTAAGGTCCCCGGGGGGCGCTGGTGCAAGGTTCACCAGAACGTCGTGGATCGTGCCTGGCGCCATGGGGATGAAGCCGCCGCTGATGATGAGGTCTCGTCTGCAGAGGTTCCGGAGCTCGAGCAGGTGTGATGGTGGGTCAGCGTCTTATCGCTGACGCGGTGCTGCCCAGACCACCGCTTTCGGTGCTCGATCCGGCCGGCGATGTCGAGGCTTGGCGGTGCTGGAGTTTCGACGTGTTGCTGGCGCTGGCGCTTGCCGGCGCGCAGCGAACCTCTGGACCAGTACGCGTAACCGTTGGCCTCCCCCAGTCGGGTACGCCTCAGAAGAACAAGCTGATCGTGAACGCCATCATGGCGCTGCTGGTCGGCGAAAGGATCGTCGAAAGCAAAGAGAGTGTCGTTGACGTGTGCGTGCGTCTGGTCGCTGACCAAGGTCTGCGGCTGGATCTTACGAGATGCGAGCTGAGGGAGCAGAGCGAGGAGTAAGCCAAAGGTCTCGTGTGGCGCCGGCGAACGCTGCAACGGGCCCAGTTCTGGAGCACGCAAAATGCGAACAAAAACAAAGCCGCAGGGGTCCTATCCTCTGGCCGTGTTCGCCTTCCTTGTCGGGCTGGCGATTGCGGCTCTCGTCCTCTTCGCGAATTGGCAGTTCGGCCACACGTTGGGGTTGTCAGAAGCCGGGAAGTGGACTCAGTCTGGTCTCACCGTTGGCATCGATGTCGGCTTTGCCGTCGCCGCCGCGGCAACAGGCTGGCTGCTCAGGCGACGGATGCCGATGTGCATCGTGACAGGGCTCGTTGCATTCGCGTTCGGGCTTTTCACCTTCACCTCTCTCGTCGGCTGGAGTGCATCCGAGCGTGTAGCTAAGGCCGACATCGCCTTGGCCGAAGCCAAGGCAGAGCATGCTCTCGCTCAGGAGACCAACGACCTCATCAAGAGCGAGCGAAAGGAGCTGCTCGACTGGGCGCGCTCGACGACCGCCAAACGTATGCCGACGGCCCGTCGGCGCGAGATCCTGACGACGTTGAAGGACGTCATGGATCAGCCGCCGAAGCTGCAGAAGGTCATCGATGTCGAGAGCGTCGCCTTCGATGCGCAGGCTGACGTGCTCGTCAAGACCTTGGCTCTCTTCGGGTTCGATCTCGACAAGCGCGATGTCCTGCTCGTCATGATCGTCTGGCTCGCCGGCCTGGGGATCATCGGCAAGGGCTTTTTCCTTGCGCTCGGCGCTTACCTGTGGCCGTCGCGCGATTTCGCACGCCACGACGGAGATCGTGTCCGCGAGCTGAGCGAGGTTGCAGACCTTTCGACCGCGATGTCGCTGCCACGTCGGCCGGACAACGATGTCGAGCCTGCTGCGATGTCTACTGCAGACCTTTTGTCATCCGAGAGGTCGCAGGATGAAGAGATCGCGCATCCAGTCGAAAGGTCTACAGCCGAGGTCGCGCTCGCCGAAAGGTCTACAGTAGACATCTCGCGTGTCGAAAGGTCTACAGCAGACATCTCGCACACCGAAAGGTCTACAGCAGAGGTCGCACATGATGAGACGGATGCGAGCGAGGTCGCTGATCTCATTGTGAGCGCTATCGAGAGCGAGCATGCCGACAAGCCCAATCGCAAGTTGACGGCTGAACGGTCGTATCAGCTCGCTCTCGTCAAGCTCTTCCTTGCAGAGGAGACGCGGCCAGATCGCAACGCAAAGCATACTGCCACCTTCTTCCACGAGCGCTTCAAGCGCTGGGTTGCAGCCAAGGATCTCGGCATCGAGATGTCGCTCAATGCCTTCGGCGCACGCTGCAACGAGCTTGGGGTGCAGAAGCTCGATAAAGGACGCTGCGTGCTCTATCTCGGCATGGCGCCCGTCAGCGATCTCCCGCCGGCTGAGGAGGTGCCGGGGGCCGCAGCGGCCTAAGCCCGTCGGCTGGTCGGGCTGGTCCCGGGCCGGCGGGCGATTGCTGGTATGTTCGCAACACCAATGAGGCGCAACCCATGATCCCTATCCGATCACCTTGACCCGACTCCGATTTTCGTCCAGCGTGGCTAGACCACGAAACGGGTGCAAGCGGTTGCGATGGCTGCTGCACCCGGGAGGATCGGGGCCAACGGATACGGAGAGATCTGATCCGCCCGGTTCTCGAGTGACGATGGCGCGGGCTCTCATGCCTTCCGACCCGCGCAAGTCTTGCGAAGGCGCCAGTCGCGTACCTAGCGACCCATGGCCGGCGGGCTCCCGACCGGCCATGACATTTGCCAGTCGCCCGTTCGCAAGCGTTTTTCCCAGCTCCGTTGCTGTAGCAGTCAGTCCAAAAGACTTCAGGCTCGCCCCCGACGGTGAGCGAGCCTGAAATCCGGTCTGTAACATCAGTCGTGATGCTGAAAGCCGGGGAAGCGTCTGGCATCACGGAAGGTCTAGTAACACGAGTTTTCGTGCCGATCAAGCGTCTATCAGCAATTTTTCCAGCAACTCTCCACAGAGCCGGGGATGATGGACAAACCGCAGGAAATCGGATCGGCAGAGCCGCACAATGCGGAAGCCGAGCAGGCTGTTCTGGGCGCGGTGCTGGCGGACAATTCCGTCTTCGACCGCCTGGCCGGAACGATCAAGCCGGAAGACTTCTACGAGGAGCTGCACGGCGATCTTTTCAAGGCGATCAGCGATCTCATCAACGATGGCCGGCGTGCCGATATCGTCACGCTCTCGCCGGTGCTCAAAGGGCGCAAGATCGGCGAGGTTGATGCCGCCTCATACGTCTATGCGCTGCCCGACATGGCGCCGGCCGCGCCGGAACAGCTCTGGGATTATGCGCAGGAGATTGCCCGCTACGCCGCACAGCGCTCAATCTTGGCGGCCTCGCGCGATCTCGCGCGGGGTGCTGCGAAGATCGGCGCCGATCTCGCTGACGCGACATCGCGAGCTGTCGAGCGCATCGATCGCGCACTCGATCGCACCCGGGCCCAAGAGGAAACAGCAAAGCCGGCCGGCGCCTTTGGCTTTGATGCGATCGAAGCCTACGACGCTGAAGGGCAAAGCCTCTCGACCGGGCTGAAAAGCCTCGACGACATCACCGGCGGCCTTTTCCTGCAGGAGCTGTCGATCATCGGCGGACGCCCCGGCATGGGGAAGTCAACCTTTGCGACCACGCTCGCCTTCAACATCGCGAACGCGGGGACCGGGGTCTATTACCTGTCGCTGGAGATGGCCGGCGTGCCGCTCGCGCAGCGCATCCTGTCATCGATGTGCTACGTGAGTCCCACCAACTGCATCCCTTACGAGAAGTTTCGCAAGCGGCAATTGCAGCCGAGCGAGATCGCGGCGCTGAAAACCGCCGCGCGCGATCTCGAGCGCCTGCCGTTCATCATCGAGACCAAGGCGGGGTTGAACCTTCTGCAGATCCGCGCCTCCGTGCGCAAGGCGCAAGCGGAGATCGAGGCGCGCGGCAAGCATCTGCGCTTCATCGTCGTCGACTACCTGGGTCTGGTCGAGCCGTCGCATCAGTGGCGCGACAACCGCGTGCAGCAGCTCGCTGAGCTGACGAAAGGGTTCCGCGAGATGGCGAAGGCGATGAACGCGCATGTGTGCCTGCTCGTGCAGCTCAACCGCGAGGTCGAGAAGCGCGAGGACAAGCGCCCCCAGTTGCACGACCTGAGAGAGTCAGGCGCCATCGAGCAGGACGCCGATCTCGTGATGCTCTGCTACCGCCAGGAATACTACGTCCAGCGCGAAGGCGAGTACAAGGACCCGGTCAAGGAGCAAGACCGCCAGGACCGGCTCCACGCCTGCGAGAACAAGCTCGACATCATCATTCCGAAGCAGCGCATGGGCGAGGTCGGCGTGCGCACGCTCTTCTGCTCGGTTGCCAATAACCGCATCGATGATCTGACGTTCTAAGGGGGAAGCCATGGCAGGGATCGGTCACAACTCTGGCATAAGCCTCGACGCGGTGGTCGAGGAAAATCTCAGGCGTGGCTTGTACCTTGTTCAGCGCGACGTGCTGATCGCAGCTACCCGCGATCCGCGGCTCGGACATCGGCACCGGGTCGTGCTTTGCGAGATTATCGAGCGCATGAACTCAGAGACCGGTCTCGCCTATCCCGGTCGCAAGCTGCTCGCCGAAGACTCGTCGCGGTGGCTCGTGAGCAGAGAGCGCGATACCTATTCGGAAAGCGGCATTGCGAAGACGATCTCCGAACTGATCAATTTCGGCTACCTTGTTTCCGAGCGTCGATCGCCGCCTGGCAGCCGGCGGGCAATCGCGCACTACACGATTGCCAAGCCGAGTATCGAGGAGCTGCAGGAGCAGATCACGATCGCCATTCAGCAAATCCGGCGCAAGGACGGCAGCCGAAGGCCTCAGATCCAGGGTCAGCTCGACCTTTCGCTGCCGCCCGAAAGCGATACGAGAAGACGTAACGTTACCCCCTCAGGTAACGATACCCCCCAAGCACGTAACGATATGCCCCAGAGAGGTAACGTTACGTGGAAGGCTGATGTTACCCCCGTCGCGGGTGCTGACGTTACCACAGGTCCGGAGGCTAACGTTACCCCAGGTACGGCGACAGGAACTAGTATAGGAACTAGTCTAGGAACTAGTTCTCTCTCTCCCCCTACCCCCTCTCAGCGCGAGCCGGCGCGAGCGAGCGAGCAGCGTCATAACCACATCGATCTTGGTCATGGGGTGAGCTTCGATGGAGAGACGATCAAGCACGCATGCTTCGCGATCCACGTTCCGTCTATCGAATACCGGGTCATGGGAGTCGCCGTGAGCAAGGAACGCGTGCTTGCGACGGCAAAGGCATCCGCTCTGCAGTGGGCAGTGGAAATCGAGAACGGCAAGTCTCCAAGTCATGTGGTGCCCCAGTACATTCCGGGGGCGATCGCATCGACTCTCATTCGCGAAGCGAGATACGCAGAGGCGCATTCAGCCAGCATAGAGCGCCGGCGATCCGCGCAATCGAGTGATCATCGTGGCCGCGTTCGTTTTTCGAGCAATGGAGGAAACCATGGACGCAGATAGGACAGATCTCAATGGAAAGCCTGTCGATCCAGAAGCTGCCGATCGTGCAATTGAGTGCTTCATCGAACCCATGCTCGACGTGTTTCGTCTGGTGCGTGACGAGAACACGCAGAACCGCGTGATACGGGCCTACGCGCTGCATCTTGCGCGTTTTGATGAGCATACGCTGGCGCGTGCTCTCGAGTGGTTCGAAGCCAACCGCAAGGACCCGTTCATGCCGACGATTGCGGAATGCATTGAGTGCTGCGAACGTATTTATTCGCAGACTGACGAAGCCAAGCTCGAAACGGCATTCGGGCGGCTTTACCCGCTTGGCGGTGGCCCGCGTGAGATGTGGGACCAGAACCTCGGCGAACCGCCAGGGCATCCGGCATGCAAGCTTTCCCGTGCGATCCAGGCGCGGAAGTGGCGCGAGCGTTTGGAGTGGTTCCGCAACCTGGCCCTCGGCAAAATTGGTGGCGTGCCGCGGGGCTTCAAACCCCCACAGAGCGCTGCAAGCCTTGGATATGGTCTCCACCGCCTCCTGCTCAACTACTACGACATCGACACCACGAATCGCGACACATGCCCGGTTCCCATTGAGCTGCTGGAGGAGTTCGATGTTCCGGTTACGAGTGAAGAGGTCGAGCTTCGCATTCGACTTGAGTGCCAAGAGCGTGCTGCCGCGGTGGATCAAGCCAATACTCGGCATTGACGAACCACGCGACGTCTCTCATTTTGCTTGGAAAGTCTAGCTACACTTGTCGTGCTGTTTCCCGTGAAACAATGTGGCTAGACCGATGAAGGGGTGAGCGCGATGATCATCAACAACCTTCTTACGCGGTGGTTGGCGACGATGCTTGCATCCTGCTGTGCCAAGGTGGTCGATCGGCGAACTTATGACGTGGCGATTGGCGGTGACTTCGCGCCCTACCTGCTCAGATGGTATTTGATCCCGCGCAATCGGTTTCTCAACGTCTATCTGCATGTCTTCATGCGCGATGACGATGATCGCGCCCTACACGATCATCCTTGGTGGTCGGCGTCATTGCTGTTGGGTCAGCTCGTCAATTCCTTTGATGGCGGCGTAGCGGTCTGGCGCCAGTCCCACATGACGGAGATTTACCGCGACAAGAGCGGTGCCGATCTGGAGCGCGACGTCAAGTTTGGTGATCTCGTATTCCGTGGTGCCAGCTTTGCTCATCGCATGGTCGTGCCGAAATCACGGACGATGACGCTGTTCATCACGGGACCGCGCATCAGGACGTGGGGATTTCTTTGTCCGAATGGATGGCGCAACTGGCGTGAGTTCACCGCGACCGATGAGCATGGTCGCATGCGTGGATGCGGGGAGACCTGAGATGTCCTCGCCCTCAACGCCGTGCCAGTTTCTTGATGGTCGGGTCATTCTGCACGGTGGCGATTGCCGAGACGTTCTCGCGACTTTGCCGGATGAGTACGTCGATAGCGTCGTGACCCCGCCGGGTGGAACGGTTCTTGATCCTTTCGCCGGCACGGGAACGACTGGCGAAGCCGCATGGCGGGAAGGGATGCGCGCCATCCTGATTGAGCGTGAGCCGGAATATCAGGCCGATATCGAGTGGCGTATGGAACTTGCTGTGAACCCCACCAAGCGCGCCGCGGTTGCGAAAACGAAGAACAATCTCGTTGATCCAGAGACGCTACCTCTGTTTTCCGGGGGAGGTTGACATGCTCTCACCTGATCAGACCTACGAGGAAAAGGCGCGCTGGTACGTCGAAAAGCTCAACTGGCCCGTCTTTCCGCTGCATGACGTCTGGCGCGGCCGGTGCTCGTGTCGCGATGGCGAGAAGTGCGAGCGGCCTGGCAAGCATCCGCGCACGCGCAACGGCTTCAAGGATGCTTCCCGCGATCTCGAGCTTATCGAGCTGATCAGCGCCGAGGTCCCGCACGCCAATCTCGCAGTTCCGACCGGTGCGGCTTCGGGGATCGCTGTCGTCGACATCGATGGCGAGCGCGGCGAGCAGTCTGTTCAGGTGCTTGCCGAGCGCAATTTCATTTTCCCCGAGACGGCGACCGTGCGCACTGGCCGCGGCCGGCATCTCTACTACCGGCACGTCTCCGGCCTGCGCAATTCGGCGTCCGTACTGATGCCAGGGATCGATATCCGCGGCGAGGGCGGGCAGGCGGTGCTGCCGCCATCGATGCACATCTCGGGTCGTGTCTATACCTGGGATCCCAGCCCGCTCGATTACAAGCCGCGCATCATGCCGCTCTGGGTGCTCAATCTGCTGGAGGACCTGCGCAAGAAGAAACAGGTCTCGCGTTATCACGATGAGGCGGCGGCCGGCTATCGCGGCGGGAAGTCACCTCTCGAGCGCGTGCGCTATTTCGCAGAGAGGGTCGCTTCTCTCGCTCGTGACAGCCAAAAGCGCAATGTCGAGCTCAACCGCAATGCGTTCATCGGTTTCCTGATCGCGAAAGAAACCGGGCTCAGCGATCGGGAGGTCGAGCATCATTTCCTGGCTGCAGCGAAAGCCTGCGGTCTGCCGTTGTCCGAAGCGAGGGCGACAATCAACTCGGCGCGGCGTGGAGCTTTTTCTCAGGGGAGGCGATAGCGTTGCGCGGGTCTCTGCGGGAAGTGGTAAAGACCGAGATCAATCGAGTTCTTGAAGAGGCGTCAGAGCTGCTCGAAAGGGCCGAGCGGCTGAAGGATGAGTCCGTGGCGTATACGCGTGAAGCGATAACCATGATCAAAACAGCGCATCACCTCGAGCGCGTACTGCTGACGGACAATGCAAAAGAGAAAAGCGCCAAAGCGCCAATCCATTAAGCGCAGAGAACAGGCGATCCAGAAGGCTGTTGCCGAGCTGCTGGACACAGCAGGGCGGCCAGGCCTCGTCTGGTTTCATGTCCCGAACGGCGGTGCCCGCAGTCCGGTCGAGGCGGCGATCTTCAAGGGTCTGGGCGTCAAACCGGGCGTTCCTGACATCTTCGCTTTCTATCAAAGCGCGCTCTACGTTCTCGAGCTCAAAACCGAGGACGGAACGCTTTCGGATGATCAGCGCATCATGCTGGAGCAGCTAGCCGCGGCCGGCGCGCACACTGCGGTTGCTTATGGCGTCGATCAAGCGATAACCGTTCTGAAGAGCTGGGGCCTTGTTCGTGTTCACGACAGCCGGCCAACCTCTATCGCGGAGGCTGCCGAATGACGGAGAATCAGCGCAGGGCGATCTGGGTCCACTCTGCTGCCATGGGGCTGGTCCTGCAGGCCTGGCGCATCGGCGTGCCGCCTGAGATGTTCTTTCCCTGGGCGATGATGGTGATGGCTCTCGATGATGAGCAGCGCGCGCGTCGCTTACTGGCCGACATCGAGATCCGCATTCAGGATGCTGCAGAGGTCGCAGCACGCGATGACGCGAGATCGCGGCCATGACGAGCTTCATTCAGCCGAGTATGTTCAGCATCGGGCCGCAAAGCTGGCCGTTCGGCGATCTCGAGCCGCAGGCTTACTCGCTCATCATGTGCGACCCACCGTGGCTCTTCCGGAATTACAGCGATCTCGGTGATGAAAAAGGGCCGGCGCCGCATTACGACATGATGACGGACGAAGAGATTTTCGCGCTGCCCGTTGGCGATCTCGCGCGCGACAACTGCATGCTGTGGCTCTGGGCGACATGGCCCAAGCTCGATACGGCGATGTCGGCAATCCAGGTGTGGGGCTTCGAATACAAAACAGGCGGCAGCTGGGACAAACTGAAATGGGGCACCGGCTATATCTGGCGATCTCGCTGCGAGCCGGTGCTGATTGCGACAAGAGGATCACCGCTCATCAAAGGCAGCGATATCGCGAACCTCTTTGCTGAGCGATCTCGCGAGCACTCGCGCAAACCGCAATGCGCTTACGAGATCGCGGAGCGGATGATGCCGAACGCGCGTCGTGTCAGCCTTTTCGAGCGTCCGGTGCGTCCGGGCTGGGAAGCCTGGGGCAATCAACTCGGCAAAGCGCCAGGCCGGCAACGGCCGAAGCGGGTGAAAGTGGATCCGCCGCTGCTCACGATCATGGAGGTGTGATTGAGCGCAGACGATACCGTTCTCGAGCTCCGCGCCGGGCCAAAGCGCAAGCGGCGCGTGATCCGTCTTCCCTCGGAAGCTTGGATGATCGCCCACGACGTAACGCTTGAGCGCGTCGAGGAGCGGCTGCATCGTGCGTTCCGGACCATGGACGCGATGGTCGATTCGGACGCGCGCTTCCGGCGTGGCTTCAAGACGGCATGGCCGGATTATCCGCCGGAATATTGGGAATCATGGAGCCAGTACGGCTCAGAGGATCTGCAGCAGTCACAGGTCGCTCAGGCCTATAGCTTCAAGCCAACGGCGCATGATGTTTCCGATGCGCTGGGCGAGTTCAAGACGAGGCCGTTCGACTGGCTGAAGGTGCTCGAGCGGGACGAGGTGAGATTGATCCGTCTGCGAGCGATGGGCTTTGGCGCGAGCTTTCTTGCGGCGCGCTGGGGCATGAGCAAGCAGCTGGTTTCGAAGCGATATCGCGATGCATTGGTGAGGGCGTGGAATGCGGCAATCGAACAAGCCAAAGCGGCCAACGAGACAGATGTCGCGACTCATGAAAGAAGCCGAGGCGGAGCTCGATCTGGTGTCAATCTACGTCATCGGTCCGGATGAAGGTCCGGTCCGTATCGGCGTTTCCAGAGATCCCGACGAGCGATTCCGTGTTGCCCGGGTCAATTGTGTTCTGGAATCGAAGCTGCAGTTCCGCGATTCCCTTCAGGGCAGCGAGAAGGCGCATGAGATCGTCGACGCCATCATAAAGGGCTGCGAGGCGCGCGGCCTGCACATCAAAGCGGATTGGGTCCAGCTCAGCGCCAAGACCGCGATTGAAACGATCCGGCGCACCGCGAAGATGTTCGGCGTCAAGCTGCTATCGCCGGATCAGAGCACGATGTTGGTCAAGACCCAAGTCGAGGCTGCGCTCGGCAAGGTCGTGCCGATGAACCTATTCAAGGATCTGCGGAACCGTACAGGACAGCGCGGCTGCTGAGCATGGACCAGGGTGATCGGATTCCGTGCGTCGTTCCGTTCTGCCGGCGGACAATTGCGCGATCTCGTCTACCAGATTGCTACGAGTGGATCTGCGGCAAGCATTGGACGGCCGTCCCGCGCCATCTCAGACGCCGCAAGAGCCAGGCCGAACGCATCGCCAAGCGGAGCAACCGGCCGTCGGCGTGGCGTCTTGCTGGTCTGATCTGGGAGCACTGCAAGCGCGAGGCGATAGAGCGCGCTATGGGGATTTAGCACGCACGAGCGCAGCCAGTCGCTCGATCTCTTTGATGGCATCGCTTATGTGGTCGACGAACACTTCGTCTTCACCGAAGGTCTCGCGTGACTCGCGCAAGTATCTGAGCACGCGTTGTGTTTGGGCTAGAGGGTGATCGGATCTTGAGCATAGCGGCTCTCTTACGGCAAGGCCGATGACTTCGCCCTTTCTAATAGGGCCACCTAGCAGATGTCTTTCGACGCCGATGACCTCAAATTCCTCGCCATCGATCTTGACGATGGTGCCGATTGGAAAGGGGTTTTGCCGGTCACGCACTCTATCGCACGGAACAGCTGCCGCCCATCCGACTCCCCTGAGGCGATACCAGCCTTGGCTTGTGAAGAATGGCATTTCCGACATGTAGTTCTCCCGTTCAAGACAGCCAATCCATTTGGTCCGGTTGCTTCGGATCTGGCTTTTTCGCGACAGGCCTCATCCATTTCGCCGGCGGCGGAACGATAGATCGATCGGCTGGCTCCCACTCGAAATAGCCGAGCTTGCCGATGGCCGGGATGAACTTGCAAGGCTTCGGGTCCTTCAGCACGAGCCCGTAGAGACCGAAGAACCAGGGGCTCGTGTGCTTCTTCACCACGTCGACCACTTCGACGCTGCCGATGATTCCGCCTCTCAAGAGATCGGCCGGCTCAGGGCAATCGATACCGATCTTGCGTTGCATGAAGTCGCGCGCGGCAGCGTACTCATGCTTCGTCATTCCCTTCGCGGCGTGAATCGCGATGCGACCGCGCCGGGTCTTCAGGCCATGGCGCACGGCGGCAGCGGACCTGTTCTCGACGTCCTTGCCGCCGTGAATGATCGCCCAGGCCCACGGCTGGCGCACAGATAGCGCGATGCGAGGCAAGCCATTGTCATTCATCGCTGGCTTCCTCGATTGGCGCGCGGCCACTTTCTATGGCCGACAGTTCGGCTGGAGAGATTCCCGCCTCCTCGGCTGCCTCTAGCAGCGTCAACCCTCTTGCAATGCGCTCTGCTCGTAGAGAGGCACCATGTCGGATGGCAGCCATGCGACCGTCGGAAATCCGCCCTTCCCCTTTGCAGGTCTCGCAGGTGATAGTTTCGAGGCTGTGTTTGCGGATATCCGGACCGCGATTGATGAAGGCCTGAAGCGAACCCTCGCCGCGGCAGGTCGGACATTCATGCATGGTCATTGCCCGTCATCTTGCGATAGTTCTTCTCGAACTCCTGATAGCACTCCTCGGTGCGCTCGAATCCAGGGCAGAGCGATGAAAGATCAGCTGAGCACTTTTCAGCCATGTCGACGCTATTGGCGCCGCATTGAGGGCAGCGCCAGTCGAACATGCGGCCGGCTGTGTACCAGGCCCGGGCGAATGCGCGTCTCTCGAACTGCTTTTTCTTCGAGCTCATTTGGTGATCTCTGCCGATTGCCTCAGCTCATCGAGCAAAGGCTTGAGATGCTGCAAAGCGTTCTCAACGATCGTTGATGCTTTGCGGTGAGCCTGCTGCCAGTCCTTGAATGGGCCCAACCTGGCGCAGTGTTCCTGATTGACGAAGACGTTGACAGAGACACAGTCTTCGGGGCCGGCAACTTCGGCGTTGATGGTGATCGTTGGCATTAGCGTGACCTTGGTTCGTGACGCCAGACTTCCCTGGGTTCAACGTCCGTATCTGCGTCAAGCTGAACTCGGTAGATGACGTAGTTGCGCTTGACCATATCCTCTTCTTCGATCAGCCTCTGCGCAAATGCGATTGCTTTCTCCAGTGTTGAAGCGACGCCTTTCGTCCACTGGCCTTCAAATCTTTCCTCAGCGTTGATAATGAAGACGTGCGGTGATGAATCTGAGGTCGTCGTCATTCGAGCCTTCCTTCGAGTCTCACGCGTTGCGGTTCCGGATTGTTCTGCGTGTTGCAGGACTCAAGAATGTCTGCAAGTCCGGCGAGGGAAGCGTGCATGATGTGGGCCTGAAGGTCGTGTAGCTTCGCTTCGGCGGATCCTCTGGGCAAAAGCCGAAGAGCCTCGCGAAGCTGCATAGCGAGATGGAAGGCATCGTCGCCGCGGATGAACACACCCGGCCAGTCGTTACCTTCCTGAACGACACCTGTTTCAAGGCGCATGGGACCTCCACCTTGCTCTACAGTTCGCCGATGTAGAGCAGATCAGCAGACCAAAAGCCAATGCTGGCGATCAGGATCGTCATTGCAAGGACCTGGATTTGGCGTGCCGTCGCGGAATGGATTCTCGCTCACCTTCCATCCATGGTCGAGGCCGGTCGGATGCTTAGCATTGACCCGCGCTTCAACGACCTCGCGCTGCATCGACTTCGGCGCACATACCGACAAGTGCACAAAGCCCTTTGCGTAGATCTCGACGTCCTCGTTTGCGTTCATCTCTTCGACCTCGCGTAGAACTCAGGCCGGCGCTTCTTGTCGAGACGAAGTGCGTGAACGTCAAAGCTCTTCGTCGCGCACTTCAGTGAGTGCAGCGCGATCTCAAGTGCAGGACCTTCTGCCGTCGCAACATCGCGCATCGCGTTCTCCATTCGGTCCGCGGCTGTGTGCATCTGCTCGGTCCAGTCGGCTGATCTCTGCAGGCGGAACATCGTCGTCTCGCGGTGAATCAATCCGAACGTCTCTTATTGTGGGTTGCTCGTGCTGGCTCGCTTCTTCTCAGGCTCCTTCATCACCTCGCGCCACGTTTTGATTCGCGGCTGCTCTGGCCGCGTCACTCCGCAATTGCGGCACTTCTTGCGCAGGATGAAGTTCGACCACCCACACCAGCACTCCCACTGGTCACCCCACATCGTCGCCTTCCTTCAGTTCGCCGCGCCGCCTGGAATCACCTCGATCTCCTCGCGCGTCGTCAGCTTGATGATTTTGATCTGCCGCTTCGTCACCTGAGCGATCCTGCGTGCTGTCGCGATGATCTGCTCCAGTCGTGCCTCATCAGCTGCAACAAGCGGCATCCACATGCCATTGATCTCGGCTGCGCACACGCCTTCGTTGCCGTTCTCGTCGACGCTGATCGCCATCCACACGGCATCGATGCGGAGGGTGTTCTCAGGCTCAAGCAGCACGGTGCTCATCGTGTTTTCCCAAAGTCTTTGCGCTCATCGAGGATAGGCTCTTTCGTGGCGTCCATCATCTTCTCGAGCGTGGCTCGAAGGGACTCGACGATCTCATCCTCGGTCTCACCGTCCTCGACTGTTTCGGCCGGCGTGAGCAGCTTGTCGGCGAACGCGATCGGCTTACCGTTCTGGTAGTGCACCTCGGTGATCTCGAGCCAGACTTGACCGTGACGGTTATAGCGCCGGACGATCCGGAAGTTCCAATGGCGATCAGGACCGGTCATCGCGAGATTCTTCTTTCACCGCCTGCCCATTCATCGCCGGCGTCATTTCCTCGGATGAGTCGAGTGCTGCGCGCAGATACAGGCCTGCCTCAAGGACAGCTGCGGTAGCTCCGCCAAGCGGTACGTCGGCGATGTCGTTGAGCCGACCAGACGCTTTTCTGATCCCCTCGCGCATGCGGCGGTTCTCTGCCTCTAGCTCGGAGATGCGCTGCGCTAAATCTCGCTCGCGCTGCATCACGTCCCTTCCTGCTCGCCATATCGCATGCGCCACTGTCGCGTGCACTCCTTGATCCAGACCTCGTGCAGGTCGATAAGTGTGCCGCGTGCATCGCCCGGTGGTGCTATCTTCAAGCCCCACAATAGGAACTGCAGCGCTACCCGCCAGCGCACCTCGGTCCACCACGTGTCGCCCATCGTGCGCTGCATCACTTCTTCCCCTTGCGCTCGCGGCGGTCGGCCAGGTCAAGTATTTGCTTGATGGCAGCCTTGGCCTCATCCGGGGTGTGCGTCTCCGGAGATATGAGATCGAGCGGGCAATGCCGCCCCGAGTGGTAGGGCTCGTTGTCACGAAGCTGAGGGCATTTCCGCCAGTCGCACTCGCCATCAGAGTCGGCTTGACATGCTGAGCTGCTACGCCAGTTCGGCATCACTTCTATCTCCTGCCTCACCCGCTCCTCCCCGATGCCAAGCGCCCAAGCGGCAGACTCAGTGACGACCCATCCCCCGTCCACTTCCCTGCACCATCCGTTGCGCCACAACTTCCCAACGTCAACATCGGCCGGCGGTGGCGGCAGATGGCCGTCCTCGTCTCGGCTGCGGAGCCAGGCCATGTCGGGGGTGATGTTCATGGCTTCTCCTCCTGGCTCAGGGCGGCGCGGGCGCGAACAGCATCTTCATAACGCAATCCGACTGCCCTAGCTGACGCCTCGTAATTCTTGGCCACGCCAGGCGCTTTGGCCCGAACCAGATCGATCTTGTCGGCCATCTTAGCCAAGGGATACAGCGCCTCCCGGAGCCGGCGGTTCTCTGCCTCTAGCTCGGCGATGCGCTCATACGGCTCCCTGATCTTGGCGATGTCTTTCTGTGCCGATTCAGCGTAGAGCTGCGAGAACTCCTTGTTCGAGATCATTCGTTGCTCCTCAATCCCCCGAATCCAGCTCGTCAGCACATTCCTGCAGATCGGTGCCGTGAAAGTGCTCGCAGGCGGCAACGGCGATCTGCCAGCACAGCTGCTCTTGTGGATGTGTGGCCTTGTCGAACCGATAGTCTTCTGGGACTATGTACCCCATCAGCTTGTAGCATTCGCGAGCGAACTCGTTTCCCCAGCGCACCAATTCGCGAGCTTCACAGCTGCTCTCTGCTTCGCGTTTCTGCGCGCTTGCCTCGACAGCCTCTTCGATAAGCTGAACGTGCATCCGGCAGAGCTTACCGACGTATCCGGTGCCGACCTTCTCGAGTTGGCAACTGCATTTCTCAGTCATTTCAGATCTAGCTCCTGGCTCTTGCCCACAGCGGATTGATGCGATCTCCGCCGGCCCCCTTTTCCTTGATCCACGGTCCAGGCGGATCACCCTTGCCATTCCAGAGCTGTAGAGCAGCAAAGCAGTCGGGCGCAGTCTCGTAGCAAAAGCGCGTCTTGTATCCCACGCGATCAATCCCGACGAACAGACCGGTGGTATACAGAAGCCGCCCCATAGCGATCCAGCGGCCGTCGGGCAACTGCCGCGGATGCTCGTAGCCGAGCGCGATAATCTTTTCTGCGGTCAGCTCTTTTTCCATCTCCGGATTTCCGCGTTTAGATATCCTGCAGCGAATGAGGCGGGAGCTGTCGTGGCCCACCCAAAAGCCAGCCGTATCTCTATGACGCCAAGTTCCACAAGGGCGTAGCTGAGGATAACGACAGTTGCGGTGAACGCGAGCGTGGCGACAAGCAGATGGCCGATCATGTCAGGCTTCCCTCTGGCGTCAGCATGTGCCTGTACTGGCGAAACCCGATGAAGTTGCCGTGCTGGTGCCGCTGCTTCCAGCCTATGCGATAGCCGCCGTGATAGATCACATCATCAGCCATGGCGACGTGCTCGGCTGGCGAGGCGTGAATCGGCTTTGCGCTCACGAGCTTGTCGTGCAGCTGAATGGCGCGCTCTAGCGTCATGTCGAAGCCATCGACCGTCTTGTACGATGTCGAGGCGCAGCGGGCGACGGAGAGCTTGATGAGATCGGTCAGCCCGTACCAACGCCACGCCGGCACGTTGCTAGAGGCGCGGCGCATCTCCTCGCCGTCATCCCAGCGGTCCCTCACGACGGCCTGCTTATCTTCCTCCGTCACGAACGGCAGATGCCAGTCGCCCGGCTGCAGCGTCTGGATCGTGCTTTCGTCTTCCAGGCACTTGCGGATCTCTCGCGCCAGCATCTGAATGTGCGGCTCGGCGTCGGGATGATCTCGCAGCTCGAGAAAGTTGTCCCACTCGGTCGCGCTGACCAGCACGGTGATGTGGGCGAAGGGCTCAAGCATGCGGTTGACCAGCTGCTTGTGATAGCCGGCTTCAGCGAATGATCTGGCCAACTCAACCGCGCGATCTCGCGCGAGGAGCCAGGCATTCTCACGCGGCTCCTTCCATCCTGTTACGCGCTTGCGATCGTCGTAGATAATGACCGGAGCGTTGCACTCCTCGCTCGCCTGCATTCCCTTCTGGTTCTTGCCCCAGAAGAGCGGCACGGCTGGATTGTCGATCACGTCCTGGATCAGCTTCTCGACGGGGATCGCGCGCGAGCTGGCCGCGTTTCTGCTGAAGACGCGGTGCGTCATGAACTCTGCGTGGATCCACCGCGGATAGCGCAGCAGCAGCGTCGACAGCACCTTGCTTGGTTGCACAGCGTTGCGAGATCGCAGGATCGTTTTTGCCGAGATCGTGGTCATTTCGATTGCGCCTCCTCGAGCTTCGCGATCTCGCGGTCGAGATACCAGCGCGCCTTGCGCAGGTCGGTCAGAAGGTCTCCCTTCTTGCCGGCGCGCGCGATGTACTTGATCGTGTTGCCAAGGCAGAAACTCTTGTCGAGACCCCAGGCCTCGAGCACTTTGATCACTTCATACGGATTGTTGGCGCCGCCGTAATGCGCAGGGTGATCAACCAACTCTTGTTCCGGGTGCAACGGTGGCAGCTTTCCTCTCAGCGCGAGGTCGCTTGTTGGTGATGTCGGCTGCCAGTCGAAATCTGACGTTTCGCTCATCTTCCAATCCTCAATCTTCGTCGTCCTCACGCTCACGAAACACCCACCAGCAACGAAACGCTGCGATCAGTAGCAAATAGGGGGTCACCCATGCCGGCAACTGCGCAATTCCGATCAGCGTCGCGATCAGCGCCGCGACGCATAACCCGGTGATTGCTCCTGCCTCGAAATCCAACATGGCGCTCTAGCCGGCCCAGCCGAGCAGCACCGCAAACAGGACGCCCCACGCAAATCCTGAGCTGAACCACATGAACTGCGATCGGCCTGAGCCCTTCTTCAGTCGCTCAAGCTCGCTCTGCGGCACATAGATCAGTTCCTCGGGGTGCATGGCGTGTCCCTATTTCTGTCTTGTCTGAGACACGATGCGTAAACCTTTCGGGAGCGTGTCGAGGCGCATGAAGGCCAGCACGCCGGGGGGCAAATAGGTGCGGCAGAACGCGACGCAGCCGGCCCAGTAGTCGATCGTTTTCGCGACTTCCATGAAGCTCTGGCCGGTGGTCCACACGTCATCCACGATCAGTGTGACCTGGGCGTCAGGCGTGATATGCGGCTCGAACGCGCGCGCCAGCGGGATGCCACCGCGCGGGACCGGCACGACGGCTTTGAATTTCGGCAGGTTCGGCAGGCAGGCGCGCGCGATGCAATCCCAGTCATCGTTGGTCAGCGCGTCGCACTCGATCTTGAAATCGAGATCGAGGCCAGCTGCGGATTTGAACCTGCCCCACTGAAACAGCATCGCGTGTTCTCCGGCGGTTTAGCTGTCGGCCTTCTCCAGAAACGAGAGTCGCGGCAACGAGACGGAAGGCTTCTCTCGCGCAGGCTTTGGCGGATCGATGTATTTTCCCGCACCGGTCTTTTGTCGCTGTAGCTGCTCAGCACGAGGGCAGGGGATCTTGCCGGGGTATCCTTCGCGCGTTCGCAGGAATCGCTCGACCGCGTCGGCCGGAAAGCCAATGTGCTTGGCAATCTCCTTGATCGACCAGCCTCTGTTATGCAGGCGGGTGATGACGGAGCGTTTTCCTCTCGGCAGAACGGTCATTGCCCCCTCCCGCCAATCAATTCGGCCGTGGCCCAGGTGAGCGATAGAACGGCAACCCATTGGAATGGATTGCTGGCCGCCTCTGGATTGCTGATGATCCCGGTGGCAAGCGATAGGGCGAAGATGAAGCACATCGCTCCTGCGGCGTTATCGAAGATCATTTTGAGCCGACGGCGTAGCATTTGAAGCCTCTCAAACAGCTCCGACAATCCGTAGCGCGAGCCAGCCGCCAAGGGCGAGAAGAGCGCCGGCGATCAGCCGCCGCAGGGCCCAGCCCAGCGACCACGCAGCGAGGATCTGCGCCGTCTTGAGCTTGATGGCGCGGTCCTCCGCCTCCCACTTCTCGTAGACGTTCATTTCCGGGCCCGCTCGTCAGTTGATGTTCTCGCCAAAGACGACGCGTCGGAACTGTCGCTCGGTCGTCGCCTCGTCCTTCATGGCGCAATCGAAGCAGATCCACTCGCCCTTTGGGCCGTAGGGGCGGAGCTCCCGATCGCCGGCACCGCACAGCTCGCACGTGCCTGTTGGGGTTTCGGTGCGGTCAAGGATGACCACGTTGCCTTGGCGTTTCGCCTTCAGTCGCTCCAGCCATTCTTTCGTGGTCATCAGATGTCCCCATTGTCTGCAATCAGATGTGGCAATCGACGATCGAAAACCACTTGTCGTCAGGCGTGTCGTGGATCAACTCGAGGAAGTGGCGATCCCACTCCTCGCGCGACTTCTCGTCAGTCACGATGCCCCACCAGCCCATCTCGCCGCGCTCGTACCACTTGCCGTCCTTGATCACGGCGAAGGTCGTGAATGGCAGAGCCGCGTCGATCCATTTCTGAATCGGAATGTCCTCATCGGTCGTGATTGGACCGAAAAAGCCATCGAACACATCGCGGAGTTTGTAGAGCCTCTCCGGCATGAACTGCTTGAAATGATCGGGTCGGTTCGGGCGAGGGCTTTTCGAGAGCCACAACTCGTGCTCGGCGTTTTTCGCCCGGATGTACTCGCGCCGCAGATCATCGAGCTCGGCCTCGCAGAGCTTGATGTTGCGCACATTGGCCTTGGCGATTACCTCTTCCCACTGCGCACGCCGCTCTGCGACGGCGACGTTTTTCATGGCCTCAATATCAAGATCGCCCTTGCGGCACACGTCGACACCACCGCGTTCGGACGTCGTGCCCAGCAGGCCTGGCTGACCGCGGATCGTGCCCTCGGCTCGAGCCTTGGGAATCAGCAAACCTTGCCAGCGCCCACCGAGCTTCCACCAGTCCCACTTCGCGTTCTCGTTCGTGCGCCTGACGATCTTGGTGACGTTGCCGTCGGCGTCGACCAGCGCGTAGCCGAACATATGGCGTCCGGCAAGATCGGGAGAGGAGCCGTAGGGGACAACCTTGGCGCCAATCCAGTCACGGACAAACTCGGCGAAGGTCTTGAGCTCCTTTGCTGGAACCTCGATCTCTTCATAGCCTTCCGGCACGAGACGGATTTTCGCGCGGTATCCTTGGCCGTCGCGCCAATCTTTCGAGTACCACGAGAGACCGTTGCTGGAACCAGACCCGTGAAACGGGCCGTGCTCATCGATCTCTTGTGGCGTCGGATCGCGATAGAATCGGTCCGCGTAGGGATCGTGCAGCGAGCCATCGGGCGCGCGCAGGCGGGTGTAGGTCTCTTTCTCGTATTCGGCTCTCGTTTCCTCGGTGACATCGACATCCTTCACGTATTGGTCGACGATGCCCGTGCATTCGAACTCGTGATACGGCTGCAGCGCGGCGTCGACATCATTCGGATCATCAGTGATCACGAGTACGCTGAAATGGCTCATCTTCTTCCCCGTTTACGTGGATTTGCTCAGGTTTTCGCATCATGTTTGATGATAGGAGCTGGGTTGCGGGCCATCCAATCCGGCCTCCTTCTCCTCACCAGAGCTTTCGAGATCGCCACCACGTCCAGGCGATAAGCGGCGCCACCAGCGCAATGGCCAGGATCCACAACGATCCTTCGTCGATCTGCATGCTCTCGAGCTGCGCGCGCGCGGCATCGAAGAGCGCAAAGGGGTCCAGTCGTTCGTCTGCCGAGTGCATGCTCTCAGTCCAGATAACCGCGGCCTTCACACCGGCCGCAAATGAGACCGGCGCCGCTCAATCTATCACGCATGGCGCCGTTGCCTTTGCAGTCAGGGCATGGATTCGCCGGCTCGTAGGTCTCGCGGAAAATGGCGTCTTTGATCGGATAGTGCTCGCCTTGGACGCCGGTGATGATCCAATCGCCAGGGCACACGACGTGGCCGCCTTCGAGCGTGTCGATCCAGCCGTGTTCATTCATGGGGCGCTGGCAATTCGCATGCCAGCAGAGCTTTTCGCCCGGAACGTCAGGACGCCGGAAACGACGCACAACGAGGCCTTCACGCCTCATCGCGCCGTCTGCATTGTCGCGATCCGAGAAGTCATGCGGGTGGTCGCCGTTCTTGAACCAGCGGTGTGCTTCAATCACGACAGGCTTTTTGCGGAATAGGGGCATGTCATTCCTCGACCGGTGATGGTGCGCGATTTGGCCTTATGATCCTTTCTGGCTTGTCCCCGATGGCTCCCTCGATCTCCTCAGGGCTGACGTTCCACAGCGGAGGAATCGTGCTCTCCTGCCGCTCGGTCTCATCCTTCTTCGGTCTCAGGCAGATGATCGTGCTGTCGTCATCCATTCTGGTGCCGTAGGGATTGGTGTAGGCGAGGCCGAAGCGGTTCCAGCCACCAGCGCATTTGAAAAAACTGCCGCGATGAAACGAGATCTCGCGGTCGCCAGCTTCAGAGATCATGTCGAGGAGCTTCTCTTCAGCTTCGCTCTCTGGCGTCAGAACGAACTGTTGTTCGTCGCCGGTAACTACGAGCGCGATTTTCATGGTTCGTCTCTCATATTGAAGGTCCAGCACGTGCGGCCGTCCTCGCGCCGATGGCAGAACCAGAACTTGAAAGGCTTCGCCATTTTCGGGATGTAGTAGCGAGCGCCGCAGCGCCGGCAGATGACGACGGCGCGATAGCCTTCCGGCAACGTCGTCATGGCTCAGTGCTTTCGGTTCGGTCCGATACGAGGATGCTGGCCACGCGCGTGAAACTCGGCGACGGCCTGGCCCAAGTGTTTTGCCGCTCCCGTTAAGATCCGCCGGTGCTCGCTCGGCGGATGGGCTGCGATGAATTGCGCGACAACCTCGAGCAGACTGCAGATGACGAACTGAGATTCCCACACCTGCTCGCCCGTTTGTGGATCGATGCGGCCGGTGTCGTCGTGATACTGCTCGATCGCCGCCCACAGATAGCAGTGCAGGCAGGGCCCCTGATCATTGTCAGCTTCGAGGTCTTCAAATTCGTCTTGTGTACTCATCAGCCAAGATACTCCTGTGCGTGGTCCAGTCAGGCTGCACCACGGCTCAGGTCTTGTCTAGTGTCACTATGCTATTTGCGCACGCTAATCTCGTGCGATCTCGCGGATGCTGTCGCCTTCGTGCACCGGCCGATCGAAGCGGGCCTTGTCGCCGAGCCGCACGCCGTCGAGCATGGCGTCCATGTCGGCCGCCGTGCGCTCGAGTTGTTCCTGCGCCAGGACGATGTCTCGCCGCTTCATCTCCTGGGCGACCAGGGCCGTCTTGTCGATCGGCACGAGATCGCGGCCGGTCGATTGCTGGGCTTGCTTGCGCTTCTTCGCTTCGGCAAGCAGCCGGTGCCGGATGCGCCGGGCGGTGCCGATGATGAAGCTCAGGCGCTTGATCTCGATATCGTCCTCGCTGAGATCCGGGAACCTTGCTTTGTCGCGCCTGAGCTCTTCGACGTAGTTTCCAGCGCCGCGGAGGATGAAGTTCTCGAGCGCTTTGATCAGCCACACCGCAAACATAACGTCGCCGGCGCAACCGAAGAACACATGCCGTCCGGCGCGTCCGGCGCGTCCGGTCGTCTTGTCGTCGGGATCGTCAGCTGTCGGCCGAGTCTCGATCCAGCTGATGGTGTCGGTGAATTGCGCAACGCCGAGCCATAGCTCCTGATAGATCAGCTCAGCTTCAGGATCTGCAGGCGTCGTCTCGACTTCCTCAAAGCCTTCGTTGACGAGCTCCGCCTCGCCGATGTCGATCGCGTAGCGGTCCATCAGCTCCTTGGCCTTGAGCGCGGCGGCGATCGCTTCTCCTTCGGTCGCGCCATTCTCGGTCGTCTTGGCGAGCAGGGCGGCGACGCGCTGCGCTGCCTTCTTGCGCTCTTGCGGTGATAAGGTCATGGTTGCTCTCTCCGTTGTGAGAGCAACTGTAGCACAAACGGGGCTGTCCATCCACGCTATACAGCGCGGTCATGCTATACGGCTCGGAATGTATAGCGGGATCTCGCTATAAAAGCCTAAAGACGATGGCGCTCAGGAAGGCGAGCGAGGCCGCTGTCATCGCGACATAGATCGCGCTGGTGATGGTGCGCGTCGTCATTTATAGATCTGCGCACGAACGGCGCAATCCTTGGCTTCAAGCAGTTTTCGCAGTCCCGCTGTCCGCTCAGGGTTTTTCGGCAGCGTCTTGACCATGTGCTCCGCCAGCTCGCCGAACGGCTTGCTGATCACCTGCAGATGGGGCGGCAAGTGCGCGTAGGCAAAGAACTGCAGCATGGGTTCATCTTGGGTGCTCATGGTTTCGTCCTTCTTATTTGCTCTGCGGATTGGCGAACTCTGCCGTGTAGGGCAGGCGATCTTGTGTCAGCTCGTCGTAGCTTTTGAGCTCCACCTGGATCTCGTAGCCTTCGCCGTCTGCGACGTAGGCCTCTGCGCTTCCTGCGCCTGTTTCCAGAGCGCGCGTGATCGCATCGCGCAAAGCTTCAAGCGCTGGCTTGTTGCCGCGGATGATGACCTCGTCGTGCCAGAGATACTGGCCGTGGATGTGTAACCACGGATGACGTTTGAATCTCTGTTCGGCGTCGTCCATAGGAGATACCTCAGTCCAGGTTCAGCAGCGCGCGATAATCGTTTTCGTGTCGCGCTGAGAGCCAGTTTCCATCTTCGTCGCAGTAGAGCCGGGAGAACGCATCGATCGGGCAGTGCCGCCCGGACCGCATCGGCTCACCGTCCCGCTCTTGCGGGCAGTGCTTCCAAGTGCACTCGCCGTCGCGGCCGGCGCGGCAGAAAGGCGGAAGCGGGGTCGGATTTGCTTTCCTGGGCGGCATCTCTGCTGCTTGCCACTGCATCCAATTGGCTTTCTGGAACCTGTCATCGAAGGGAGACCAGTCGTCAGGTTTCTCGGCCACGAACCGCCACTCGAGATCAACCGGTCGCGGCTCGTCATGAGCATCGATGATGATGCGCTTGGCCGCCTCCTCATCTTCCGCGCGAACCGCGGCACAGATCACTTCGTGCTCATCGTCGACACGGAGACCAGAGATCCACCAAGGCCAATGCAACTCGAATTTGCCCATGAGATGGGGCGGGCAATACCAGCTGAGCCAGTAATTCTTCACTTGGGCGCCCCGTCAGTTGGGATTTTTGTGTTCCGGCAGGATAATGTCGTCTGTCAGGTGGTAGCGCATCTTGAGGTGTTCCCGGAACAGCAGGATCTCGGCGGCGATGAGATCAAGCCGTTTCTCATCGGCTGACGTCGCGTCATCGCCTTCGTCCAATCCTTCCATGAGCGACCCGAACAGATGGGTGGCGCCGGCGAAAAAGGCATCGCGCAGCTGGTCATGCTGGTCTTTGTTTATGCCCTGGGGATAGACGAGCTTCGCAAAAAGGAGCCAGCCAAATTCGATGATGCAGCCTTTATCCATCGCTTCCTTTGTGATGGCGATGCCGGCTTCTTCGAGCTTCCGGCGCATTGCCTCGCGGTCCATGATGTGCTCCTAGTCTGATTTCTCTGGCGCCTTGTGCTCCGGAAAGGCGCATGTCGAACGCAAGCTCGATCACTCGCTATGGGCACGATCCTCATGCAGTGGTCTCGGTTGCGGCTTCAGGCTCTTTGCGCGCTGCCTCGCGCTTCATGAAATAGAGGGCGCAAGGGCCGTCCTCGGTATGGATTTTTCCGACAAGCCGCCGGTCATCGAACTCAGGCGGCTGCCATTCTTTCAAAACCCGGGACTCGCCTTTGCAGAAGTCCTCGAACAGCGGGTGGTCCTCGTCGGCCACCTCATCGAAGTAGACCCAGCGAAGATTAAAGCCGTGGTGGGCGGCGATCGCCTCAGCGTCGCACGACTCGCTGGCGTAGTGGAACATCGCCGGCATGAACTCGCCCGTCTCAGGATCGTGCACGATCGCGTCCGGCGCCGGCATTTGTGAGCTGAGAAGCGAGGCCATCAGTCGTCATCTCCATAACGCGGGTCTTCGGGATCAAGCGTGACTTCGACCTTAATCCGTTCCTCGCGGCCGTCGATATACAGGGTGCCCGTCATCGACATCGAGGGCGATACGAGGTGGGTGTCTAACCCCATCTCCTCGAGAGCCTTGCGGAGCTGCGGCACGCATTCCAGCGCGGCTTTGACGAACAGCTCTTGGCTGATCTTCATTTCGGTCATTTCGGAAAATCCTCGGGGTCAAGACGTTCGCGCGTTTTGAGCGCTGCCCTCGCGCCTTCAGGTGTGAGCACGAACACGTCGCCCACCATCCACCTCACCTTGTGCTTTCGAGCAGCGCCCTTCTGCACCATCTCCTCCCAGTCTGGCCGATCGCTGTGGCTCTCGTCGGCGACGAAGTGGTTCCGGTAGCTGCAGCGCCGTCTGTTCGGCAAACCGAGCGCGTGCCGGGCTAATTCGATCTGTCGCGTCGTGAGTTCCACGGTGGCGGGCCTGCATTATCGTGTGACTGGCCAAGGTAGTCTAGTGTGGGTTGACCACGCGGACGCAGTCAACCCATTTCTTCTGGCTGATCCCAGCTATTCGGCGAGGCCGTTGCGCAGGATGTCGAACGATCTCTTCGAATAATCGGCAGCGGTTTTCGACGCCGTCGCGCTGGCCGCGGACATCATGCTGACCTGATTAAGGTTATCCTGCATTCCGGCCACGCGTCTGATGATCTTGTTGCGCGCGTCGAGCAGTTCATAGCTGGTCGCGGCTTCCGAGTTGATATCGAGGCCTCCTTCCAGCAGGCCAATGAACCCCTCGGCGAACAGCTCGGCCGGCGTCTTCCCTTTGGGCTTGGGCTCGAGCAATTCCATGTGCCGCTTCATGCCGATCGCCGACACATAGAGATTGTCCGCCGAGATCTTTTCCCTGCCTTCCATCAGCATCGCCATCTTGGCGCGCTCGACCACCTCGCGGATCGTCGCCGGGACGGCGCCGGCCAGCGCTTCGCCGACGCGGCTCAGGTCCTCCGTCTCATCGAGCAGATCGCGCGCATAAGCGCGGATCAATTCCACGGACGTCGTTTCATCCGGCGGCTGGATGGAGATGATCGCATCGAAGCGTCCTGGCCTGAGCAATGCCTGATCGATCTTTTCGATGAAGTTCGTCGTCAGGCAGATCATCATCTCCATGTCTTTCGTGACGACGCCGTCGAGCATGTTGACGAGATCGTTCACGTTCTCATCCTCGCGGTCGGCTACACGATCGATGTCCTCTGCAAAGACGACGCACGGCTGATAGGTGCGCGCGAACTCGATCGCTGCTCTGAGGCCCTGGGCCCGGTTCAGCATGATGAAGGTCCAGCCGTTGTCCGTCGCCACCTTCGCCGTAACCCGGGCCGTCAGCGATTTGCCGGTGCCATACCGGCCCTCGAGCAAGATGCCGCGTTTGAGCGGGATCTTGTGCTTGCGGCATGCCTCGGTGTGCTTCAACGGCGAGAAGATGTTCGTGCGGATGAGCGCGGCGGTCTCAGCCGTGTGGATCATGTCGCTCTCGGATACGGCACTCAGATCAATGAACTCGGGCTGCTTATTGATCACGAGGTTGCCGTCTTCGTCGACGTTGAAGATGACCGCCTTGCCCTTGTAGACGGAGGCTTCCCGCAGGAACCGGCGAGCGCAATTGGCGATCTCGACCAGGATGGCGCGGTCGCGGCGTCGGACTGTGCCGCGGATGACGACGCCTTCAGGGGTCATGTGCACCTGAACCGGATTTGATACGTTCGGCAGCCGCATCTGGCCCATCGGCACCTGCACGCGATCGTGCTCGCCGCAGCCGGTGACCACGGTGATGAAGTCTGGCCTGATCTCGCCGAACCAGGTCTGCTGGTTTTCAGCGATGACCACGCCGTAGATCTCCTGCATGGCGCGATAGACGGCAACCGCGGCATCCCAAGGCGCGCCGGCGACAAGCTCGACAACGTCGTATTCTTGCGATTCCTGATCGCGCACGCGCTCCAGGGTTTCGATAGCGACGTCGTAATCCATCGGTGCCGGCGTGTCCGGCAGCACGATTTTCTTTCCGCGATGCTCGACCTTGGTGTCGATCTGAGTCCAGTCTATGCGCGGCTTTTCCTGAATACCCATTTATTCCTCGTGTTTTGCGGCTTTCGATTTGATTATTGACTGCGAAACGATTGCAGCCATCAATGCAGGCTCGTTTCCTCCTTTCTCGTCATGAAGTTATCTGCTTTTGTTCCTTACGCTGCTCTCGGACATCCCAGATGTATCCGAGGTACTTGCGGCAGTTGGAACAGTAGGCGTCATGGCCGCTTGTGTAATACGTCTTGTGCGGGCACCGTGACTGGCGGCGCTCAAGTCTCCAGCCAGCGATGGCGGCGTAGACGAAGAGGGCGATCAAAAGCAGCGCGATCACCAGGAGCGGCGCGACGATATTCCAGCCGATCCAGGCCCAAACGGCATTCCACATCCACTGCATTTAGTTCTGCCTCAGCTTCCAGGTTGCGATGGCCGCGTAAATGATGAGCCCGACAACCAAGATGATCGGAAGCGAAAGCAGAGCGATCACGTCCCAGGTGAGCCAGAACCAGATCCAATCCATGATCCTTCCCTTCCGCGCGTTGTGCCGGCGGGTGCCTGGCGGATAGGCGCCCGCCGGCTTCGGCAGGCGGATCGAGGGGAAAACGCCTGCCGGTCACCGCCTTGCGGCGGGACCTCTACTGGATCGTGCGCTGTTTGAGTGCCGCCTTGCGGGTCTTGCGCACGACCTTCTCGTCGAGTTTCATGATCTCTTCGTCGCCGATATCGTGCGGCATGTCGTCGGCGCTCTCGTAGGGATAGGCGATTTTGTTGATCTCGTTGAGTTTCTCATTCAGAGACTTGAATTTCTCCACCTGCTCGCGCACGAATTTGCTGCGACCCTGTTTTTTCCAGTGACCGATGGCATATGTGACGGCTTCTTGCGCCAGTGCGATGTCATTGCCTGTCAGTTTCATGGGTCACCTCTTTTCGATCTCAGTCTCATCAGACTTGCTGTCACCATGGAGCGCCTTGTGCGCCTTTCTCATCGCCGCTTCCCACGCCGCGGCGTCGCGCATGAGCGGTGGTCCGTTTTGCACGGCCATCAGCTCCTCGAGCGCCTCCTTGAGTTCAAGGACGGCGTTGAGAACCAGGAAATCTTCTGCTTTGCCGCGATTGGTCAGGGTTTCTTCGGGCACGCGGCGCGCGCGGAACTTCACGCGATACCTGGGCGATTGCATCTCTTCGTAGGCGTATGATCCGTCAGGCAAATGCCTCAACGTCCGAAATACCTGGAACTGCAGCTCGTGCACCAGGCCACAGTCGCAGCACACCATGGTGTAAGACGACATTTCCGGCTGGATCCATTCCGTCCAGTCGGCCTCGTTTTCGACGTCGTGCTTCATTCCTCGAATCCCGCCAGCTCTCGGGAGCGCCGCACGGCGTAGTCATCCGGCTTGCCGCCGCTGTTTTCGTAGAGACGGCCGCACTGTTCCTCGCGAAGGCAAAACGGCGGTGATTGCCAGATGCCGATCATCTCGGTGCGCGCGCAGATCTCAGTGACCGGAAAGCCGTTGATGCAGTAGCCGTTGACGAGCGCGCTGCAGGGGATGAAGCGTTCCTGCCGGTTCATCACTTGACCTCGAAAACGTGCATCACCAGCTTGCCGCCGAACAGCAGACCAGTGCCGATGTAGCGGCCCTCAGGCGCCGGCTCGCCGGTGCCACAGATCTCGATCTTGCGTTTCGTCCTCGGGGCATAGGGATCGCAGAGATACCAGACAGCCAGCGTATTGCCCTGCTCACGTGCGCACAGAAACTCCGCGCCGTCCGGCGCTTCGATCTCCTGGTATCGCTCCGGCGTCAGGAGCGATTTCCAGACCGTTTTCAGCGGTTCAGACTTGCCGGTGCTCATTCTATGGTCACGCCGAGCGCGGCGAGCTCCTGATTGACGTCAGCGAGTTCGGCGTCGACCAATACTGTGAGCTGCTCTTGCGCTGTTGCGTGGCGCTCTGTGCTCAACAGCGTGGCGAGGCCGCGAGAGGTGCCCTGCACCTGCTCCACACTGATGATGCAGGTGCCCGCGAGAACAGTCTTCACCGCGAGCAGCTCTTCGCGCTTTTCCTTCAGTTTTGTGACCTTTTGCAAATCCGATAGCTTCATCGTTCAACCCTGAGACTTGAGTTTATCAACCAGCGCGCGCCGTCGCGCATCGGCCTGGAACGCGCGCACCTTTATCTGATACGGTGCCTTTGCCCGCGCCCATTCGAGCACGGCGATGAGATCGGGATGCTCAAGGTACATCTGGACTTGCTGGCGAAGGTTCGCTGCTGGCATGGGCGGTTTGGCCCGGGCCTGCTTACGGCGCGCCTCAGCCTGGCGCCGGCGCAGCTCCAGCTGCAACGAGTCAGGCGGAAAGAACAAGTCGTGCGTTGATCGTGAAGTGGCGCGAACCATTGCAGGTCTATAGATGGTGGTTGGCGACGTCGTTGATCGCGTATTCCCAGAGCGCGTGGAGCTTCGGCGTGAACCTTTGCATCGATGGCGCCGTCTTGTCCGGTGGCGTCACATTTACGAACGCGGTTGTGAGTATACTGATCGATGCTCCTGCGCTTGCCAGGAGCATATGGTACGGATCAGTCCCGCGGTTCTTCTCGTCGTCGAACCACTTGAAGAACGCATTCATCACTTCCTTTGCGCACCGGCCCTGAGCAGCCGTGATCGGGTCTTTGCTCATGGATGCGTCGTGAATCTTCTCCAGCGACTCGATTAAATCGCCTCTGATGGTCATCGCCCGGCCTCCGTCTAGCTTCGTGAGAAGCAGCCTAGTTGCACTAGACAATGTTGTCACACAAAAGCCATTACGTTTCCACCGCGATCTCGCGCTCGATCTCGGCGACATCACGCAGCGGCACGGATGGATCGTGAGGTAACGGCTTGAACCACAGGCATTGCTGCCAGCCTTCTTCGCGCGGGAACGTGCCGAAGGCCTGCCATTCATTAGGCGCCGCGCGATAGCGATAGCACTTGGCGCGGCTCGGGCAGTCGTGGTCTCGGCACAGCGAGATGTCGGGCATTATCACCTCACGTCGTAGTAAACCCGCTTCAGCGGCACGCCATAGGCTGCGCCCTCCAAGCGGACGGCCGCGGTGCAGGCGACGTACTGATCCGTGTTTCCGTCGCGCCTGAAAACCCAGGTGTCGAAAATGATGACGTCGGGCAGCTCGCCCGATTCATCGAGCACGATCTCGAATCCTACCACGCAAGGATGTTCGGGCGTTTCGCGCAGTTTGACGATGACGCGCTTGGAGTCGAGGATCGTCATGGGTTTACTCTCCCGTTGCCCATTCTGGCGTGATGTCGATTTCGAGCGAGCGGTCGCGGTGCCATTCGAGCGAGCGGATATTGCCGTTTTCGTCAGTCTCAAAGCGGCGCCAATATTGGAGCACCTGGCGCGGCTCGGAGTTCATGGTCGGTCCGGCAGGGCAACAGCCGATGTTCGGCGGATCCCCGTAGTGGAGACACTTCTCGCGAATGGAATCGGCGAGCGTCCGCTTCCATGCGCGATTGAGCACCTCCTTGCGCATGGCCTCGAGTTCTTCCTTGGTCTGCGGCAGTCGCTTTTCGATCTCGATCAGAAGCAGGCGTTCTATGCTGCTTATCTTCTCCGAGGGGCCGAAAGAGAACGCCACTCGGAACTCGTGCCCGCAGCCTTGGCAGGTGATGAGCACGAGCGCCGCTTCCTCGGCGTAGATATCGGCGAGATCGTTCGGGCGGAAACTCCTATAGCGCGGCACGCCATGCTCATCCCACCATATCGGGCGCTGGGCGATGCGTGAGCGGATGTCGTCATAGTCATGCAGCATGGCTCAGTCCTTCCAGGGATCTACTTCGCCGCTGCCGGCCATCACGACAACGAACGGCCGCAGCCGGTGCAGCACGCGCACAGATGCGTGGTGATGGGAGAGCACCGAGTCCAATCTGCGATAGGCCATCGGGCTTTCGTCGAGATCGCCGCCGATCAGCGTCACCCCGCGGCCCCTCAGCCAGGCCTCCATCTCTTCGCGCTGGAAGCGGCGCTTGGCTTCCTTGCGGCCCATCACGCGGCCAGCGCCGTGCACCGTGGAGTAAAGGCCGGCTTTTGCTTCCGGGCTGTCGATGCCTTCGAGGATCACGGCATCGTCGCCCATGCTGCCGCCGACAAAGCCACGCTGGCCAGGGAAGGCGGGTGTTGCACCTTTGCGCACCACCCACAGGTTTCTGCCGCCGTGCGATTCTCTGAAGGCCCAGTTGTGATGATTGTGCACGCTGTCGATGATCCTGCCGCCGATGATCTGGCGCACGCGATCGACCACCCACTCGCGGCCGGCATAGGCGTAGCGGCCGGCGAGCGTCATGGCTGCGATGTATCGCTGGCCGATCTCGCTGCGCTCATCAACGACCGTGGGCGGCACGTTGATGCCATCCTTCCCGCCGGCGAGCTTCAGATAGCGCGTCGCCGTCGTGTGACCGAGACCGCGGCTGCCGAAGTGCACGCCGATCCAGACGTGGCCAGCCTCATCCTCGAACAGATCGACGTAATGATTGCCGGATCCCACCGTGCCGAGCTGGGCCCACGCCTTCTGGCGATAGTCCTCCATGCCAGAGGCTTTCCAGGCGTCGTCATCGTCGAATAGCTCATGCGCGACGCGCTCATTATTGGCGCGGCCGACGCCGAAAGAGATCGTCTTTGCGATGTCCTGGGCGATGGGTTGAACGCGGTCCTTGATGTCGGCAAAGCGCGTATCGAGCTTTACGGCCATGTTCCCGCAGCCGATATCGAATCCCACCCCGCTGATGGAGATCTGACCTTCGTAAGCGATCACGCCGCCGACGGGCTGGGCATACCCAAGATGGCCGTCTGCGCACAGGACGCCGGCGACGGTGTTGCCGACCTTCATGCAATTGCGCATCTGCTGGATCGTGCCATGCTCGTGCTGGCCTAGCACGGTGAGCGGGCTGTTCTGGTATTCCGGGCGCTGCTCGAGCGTCCTGCCCAAGGCTTCCGCCTCGCGTGCGTTGTGCTCCTCGCGGGCAGCTTGCCGATAAAGGCACCACGCCGGCATGGTGCGGTGGCTGCCCGGCATCGGCACGCGATCGTCCGGGTTCTTTCCATCGGCAATGGCGAGTTCTCGCGCGCGAGCTTCGAACGGATCGGCGCGGCGGCCTTTCTTTGTCATGGCTCCAGTCCGTTTGAATTAAGCTGGTGTCGGCTCAGCCTTCGCGAAGCCGATGATGCCGGTGCCGTCGTCGTCGAGCTGGCCGTCGAGATAGTGCTTGCCCTCGTCGCAAATGACGTAGAGTCCGTGCTCATCCTCGCGCACCTTGCACCGTCCGTTCTCGGTAAGGCAGGTAAAGCCGCCGTCGGCGATCAGCACGTCGCCCGGTTTCACGTCTTCCAGTCTCGTCATAGTGGTCTCCTCAGAAGATCCAGCTCAAGAAGATCAGAAGGCCGTGGAACCATCCAATCGGTGGAACAACCAGGCCGAAGATCAGGATGGCGAGCATGATCGCGCGTTCGGCCATCAGGCAGTAGGCGATGTGCAGCAGGAACGGGCCGAAGATGATCGTCGGCACGATGATGATGAAACTCCAGACGATGAGCGCATCTCTCCAGGTGCGCACGTTGCTGGCGCGATATTTCACCTCGCTGAACCAGCGCCGGGCCTTGCGGAGGATGCGCTTGTGCCAGGGGAAAGTGTCGTCGTAGTCGAGGGTCTGGACCATTTCTGGCTCCGCTCAAAGCAATTCGATGAGGTGCTCGTAAACCTTCTCGCGCTGCGCATAGTCTTCGAAGAACCAGATCGCCGATGGCACGCCAACGAACTCGATCGCCGGCAAGGCTTTCACATCGCCTGAGACACAGCGCAGCTCCTGTGTCGTGCGCCGAAACGTGACAAAGCGGGCAGGGTTCACCGGCGTGTTATCGACTGGCACGCCGGCGATTTTCGGCTGAACCGGGCAGGAAATGAATCGGTGCATCGGTCCCTCACGTTCTATAGGGGCTCATGAAAAGGCAGTAGGTGCGGCCTTCGATTTCGACGGTTTCGAACGGGCCGTCGCCGGGAAAGGCCTCGTCTGGGAAAAGATCAGCGATTGCCTCGACAGGCACCTGCTCAGTCGTCGTCGGCACATAGCCAAGCTCGCGCGCACGTCCTGGCGAAACGGCAAGCTCCGTCTCGAGCATCTCGACCTGATAAGCTTCGAGGTGATGGTGCACACCGCCGATTGTCAGCGTGGCGATGAGCTTGGCTTTGGGGTCATCATCGGGCCCGCACGGACTCCAAGTGATCCGATCAAGAGAGATTTTGACCGGGGTCTCATATTCACGGTGATCAGGCGCGATGGGCATCAGATCTCGTCTCCTCTCCGGCGGGCGATGTCCTTGGCGCCGGAAACCCAAAGATTGAGGGCAGCCCACAGCGGCATCGCCTGTTTCATGGTTTCGCGTGCCTCTCGTGTTTCAAAGCTTTGCGCCGCATCGTCCTCGCGCTCGATCTCTTTCATGCGGTGCTCGGCGTATCCGAGCAGCAGCTCGAGCGCGCGGACCTGACGGGCAGAGAGCGGGATGTCGAGGCGGTAGCGGTAGGTCCTCGCCGGATCAAGCATCGGCTTCCTCGTTGATCCGCGTGATTTCGAGCAGGTCGGAGCCGGCCACCTCGCCATTGCGATATGGATGCGGCTCACCTTCGCCTTCGCAGAACTTCTCCCAAGCTTCGTCTTCGTTGGCCGCTTCGACGGTGCGCACCACGTGAACGTGCTGCAGCTCACGGATCAGGAATTTAGGCATCGCCCGGCTCCTCCTCTTCATCGGGGATGCCGAACAGTTCGCGTGCCTGCTGCGTCAGCGTGGGATGGTTCTTCAGGCTGTCTCTGTGGTCGCCGGTCTCGCGCAGGTAATCGACCTCGTTGATCAGTCGAGCGATGATGTCCCACGTCTCCCGGTCGCCAGAGCTGATGCGGTCGCACAGAGCATCGATTTCGACGTTGACCATCTCCTCGAACTCGCCATTGCCGGTGGCGATGTTCGTTATGTGCTCTGGTTCGAAGCTGCTCAGTCCACGGACCTGTCGCAGCCGCAGCCCGGCAAGAACCGTTGCGAGTTCGCGGCGGTTGAGGCGAATGGTGGTGATCTCACGCATCGGCCGGCTCCTCATGATACCACTCGGTCGTGCCTTCCTCTGGCTTGACGCCGATCTCGCGCAGTGCAGCGCGGACTTTCTCGGCCGCGTGATAGAGACCGGCGTCATAGGCCAGCGACTCGTATTGATCTGGATCGAGATCCGGCATGTCCTCGAGCTCCGGCACTTCCGGTTTCGGCGCCATGCGGCTCACTTCCTGGCAGGCTTTGATCAGGCGCTCAAGCTCCGGCGGCTTCAGGCCTTTCCAGATCTCGAGCATGCCATCGCAGCAAACGTCGTTTTTCGAGAGAACCGGCTCGTCTGATGCGTAGTGTTCGCCATCCTCGTAGCGAAAGACTTCGTGCGCGAAGACGTTCTCGCTCGGATCGTTTGCCTCATGGAGAAAATCGATCCCTGGTCCGTAGTTCCCGAACCTTTCGATCTTCTCGCAGGCGTCTTCCGGCGTGTTGGCGTCGACGTTGTAGACGCGGCAGCCGACGTAATACTGGTAGACTCGGTATTTGGGCATGGTTTACCTCGCTGCCTCGACCGCGAGGGCCTCAATCATGTCGCCAACAACGGTGCCTTCCTGATCTTCGTCGAGCTGGTAGCCCTCAAAGCTCAGAATGCCGACCGTCAGATCGCCCGGGTCTCGCCTGTAGGAGATCCGGCAAAACGGCTTGTCGAACCATTCCTCGGGAATGCCTGGGGTGTGGAAGTCTTCTGGCAGGGTCACCTCGCGCTCGCGCGCCAGCGCGTTTTCGATAGCGTCGCTAACCCCGTTGGTGCGTTCCATTTCGCGCGCGAAATACTCTTCGTTGGTCAGAATTTCGATGTGCAGCGGCTCAGGCGCGCAACCGCGCGCAATGCTTGCGTTCGTGTTCCAGCCTTGCAGCGCGCGCTCGACGATCTGTCGGAAATTGACGTCGTTGCGATCGCACCAGTGGCCGATGCATTCGATTAGATCCTCGGCCGCATCAGCGATGTTCTCGCCGCCGACCGCATGAAGAAAGCTCTGCAGGGTGTCTTCGGCATACCCGGCGCGCTGCTTTGGCGTGATAACGCGCGCTAAGTCTTCAACGGCCATGGCATCTCTCTCCGTACACAGGGAAATGGGGCACTCCGCAACCTGCAGCCTCAATGGAGTGCCCCGCCTGGATTTCTTCCTATGTCGATCAGTTGCTACTTCATGGCTCGCCTCCTGGTTCGATGATGTCTCGTCAACCTATTGGCGAGGAGTATAGTAGCACTGGTCTCCTGGGACACAAAGCCGCCTGTCCGGCTCGTCAACCGTTAGCTGATGATGGTGTAGCCGATATTCTGCAGCCCTTTGACGCGGTAGAGCGCGCCGTTCTGGCCAACGAACACGCGCAGGTTCCGGCCGCGCCGGTTGATCGTCCTGGCCGTGAACGTGTCGCCCACGTAGCCGTCCGTGAAGCGTACCGGGCGATTGAGCTTGATCTTTGCGCCGTCGGACAAAGCGTTCCTCTTGGCCTTAGCTGCCGATTTCTTTTCCACGTTCTCAAGGCAGCGCCGCCGCCACTCGCCGGCATAGCCTTGGGTTTCATCGCGCAGGGGCGAGGCGGCAGCGATGATGCGCTTCGGGCAATCACACTCGATCGGACCCATGGTTTCGTCCAGGTCCTTGTAGCCGAAGTTGTAATCCGAGCCTGAGCTGAGCTTCGTCAGGAACACGGCAATCCAGCGGATTGTGCCGTCGGGATCATTGACGTAGGTGTGGTGGGGTTCCCACGCGACACCTGGCTTCGGCTTGCGCTCGACCAGCATGTAAACCGTGCTGCCAGCCTCGGAGTGATCGATCACCCGTTGCGTGATGCTCTCCGTCTCGTACTCGACTTCTTTTCTGACGATATCGATGCGCGAACGGCTCGCAGTCCGGAGGAATGTCCAACCCATTGCTCGTACTCCAATCTGTAAGGGGTAAAGCCCCGCGACAGCAGGCTGGGGGGTTACCGCTGGCGCGGGGCAGGGCCGGGTGCCACGGAGAGAAAGCTACCCGGCATCGTTCCTGACGAAGCGCTTCCAGCCTTCGCCAGTGAATTTGCCGTCGAGCTCGTGCTCGATCTGTCGGGCGACGAGATCTGAGATGTCGTGCCATCCCCATGCCTTCTCGTCGTCGCACAGCACGTAGATCTGAGACGCGGGCACCGGGCTGTTCTTCAGATCGCCGTCTTCGGCATAGTCGCCGATGAGCGCAATGCGATCGCCGGCCCAACGGCCGATTACCTGCTCATTCAGGCTCGGCAGTGGATTAAGATCGCCGCCACCGCGCGGCTCCGGCATCGCCGCGCACAGGATCAGCAACGCTGCACCGGTGCCTGGGTGATTGGCGACCTGCTCCCACAGCTTCAGACCGGCGCCGAGCTTGTGTGGATGGATGTACTCCCGGCGATCGAGGTTCACGACTTTCCAGTATTGGCCCATGACCACTCTCCGTACTTGGTGCCTCTTGACAAGAGACTCAGGTGTCGTCATCTTCCAGCCCAGCTTCGCTCTTTCCAAAAGGTGTCGTCGCCGGGCACCAAAGTTCGCAATGAAGGTCGGTCAAAAGCCGGCCTTCTCTCGTTTCGAGTGTCGTGATGATAGGTCGGAACGAGGCTGTCCGTCCAGTGACACTAGACCAGATCGGCTATGAAAAAGGCCGGCTGGGAGCCGGCCATCGGGGCTTGCGGAGGCGGAAGAGCTAGCAGATTGGATCTGCTAGCGTCCAGCCGTTGCCATTGCATCGCGGGCATAAATCGCCAGAACGGCTGATCATCTCGATTGTTTTCGGCTTGCTTCTCTTCTTGTAGACAGTGCGGATCGTTCGGATCGGTGCTCCTGTTACCCGGCCGATGCCTCGGCAGCACACGCACGTCCTGGCCGGCACTTCCACCGGTCCATCTGCTGTCCTGATGCACGCAACGAATCTGGCCATCACACTCAACCACCGCAGAAACGTGGCTAGTCAGCATGACTAGCCAGGATAAATCTACTCTCACCAAGCACAATTTGACAATGCGCAAGGCTAGAGGCGAGAGTGTGGCCAGATTGTGAAAAAGCTCAGGAGTCGAGTTTCTGTGGTCGGATAAAAACCACACCGTCCTCCACGCTCGTGACCTCGAGCTGGCCGGACTTGATAAGCTCAGTCACGGCGAAGTCGCATGGCGTCTGCCGCAACTCGTCGACATCCTCGATCCGGATCACGGCAGCGTTGATGGGGCCGGTTACTTCGATGATGACGTTTTCTGGCACCCCTGCATCGATGAGCATGCGTTTCGCCATACCTTTACTCTCCCCTAGAGCGCGCACACACACAAAGAAAATGCTTCATTCGGAAGTGAAGAGCCCGTCGGGCTCTGCCTCGATCACATCGGCGATCGTTTCAAAGGAGACCCCTGCATCGTTGAGGGTTGCGAGCGACACGTCGCTGGTCTGAATCAGGAATTTCGCGTCATCGCTTTGCGTGCTGTCAATAATCCGTTTGGCGAGGTGCGGCGCTTTTTTCTCCAGCGATGCCCAAGAGAACGAGCCGATATCGTCGTTCAACCCAAGGGCGACCCGACCACCTTCCGTAAGGACATCTGAGCTGTAGTCTTCTTCTCCGCGGACGCGGCAGCGCATCACGCCGCGGGTTTGCGAGGGGATGATTTCTGTATCCGGAATGACTGTGTAGGCGAGTCCCAGGCAGCAATAGTGGCGGTTTCCGTCCTGCTCTGAGATAAGGGCACCGATCCCTTGCCGATGCCGGCCAGAGCGCAACTTTGCAACCCATGCTCTTGCGATCTGGTTCATCATGAACCTGCCCAGCTTGACTTGACTACAGTATTCTACCTCGGATGATCCGGGCAATTGGTATGTGGCATGATCGTCATGCGGCTAAGAAGTCGCGGTTGGCAGATCGCCGATCTTGACGGTTCGCGGTTCAGCAAAGGCTACAGCCCAAACCCACGGGTTTTGGTGCCAGGCCTCGCGGCCGTGAAGGTTCGTCCAAATGCGGATGAAATCATCTATGTCCTTCGCACCTTCGAGCTTGGCGTCGTGCTCGTTGATGAACTGCAGTCGCTCCGCTATCACGGCATTGCACTCCATCGCGATGCGCGAGGCATTCTTCGGCATGAAACGGGTCGGCACCACGCCGAGCGGCCAGCGCTCAGGCGTTGGCGTTTCGATTTCACACGCCACCTCTTCACCATCGGCAGCATAGCGCCACTTGCGCGCCGCCAAATCGTATCTCAGAGTCTCTTTCACCCACAGCAGGTCGCCCGGGCGATAGGGCGCGGTGACCGGTCCGAAAACCCGCTTCTGACCTTTCGCCAGAAACTCGAACTTGCCGTGGAACTTGCCGTCGTCGTCCAAAACGATTGGCGCCGCGAGGGCTTCCGGCGGCGGCTGGTCCTTCAGGATGCGGCGCGTCATGCGCTTGCGGCCGTCGAGCAGCGCGCGCACCATCTCACCGCTGAACGGAATCCCGATCGTCCTCGCCATTGCTTTTTTCCTCGTCAGCGTCTGCGATGGCTTCGATCGCCGCCCGGGCGCGCCGCGTCAGGTAGTGGTCAGGGCCCAGCCCGAAGGCGAGCTCGGCAACGTCGTCCTCGCTGATCTCGATCGTGGCCCGCTTCATGCGGGATCGATTTCCTTGCCTTGGCGGATCATCTCACGGACACGGGCTTCGAGCTCCAAGCCGCGCTTTTCATAGGCCCTCAGTTCTTCCATTAAGCCGTCCCACCACGCTTCGCTTTTGGCGCGCTCTTCGCGGAACTTCCTTTTGCTGTATTCGGCCAGCATGTAGCAAACGAGCCAAACGACGAGTAATCCGACCTGAAAGGCGACCAGCCAGGTCGCCACTTCCTTGCACGTCATGCCTACCTCACGACGGCACTGGTGCTTTCGAAGATGCGCGCACCTTTGAGCTCCCGCCCGCCAGCGCGGATGTAAAGCCGGATCGCCTTCTCGATCTCAGTCCTCGCCAGATATGGACGGAGGACTTCGAGGTCGATCTCGCCGATATTCGTGATCTCGAACATCCATTCCGATCTCAGCGTCGAGGTGCCGGCCGACGTCCGCGTGCGGGCGAGATCGGCCGGCTTGGCTTGCGCGGCGGCTTCGGCGCGGGCGGCTTGCTGTGCGGCGACATTGGCCTGCGCCTGCAGCTGCTGCGCATTGGCTGTGTGCTTCATTGCCTTCGCGAGCTGCTTGGCGTTCTCAGCCTTTGCCGCTTCGATCGCAGCCTTTGTCTGCGCTTCCTGTGCGCGTTTGCGTTCGGCCTCGGCAGTCTTCTCACGGGCGATGCGCTCGGCTTCCGCCTTGGCGTCGAGATAGACCCTGATCCGACCAAGGAGGACATCGATCGCTTTGTCGAGCCGGCCTTTGATGTCACCAAAGAACTCGTCGACTGCCCTGCCGCGGGCGAGATGCGGTTCTTTCTCCTCCTTGCGCGCGGCCTCGGCGGCTTTCAGCTCCTCACGAAGTTTCTTGACGATCTCGACGCTGGCGTTATGCGCCTTATCGTCCTCGATCTTCTTCGGCAGGACCCGGGCCTCATTGAGCAAGCCGGAAACCTTCAGGTTGAAGTCCTGATAGTTCTTCGCGAGGTGCTCGCGAACTTCCTCGGCAAGATCGACCGGTCCTTTATTGTGGCCCATACCGGCCGGCGCCGGCGCGGTGGCGGTTGCCATGGTCATTGCTGCTGCTCCTGTGCTGTCGCGTTTTGTTTCTCGGTCTCCGCGACGCGATCTTTCTCGTGCTCAGCCTCGGCCCAGGCGACGGCCTGATTGGTCAGATCGTCGATAGTTTCCGCGTAAATCCAGTTCGTGCGGTAGTGACCCCACGAGAACGTGTAGCCCCTGTCCTTGTGATTGGACGTGACGGGCGTTGCGATCTTGGCGAGGAAGCCGTTGCGCCGATTGAAGGCAAAGCGCGAGGCAAGCTCTTCGGCGAAGTCGGACCTGTTCAGGTTCTCTTCCGCCGCCAGCTCAAGCGTCGTTTTCAGCTCAGGAAGGTTCTCAATCTCGACTGATTCATAATCGAAAACCTCTTCGATGAACTCCTCGAATGACGGCACGTCGAGATGAGTGTCAGTCGTAACGAGACCTGGCAGCCAGATCAGATGATCGATCCGGACGGTGGCATTATCCAGCTCCTCGGCGTAGTCACGCGGCTTGTCTGTCATTGGGATCACCCTGAAGATCTGATTGGTTATGATCTCATAAGGCAATCCTTTGGACAAGCTACACTAGACCATTCGTGCACGCAAAAACCAGTCGGGCACCGGGAAGCCTCTGGCCTTCAGGACATCGACGGCGACCTTCTCGGGCTCGCGCTCGAACACATCGGCCACGAGCTGCGTGCTGATGAGCGTGGCGATAACCTCCGGGTCGCGTTCCTCCGGCTCATCGTTGAGCGCGATCCACTGCACGGCCATCGTGTAGTGGTTCGGTCGCCGCTTAGGCGGCGGGAGCGTCTGCAGCATTCGCTTCCTCCATGAGCTTTACGTCTTCGAACGGGATGAGGTAGCCAGTTCCCTTGCCGGCTTGGTCCGGCAGCTCGGCCAGGAATTTGTCCGTTGCCACGATGTATTGCGCGAGTTCGGGATTGATGCCGACGATGGGGCCGACACCCACGTGCGGCGTCGACACGACGTCGCCGATCTTGAGCTTCGGCGTGATGCCGCTGGCTTTTACCCAGGCGCGCACGAGATTTTCGTGCTCCAGATAGACAAGATAGTCCGCACGGTCGAGCATCTCGCACAACTCGAAATCGCAGGCCCAGCCTTTGCGCTCGAGATAGCGGGCGATGTGATAGCCGTCGCGCTCGTCGCAATTCTCGATTGCCTCGGCGAGATCGTCGAGCACCCTTGCTTCGTCATGCCTGCTGCCGTCCTGTTTGAGCCAGTCCATCACTTCGGGCAGCAGCTTGCGGGCGACGTCGCAATAGATCGTCTCGGCCGTCCGCGATGGCCGCGGCGGCGGGTTCGGTTGCTCGATAGGTGCAAAGGGCAGCTCGTCCGTCATGGCGTCCTCCGATAAGGATCGAACTTCTCAAAGCGGCCGTCGTCGAACTCGGCTTCGGGGCGCACCCACACGAGCCCGTCGCTGCTCTGGTAGATGACGACGGGCGTCAGGTCCTTTTCCATGCAGCCGCGATGCAGCTCGCGATAGAGGCCGCCGGTCTTCACGTGGCGATGCGTCGGCTGATAATCGCTGCGCCAGGGCGTGCTCCAAAAGCCGTCGTGCTCGTTACTCATGTGCGTTTGTTCCAGTGCTCAACAGCGCGCTCTTCGCACCAACTCATATCCTCCCGCACCGCTGCCACCGTCATACCCTTGCAGCATCCGCGCGTTCTGCAGCGCACGGTGACTTCGCGAGTTTCCGTGTGATCGTTTCCCCGGTGTATCAGGCCAGCTTGCCCGCCGCAGAATGGGCAAGGCTTCAATTCGTCAAGCGGTTCGCCTGACCATTTCTTTTCTGCGTAGTACATGCTCTTCCTCTTCCTCTCAGTTCACCAAACTTGCCACATGCGCCGTGATCTGGCTGCCGAACGCAACCGCGGCCGGCGCGTCGAGCCAGAAGGCATGGATCGTCGACACAGCGCCGGCGAGCCCTATGAGACCGCTCGCCGTCAGCAGCAGCTTGCGGCTGGACACGATCGCGACTGATGCCAGCACGATCGCGATCTGCAGCAAGCCTTGCCCCTGATCGAACAGCGGGTCCTGTGAGCGCGCGAGATCGCGGCGCGCTTCGGCCGCCTTGCCTCTGGTGAACAGCTCAGTGATACCTTCGCCGGTGTCCGGCTCGCTCGTCAGCTCATCGGCCTTGGCGCGATATCGCGTGAGCCTGTCGAGGATCTGCTCGCGCGCTGCGCTCATGCCTTCGAGGGCGAGCTGCGTCTCGAGCTCCTCGATCTTGATGCTCAACACGTCGCGGCGGATGTTTTTGGCCTGGAACCAGGCCCACGTGTTGGCCGCTTCGATGCCGGCGCTGTTGGCGATTTTGGCCGCGCGATCGTCGCCGATGCTGGCGATGGCGAGGATCAGAGATAGCCCGCCGATGTAGGCCGCGATCCAGCGATCGCGCGGCGAGCTGTTTTCCATGACGGCCTCGCGCAGCTTAGACACTTGCTCCTCCGGTCTCGAGCCGCGCGATCTCGGCGTCGAACTGTCGGCACAACTCGTGCGCTTCCTCGGGCTCGAGCCAGTTGGACATCTGCGGAAAGATTGTTTTCCAGATCCTGACGAGCCGCGGCTCGAATGGCATGGTTTCAGCTGAGCGCAGCTGATCGAGGACCTTCTGCATGGTGCGCCGCACGTCCGCCGGGTCCGGCGTCAAGATGGGCGGCGTCGGTGCGCCAAAGAGATCGGGCTGATTGTGATGGTGTCTCATCGTGGATTAGGAGCGTGCTGGTCGTAACAAGCGCAAAGCTCGCTGAGCTTCTTTTGGTAATGCTCTACTCTCTCGCGATCACCACGATCTGCCCAAAATCTCAGCCAATGCTTGGTTCGCCCAATATCGACTTTGAGCTTGAACGCTTTGTCGCGATGCAACCTGATCATGCGTTTTCGCCCGCGCTCTTTGTGTTCCATCAAGAATCTTGGGTCCGCATCTCTTCTTTTGATCCCTTTGGCGAGAGCTTCTCGATAGTCTGGTCTGATGATAGTTCTTGTTCTGGCTGCGTCTTGAGCTGCTCTGAACGACGGATCGCGATTTAGAGCTGCCATCGTTCTGCTAGCGGCTCGAGATTGTGCGATAGCGAACTCAGGCTTTTGCCGCATGAGCTGAAACCGCAGACGACTTTCTCGCTTGTAGTCTGGGTCAATACGAAGTGCTTCGCGCGCTTTTCGAAGGCGCTCGCGAGTAGCGGCTGCGAACTCTGGCTGCTGGTGAAGCTGCTTCATTCGTTCGCTGGCATGCCTGTAGGCTGCCGCTCTTTTCATCGGGTCGATAAGAAGTACACCATCTCCTCCAGCAGTTGCATTATAGAGATGGCATTTTTTCCGCAGCTGACTTATGAACTTCTTCTCTTCTTGCTTTGCCTGATCGGCCGTTAGATTGCTTGCCAGAACAACGAACTCAAAGGCTTCGAACCCATACTTGCGAATGGCTCTGTAAAACGGCCAATCGACGTTGTTCTTGGCGGCTTGTTGATGATCGCGGTTCCGCCTTTTCGGCCGACAAGTGATGCCCACGTACTTGATGTGACCGAAGTCAGGATGAGCTTTTTGCACCATCCGGTAGCCATAAACGATCCAGTTTTGGACGATCTTCTGGCTCATGGCCTACTCCAGCGCCGGCTCGTAGATCGAGAACGTGTAGACTTCCTCGATCAGCGGCTCGTCGTAGATGTACTCTGTCGTCGGCGTCTGATCGCCGATGTAGCGGCCCCACTTGTGCCAGCGCCAGCCGTCCCGGGCCGGCTGCTCATCGCGTCGAATACGCACAAAGCTGGCGAAGACCTTCTCGGGAGAATCCCGCAGCCCCAGCCGCTCGACAGCCTGTTCCGGCGTGTCGCAGACGCCGTGATCTATGGCGAGACGGTGCTTGACCGGCACGAGGTCTTCGAGCGACCAGTGCGTTGCAAGGTACATGCCCTGGCCGATGCGCTTCGGGATAATGATGTCGTCGGCCGGATCGATGAGCTTTCCGGTCGACACCGCGCCAAGGATCATGGCGAGGAACGGATCTGGTTTCTTGAATGTCACGTCGACAAGCATCGTCATACTCCTGATCGCAGTAGACAAGCTACACTAGACATCGCAGTCATGCAAATTGAAGCTCGTGGGCCGAAGCCCCGGCAGCATGTTGGTCGTCTCTAGTTCGTAGAGGATAAGGGGCTCCAGGCCCCAGGTTTGCGCTACAGGTAGCGCGCGACGTATTCGCCCGACAGCATTGTATCATGAATGCGCCGTGCGTCGTCTGTGCACCCCATCTCCCGCACACGACGGAGAGCGTCATCGCGGGTCAGATCCTCCACGCGGGGAGTATGGTGCTGAAACGCGCCGCGACGCCCGCCATTACTGATGGCGCGGGACCAGCGGCTGCCCGACCAAACGATGTACTCGGTCTCGAACGCCAGTTGGTTTACCCAGTACATGGTAGCGGGGAACAGCCTTTCGACGGCATCGCTTTCGCCCCATGCCAAGGCAAGCGCGGCAGCGTAATTCTCTGGTACTTCGCGCGTGCCGAACTCTGGTCCGCCGTCTCCCCATGCGCCGCGATAGCCGCCATTTCGCACAGAGTACCGCCACGTTCCGTCGCTCGTCATGGACAAGCGTTCGCAGTGGAACTCGTGCTCGCGGGTGATGCTGCGGGAGCCGCGTCCTGGATGATTGACCATTTCCATTCTCCTGCCCCTGATCCCCGAGGCGCGGGTTGACGATAAGATGTTACCACTCCGCACACTGGTTATCCAAGCGGGTCGATTCACGCTGCCGCCTGCTTCAGCATCTCCTGCGCCTCATCCTGCAGGATGTTACGTCCCTCATTCACGGTGTGGAAGGTCCACTTCTTGCCGGTGCGCCGCTCGTAGTCAGTCGATCGCCAGAAGGCGACCTGCTTGATGCGGAACAGCTTGCACACGGCAACGAGCTGGTCGCCGGGATCGCGAGCCTCTTCCTTCTGCAGCTTGCGGTAGATTTTGTCGAGAGTGCGCACCATCAGCTTGCAGGTCTGGCTATCGACGCAGTATGGGTAATACTCCCAGTCGCTCCAGATGATGCAGCGGTTGTGATCGCTGTAGAAGCCGCGCATCTGAAGAGAATCGAGGACCAGCCCGTCGAGATGATGGGGCGCGTCCCAAATGATGCTCTCGCCTTCGCTGCGCAGGCCAAGCACTTTCTCAGGTTCAAGGCTCGACCGTTTGCCGAACCCGACCATCAGGTATTCGGTGCTGTAGATGAAGTCGCGCTTGATGGTGGCGACGTAGTTATAGATCGGCTTTGTCATCGTCACCTCACGAGCACTTGCCGCGGCACCGCCGTTTCCTCGGCCGGCACCTTCTCCCCTTCGAGCTTGTCGGCGATCCTGTGGGCCCGACCCATGATGTCATTGAGCGAGGAGCGCCGTTCGTCGTTCCATTCGGCAATGAAGGTCTGGCGCTTTTCCGGGTCATCGATCTTCGAGACCGCGGACTCGTAAAGCTTCAGGTCGGACGGCTCTCCCAGCATGACGGTGCGCAGCGATGAGATCACCTCGTCGCGGTTGCGATCGATTGCGCCGTCCGGGCTTTCCTCGCCGGTTACGTGTTTCCAGAACTCTTTGAAACCGCCGAACATGAAGAACGGCACGTCCTGGTCCTCGAGGCGATCGCCATCGTCGCTATAGGCTTCGCCGCTGTACTGGCCGCCGCCGATCAGCACGAGCACGAGCGCTGCGATCTTGCGGCTCGGCGCTCGCATGGCAATCGGATCGGACGGATTGATGACTCGGTAGAGCATGAGTTTCCTCGCTATTTCGAGTTGCGATTGTCGCTCTCTTCGATGGCAACCGTCCAATCGCGTTTCTCGGCGTACTGCTTCACCCAGAGCGGGATCGCTTCTTTCGGCGTCGGCCGACCGCGGTTGCTCGCCTTCCGGCCGGCATCTTTCGGGACGAAGTGATAGCCGTCCTCGCGCTGCTCGACATGGCCGAGCATGACCTTCTTCTCGGGCTTGTAGGGATCGAACGCGATGACCTTCATGTCAGTTGCTCCGTGGTGCGCTTTTCCATCCGCTCCCATACGCCACGTTCGATGCGGGCGGAGCGGCCGGTCGCTGTCTCGCGGATCTTCACCCACTTGCGGCCTACAGATTCGATTGTGATGCCGCGGAAGCCCATACCGATTGCTGGCGCTTCGCCCTGTAGGAAGACGTGACAGTCGGGCCGCGGCCGTTTTCTGGGCATGTCGCTGCTCCGGTCAATCTGGCGTCATCACCACACAGAGCGCAGTCAGCTCCGCAAGCTTCATCCTGCGGAGCATCCGTGCTGCGGATCGCTCCTCTCTGGTCCCGCTGATCTCGAGGCTTGATGACAGGCAGCCGGCAATGATGCTGGCGGTGTTTAGCCGGTCTCGTCCTGTTTTTTCGTGCAGCAGCGCGCCCATCCGAAGGACCCATTCGAGCTTTTCGGCATTGGTCGCGGCGACATAGTCCGCTCCGGTGCTTTCTCTAGTGAGCGAGCCGGCCACCGCCGGGCTCACCATGGCCGCCATTGCGGCAGCGAGTATCGCTCGTCTCATTTTTTCGATTTCCCTCAGTGAACACGATCCCGGACTCCGAGCGCATAGAACTTCTCGGCCAGCTCAGGGCAGAAGGCGGCATCGATTTTCGTTGGAGTGTCAGGGCGATCGTAGTAAGTCAGGCAGTGCTCAAGTGCGGCGCGAAAGTCTTCGTCGCTCTCGCACTTCTCAAGCGTCAAGTCGCCCTCGCAATAGGTGAAAATCTCGCGCTTGATCGGATTGCACCAGACGCCGAAGTAGGAGGCGTCCTGCCATGTATCGATCTGCGCCCAGCCTTCGCTGATGGTGAGCTTCTCATCGTATGTGAAGCGATCAGCGAACATCGATGCGGAGCCGCGCTCGAGCGTTGACATGGTCAGATCACTCCCGCATCGATTCTGGCCGCGACCTCGAGCATGCCTTTGCCGTCCAGCGGCCAATCCTCTGGATCAGTGTTTGGCCAAGCTTTCAGGGCGCAGCTTCGAGCACGATTTTCTGCTTGGAAGGCACGGTCAGCATAATGGCGCCGCTCGTCAGAGTCGGTCGCATTGTCGGCTCGTGATCGAAGATAGATCGCCTGAGCGCAGAACTGCTCGAAGTCCAGAACGGCTCTAGCACGTGCGATCGCGGCTTCTGATGAGCTCATCGTCTTGATCTCCTGACGTATGCCATCACCTCATCCGAAACGATGGCGAGCTGCGCCTCGACAAATCCGGTCGGCATTGTCTCGCTGGTGAGCTTGACGATGCCGGCTTTCTCCAGCGCTTCGGGCACGCCTTCGTTTTCTGACCAGCCCTTGAGCCAGACTTCGTTCTCGGCGAGTGGGCGGGAGCCGTAGGGCGCGAGGTTGACGGTGGCGACGTACTCGCGCTGTCCGGCGCGCTCGCAAATGAGAGCCAGGCCTCCGCCGGCGTCCGCCACATAGAAGCCGAACGCCAGCCGTCCGCCTTGTGAGTGCGTGCTCGGACCGATTCTGAATGGAGTGCGGTTCATCTCTTATTCGTGTCTCGCTTTTTCATTCCGTTTTCGACAGCGGCCACGCAGACGAACCACCGTTCGAGCTCTCGGCTCAATCCGTGCTGATTGATGAATCGCGCGAGTTGAATCACGAGGGCTTTCTCGGTCCACCCCTGCTGTTCGATGATCTCAAGGCATCGTTTCGACAGGATGTTTTCGTAGGTCATTGTGGCTTCATCCATCCAGGTTCGCGGCTTCCAACTCGGCCTCGATCTTGAGCGGCTTGCCCATCCAGCGCTCGGGCTTGATCGCCCGGGCCCAGTCGGCAAAGGACGGAATGTGGCCAAGGTCCTCGATGACGTGCTGCTCGCCGATCCAGCGCGTCGGGATCACGCGGCCAGTCGACAAGGTGATCGTGCGGCCGAAGATCGTCTCGGCCATGTAGATGCCTTCGGCGTGGTGGCGCAGAGCACGGTGCCGGAAGTCGGCGAGGATCTGTTTCGATTCATCGAACCACTCGTGAATGCGAACATAATCGTCGACCGTGCCGCCCCACTTCTTCACGCTTGAAAGGGCATGGTGATAGGGATGCGCCATTGCTCTCACCACTCGTGTGACGAGTGCTCCTCGTGTGTGAAATAGTCGACGTGATCCAGCTCGATCTTCAGCTCATCGCCGACGTAGAATGTGAAGGTCCCGCGGCCGCCGTCGTTGTTCTCCCAACCGGCATGCTCCTGCTCGAGCAGATCCCAGCAGAGCTCACGGATCACCTCGTCGACAGTGCTGGTGTATTCGCGCGTGCTGCCGTCCCAATTCGCAAGCTCGATCGTCACTGCTTCCTTCGGCAACGCGTACCCTCGGCCGGGACGCAGGCTCCGATATTCGTTGTCATCGGTGTAGGCACTGACGTCGTTGATCTGGCCGCTGTCGCTCGCGCCTTCATAGTCGACCTCGACAACGACGATTCCGGCGGCCTTCAGGATCGGCAAAAGGACGGCCTTGTTTTTCTCCAGGCATTTTTTGCTGATCTCGCGTCGTTTTGCCTGCTCAGCTTCCCATCGATCACGGATCTCTTCAAACGTCTCGGTCATGAGTCACTCCTTCGAACTCGACGTACAAGGCAACGAGGCGCCGCGAGCTACCACTCCTCGCGGTGTCCGGTCGCGTTTTTGATCTCGGTGTAGAGGGCGTTCCAGTCGATTGCGGTCGGGCACCTTTCGTTTTTGTCCATCTCCTCGGACTGCTGACGCACGAACTTGAGAATGGCGTCCAGAGCTTCGGTGTCCTGTTTGGCGAGGGTGCGCTCGTTGTTTGCCTGGGCCATGAACCGGTCGAGCGCTTCTTTTTCGTATTGCGGGGCCAGTGATTCAAAGCAGACGGTCTGGAGCAGATTGATTGCGTGTTGTGGATTGGCAACCGGATAGAATTGCCCATCTTCCTTCTGCATGAAGAGTGCTGTTCCTCTTCCAAAGCTCGAGCTGGCGGTGTAAAGCCGGGCCTCCTCGAATGCCAGATTCAGATCGCGCTTCAGTTCCTTTCGTGCGTTTTCGCGAATGCGCTCCTCGAGCGTTTTGATGTCGGCCATGGTCGTGATCTCCTATTTGCGGTTCAGTCGAGTGATCCGGCGAGCGCGGCGCTGCGCCTCGCGGCGCCCGCGGCAAGCGTCATGCCGAGACCAAGGGCGCTGTCAGCTTTCAGGCACGAAGGTGCGCACGACTTCCCCTTCCGGGCCTATCTCTTGAATTTGGGCGTCGAAGATCCGGCCCTTCTTGACTCGCTTCTGGAAAGTCTCCTCCGCTTCGGCCCTTGTGGTGTGTTCGGACGATTCCTCGGTCTCGCCGTTATCGATGATCAGCACAAACGTGTTCATGGGCTGGGCTCCTTGGGAGAAGGCGGGGCCGTCAGGCCCCTGCCTTCGCGTATGCTGTCAGCTCGCCATCTCGAGGGCGAGCTTCAGGGCGCGGTTCTTGCGATCGGCGCCCTGGCCGTACCAAGCCGAGTAGAGCCGCGCGTCCGGATCGTTGCCGGCGTGATGATCCACGTGGACCGTCACCGCGTTGAAGGCTTGCCACCACGTGCCAGCGCCGAACTCGGCACCGGGCTGGGTGTGCAGGAGCTGCTTGAGCTGCTCGACCTGCTTGCGCGAGCGCTCCGCAACCGCCTTGCCGGCCGGCGTGTCCTGGTTCCCTTCCTTGATGTCGAACACGCGCTTGAAGTAGGTGACGACGTCTTCCTTCTTCGCGCGCTGCTTGGCCAGGAACTCGGCCCGCTCCTTGTACTCAGCCAGGATCTTGCTCGAGATGCCGAGCGTGCGCTTGACCTCTTCGGGGTCGAACTTCTGGTTATGCGCGACGCTCACTTGATTGCGGGACTCCCGGTTAAGGGCCAGCGACAAGGTGTTGTTGCAGACCACCCTGATCGGGGTGAACCGGACGTCGAGCGCGTGGCCGACCTTGTGCGGGTTCGTAAAGAGCAGATAGGCGTCGATCTGATCCTTCTTCAGGACCGTGAAGCTCTCCTTCACTTTGGCGAGCGCCCACACGAACTGACCATCCTTGAGGGAGCCGGCCGTGTGCATCTCCATGTCGCCGTTCTTCACGAAGTCGTTGAAGAACTCGAACGCCTGCTCGTTCTGCAGAGGGTTCCAGCTGCCCGACGCGATGTCGAACACGCGCTGATCCTTGTCGCGCACCAGCGCGAAACGGTTCTCGATCGTTTGCGTCGTGCCGTCCTCGTTGATGAAGGCGATCGGCTTCTTTGCGACGCGCCAATCAACGCCGGCCTCGACCAGCATCTCCTGCGGCGTCAGATCCGGGCGGACCTTCTTGCCCTGCCGGTGCCAAGGTACCTCGCCCGCATAGGCCATCGTCTCAACTTCTGCGCTCATGGCTCTCTCCGTTCGCTAACGGTTGAACTCGGCGACAAGCGAACCGCTCGCTCATCATGGTTCTATGTATAGTACAGCTATATGAGACTGTCAACTCTCATGAGACGTCCTCGTCAGCAAAAGGGCCGTGTGGCAGTCAGAGCACTGTCAACGAAACAATGTGCGGGGTTCCATTTGGGCGTTGACAGAAAGGCCAATTTGGTCTAGCACTGCGATACACTGCCGTGTCGTGTATTCAGATCAATGCCGTCTCTCTGGCGGCGCAGGCGCGGCGCAATTCCTTCTCCATGATCTTCAGCGCGTGAATGGTGGCCTTGATCTTGTCGGCCATCAGCTCGGTGCGGTCCGGCGACACTCTCGTGGCGACGATGCACTCGCCGTCCTTCCATCCGCTGGCGGCCATGGCGGCCATGCGTTCGATGCGGGTCTCCATCTGATTCAGCGTGGCTACGTCCTGTGCGCTCGCCTGAGGCGCGTTGGCGGGCAGCAGATCAGGCTGGGCGGCCTTGTCCTGCAACGTGGCGACGGCGGAGCGGATGGCATCGATCGTGGTGAGCTTGCCGGCCGTGTAGGCGGCCATGACGCGGCGTTGGTCGGAGTGGGAGAGCTTGGCCATTTCGAGCGCGTAGAGCGGCGGTAGGGCTCCGGTGGCGACCAGCTGTTGAATGGACGTGTCAAGGTCCATGAGGCTGAGGCGCCATCTGACACGGAACGGAGCGCAGCCGACGGCGCGGGCGAGGGCTTCCGGCTCCCAGCCTTTGGCGACCATGGCGGCGAAGGCGCGGGCCTCCTCGATCGGATTGAGATCCGCGCGCTGCAGGTTCTCGATAATGGCGGCGACATCGCGGTCCTTCGTGCTCAGTCTCTCGACCTGGGCCTTGATGGTCTCGAATCGCTTGTCGGTTTCGGCGAGCAGCCGATGGGCGCGCCAGCGGCACTCGCCGGCGACGATCTCGTAGATGGTGCCGACTTCGTCAGGCTTTACGCGGCGCACGGTGATGGGCTGCATGAGGCCGGCGGCGCGGATCGATGCGGCAAGCGCGCGAATGTGCTCGATCGGGAAGGTCTGTCGGGGATTGTCCGGGTTCGGACGGATGAGGGAAATCGGTATACGCTCAATGGTCATGACGTGCTCCTGAACGACAAGGCACACTAGACAAGTGTGGCCTTGCCGTCCAGAGCGATATCGCGCTTCTCAAGCCGCCATTGCTTCTCGGTTTTCTTCGATGATGCGGTCGATCTCGGCGTCGGCGTCGTGCTCATTGGCGATCATGAAGGCGCATGTGTCGCCGACGAAGATCGATAACGATTGGACGGCGCTCGGCTTGAAGCAATCGGGATCCCCGAGCGCGAGCTGCTGCTCATCCTCGTTCTCGATCGGCACAACCCAGACGGCGAACTTCTCGTAGTCGATCAGCGGCTCGACCTGCTTGATAGCGGCCAGCACCAAGGCTTGGCGCAGGAGTTCGTTCTCGCGGATGGTCATTGCTCAGCTCTCCAGGTTCAGGGTCTTTCTGATGGCCGGGTCCTTCAGCCGCTCCTTAATGCGCCATTGCAGGAACGTGATCTCTGCATTGATTGAGCGAATTACCGCTGTGTCTACCCATCCGCTCAGGCGATCTCTCGCTTCGAGCAGCTTGGTGATCTTGCACGCGTCCTCGTTGATCAGGGGATCGTAGGCTTCGAGCTTGTTGGGCATGTTTCAGTCCTCCAACCATTCTTCGTCGTCCGGCTCATAACCGAGGATCTCTTTTGCACGATCCTTCGGCAGAGCCAGCGTTACGTTGAGAAGGCTCGTGCCATCCTGGTGCGGCTCGACGTCTTCGATCACGGCGCCTCTGGCGACGTAGGTCTGGCACCACTCCTTAAGCTCCGCTTCGTTGTCGGCGATCCACCAGAGGCGGCCGATGCCGGGAGCGGTCTGAGCGCGAGCGGCGAAGATCGCAGGCGCTGCCTTGGGGCTGCACCAGTATTGCCCTTGGCTTGCGAGAGCGCGGCGGGCAGCGTTGCGCTCGCTGGCCTCGGGGAAGGCCTCGATCAACGGAACGTCGATCCTGTAGGGCTCGCCTTCCGGGTTCGTGTAGAGGTTGACGCGCATGGGTCCCGTGCTCCTCTCTGTCAGGCTGCTTTCTGGACGGTCGGGTCGTAGGTCACGACCCAACCCTTGCCGATCACGTAATGGCCGCCTTTGACCGGCTCGAACGGTTGCGCCGAGATGTCGGTCGGATCGAACAGCCCGTACCGGTCGGGGTTAGCCTTCCACTTCGCGATCCACTCCTCGCGCACGGACTGCTGCCACTCGTTGAAGGCGGCCACGGTCTCATCCGGGATGGGGCGCGTCGAGCTTGTCCGGTGCAGTATACCGATGGCGGCCACCACGTCGCGCTCCCAGGCCTCGTCCGTGTAACTGGTGATGCTGCGCTCGTAATCCGAGACGCGGCGGCGGAGTTCGACCTCATAGGTGCCGGTCTCGTCGGTCACCTCGTACCAGACGCAGTTGAGATACGAGCAGGTCCAGCGGAATGTCGGCTTGATTGCCATGGCTCCAATCTCCTTTCAGCGCTCAAGCGCGTAGCGAGCTGCTGTCTCAAGGTCTCGGTCGCTGCCGACGATGCCGTTGTGGCTCACGCACCAGAGGCCGCGCCGGTCGCGCCAGATGAGGACGCTGGGCCCGTCCTTGACGTCGACTTGCGTCAGGCCATCGCGGTCGCACAGCTCATCGTTCACCCAATGAGCATTGCCGAACTCGCCGTGGTGAATGCCGCGTAGCCAGAGCGATCCATAGATGGTCGCGATCTTCTCGTGGTCGGTGAAGGTCATGGCTGTCTCCGTTGTCTGATCTGGTGCAGGGGATGGGAGCCGGGCGGGCCGGCTCCACATGAGCTGCATCAGGCCTTGGCGCCCCATGGCAGGCCCCACTTGTGGGCGCACGTCTTGCCATAACCGACAGCCAGCGAACGCTCGTCCTTGAGCGGCAAATCGCAAAAGCAGCAGTGACCTGAAAGTTTGCCCTGCTCGGCCGCGGTCTCGGCTGGCTTGTCGGCGAGCCGACGCAGCAGGTCGAACAGGCCTTCCGGTGCCTCGTCACGGCCGGGCGCGAACGTGCCGTCGCGCAGGATGCGGCCGAACCACTTGCCCTGGCCGTAGGGCGCATCCTCGGCAACGAGGATCGATCCCGGCACCTTCGAGCGCTCGCCGGCAATCGTCAGGCGAATGACGATGTCGCCGACGGTGAGCGCGATCGACGGCCGCTTGAGCTTCTGGCCGGCGTTCTCGAAAAAGGCGATCAGCTTGCTCAAGTCGCCAATCTCAACCGTCTTCGGCGGGTTCTTCGCGCGCTCAATGAGCTTGTCGACCCAGAAGAGCTGCTTGCGGGACAGCCCGCGCTCGCGGGCCTGCCGTAAAAGGCTGTCGGCAAAGCTGAGGTCGCCGGCCGGGAGCTGGTCGCGGATGGCTTCGAGGGTTTCGATGTTCGCGGTCATGGCACTCTCCACTCAGGTCTGGGTTGCGGCTTAGTTGTTGATCGCTGCAAAGCGTGCAGTGCGGATCTTCGGCAGGATGTCCGTGCGGACGTGGACGTAGTCGTTCTCCGGACCCTGGAATTTCGAGCTCGACAGATAGCGTTCGATCTCGGCCAGCTGCTCACGCACATCGCGCAGCTGCTGGTGAAGCTCTTCGTTCTCCTTCTGCAAGCGGTGGATGTAGTTCATTGGAGGTCTCCAGGGCTGGCGTTGCGTCGTTCCTGATGGTTCTGTTATATAGCCAAGCTATACGGAATGCAACAAAAATCGTCAGCCTAGACCGCATTTTTTATCGTTGTGGGGCGGCTACTTAGCCGCCCAGCTTTGCGCCTTATGGCATGATGCGGACCACGCCGGCGGCGATGCTGGCCAGTGTGGCGAGCCTCGGGATCTGCTCCAGGAGCTCATCCCACGAGCACTCGATCGGGCCCTCGACCTTCTTCGCGGTGCAGCCGTACCGCGCATGGCGACCGGAGATAACGATCGTCCAGCGGCCATGGCCTTCCGGGCTCTTGTGATGGCGCTTCTCGTACTCGCGCGTATCGATCCGGAAGCCTTGAACGAGCGGGCCGGTCGGTGCCTTGGCGGGGTCGAGGTAGACCTGCTCGCCTGCCGGGCGGATGTGCTGCTGGCGCACTAAGGTTGCGAGCGTGCCGCGGCGGGCAGGCTTCGTTGACGCCTTCTTCGGCGACTGCGATGGCGCCTTGCCTTCGGCCGCGAGCTTGGCGCGGCGTGTTTCCCAGGCTTTGCGTGCGGCTTCGGAACTTGCCATTTTCGCTCTCCGTGTCTATCCACATTAGACCTTCCAGGCATGACTGCACTGGCAAGATGGCGCGCGTCTTACGGGCTGGCCCCATCGCCGGGTTCTGCCGGCGAGATCCGAGGGCGAGACGCACAGGACCGAGGCTGCATCGGACGAACAGCTGGTTCTCGGCCCTTCCGGAAGCGCCCCTGCGGGCGCCATCTTGGCAGGGCAGTCGGGGGGGGGCCGGATGAGAGAGACCTCTCTCATCCGGCAGCCGGGCTACGCGGAACCGGTTGCGCCCGGAACTCAGGCGGCCTTCTTGGCCTTGCCCTTGGCCTCCGCCTTGGCCGGCTTGCCAGCCTTGGCGGGCTTGGCGGTCCCGGCCGGCTTGACCTCACCGCGGCGGCGGGCCCAGAACTTGAGGGCGGCCTCGCGGGCAATCTCGGAGCGGCTCTTGGCCGGTGCCGCGGCCGACGCGGCGGCTTTCGCCTTCGGGGCAGCCTTCTCGACCTTGGCCTTCGGGGCGTTCTTCGCGATCTTCGTGGTCATGGTTCTCTCCGTTCGTTTCGAGTTTCGGTTCAGGTTTCGATCAGGCAGTCAGGGCTTCGTAGGTCGCTTGCAGGGCTTGGGCCTTTGCGAGGTAGACCGACTTGGCCTTGAAGTTGCGAGCCTTCTTCGCCTTGCGCTGATTGATGGTGATGTGAGCGCGGATGGCGGCGAGCTGGGCGATCTGTGAGCGGGTCATTTTCTCTCTCCGTGGCTTTGGGTTGCTGACTTCGATTTCGATCTTTGCTGGCCGCTTCATCCGCGTCATGATTAGGGTGGCTAGATCATCCAGCCAGGTCCTTTCTGTAATCATGTCCGCGTCCTCTGCGATCTCGTGTTCCGTTCTTGATGGTTCCTTTATATAGCCCAGCTATACAGAATGCAACAAAAATCGTCAGCCTAGACCGCATTTTTTTTTGCGTCTAAGTGCACATTTTCTCTTGACAGGGGAGCCATTCTGGCGGGTGAAAAAATCCGCCGTTTCCGTGCCGAAAAAACCGCAAAGGTGAATAATGGCAAAGCCGCCGAGAAAACCGAAAGCGCCAAAGGCGCCGCCTGAGCTGTCCCGCGATAAATTCGAGACCGTTTTCATCGCACCCGATCAGCTCGTGGCCAATCCGCGCAATCCGCGCGTGCATCCTGCAAGCCAGATTTCCATGCTGGCCGAAAGCCTGCGCCGCTTCGGGCAGACCTATCCCGTGATCGCACGGCGGGCGAATAAGATGATCGTCGCCGGCCACGGAGTCCGTGAGGCAGCGCTCGAGGCGGGGCTTGACCGCATCGAGGTCCGCCTGTGGGATGTCGACCAGAAGACCGCCGACGGCTACATGCTCGCCGACAACCGGCTCGGCGATCTGTCGAATGATGATGAGGCGGCTGTTAAGGCGCTGCTCGCCGAGTTCGAAGACGACTGGCTGCCGGCGCTTGGCTTCGATCTCGACGATAAGCCCGATGAAGACGACGCCGATCTCGGTGCCGATCTGGAGATCCGCGAGATCGATACCTCACCCGTCGCCGACATGTTCTATGTGACCGTCCGCGGTCCGCTCGAATTGCAGTCGAAGGCGCTCGACGTCTTCAAGGCGCTCGAGCGGGAGCATCCGGCGCTTGAAGTGCTGCTGGGCACGTCGGCCGATGGCTAAGCGCTTTGCCGCCGGCCTCGCCGCGGCCGGCAAGACCAACAACTCCGAGTCCGCGCATCGCCTGAAGATCGAGCTGCGCAACTTGGCTCTGGAGGCGATCGGACCGGACAATGCCGTGGTGCTCGACGCTTATGCAGGTTCAGGCGAGATGCACAAGGGCGTCTGGCATCGTGCAAGCCGGTACGTCGGTTGCGACACGGAGTTTTATAGAGACGAGCGCGAGATGTTCGTGTGCGACAATCGCCGGCTGTTTCGCTGCCTCGATCTCAGGGCCTTTAACGTCTTCGACCTCGACGCCTATGGCTCACCATGGGAGCTGGCGCTGATTTTGGCCGATCGGCGCAAGATCGCCGAGGGCGAGCGCATCGCGCTCATCATCACCGACGGCTCGGCGATCGCCGGCCGGCTCAATGCGACATCGAACGCGTTCCTCCTGCTTACCGGCACGAAGATGCTGGCCGGCATGACCCGGGATTACGAGCGGCTGCACACCAAGGCCATCCACGCGGTCGCACGGCGCATGGGGGCGACGCTGGAAAAGCACTGGCTGCTCAGGGGGCGCGGGGCGCGGATGTACTACTCATCCGTCGTTCTCAGAGGAGCATGAGCTGGCATCTCGCGCTTCGTGTTTGGCGAGATACTCCTCCTTTTCCAGAAAGTCCAGTTCGACAACGTGTCGTGGAGACAATGACGGTTTCCCAGCGAGAATTGCCTCTGCGTCAAGAATCGTATCCCACAAAGGATGCAATGTTCCATAGCGGGCTGCGACGCGGCGTGCTCGCTTGATGTATGATCTGAGTTCGTCGTCAGTCATGATCCAGGTCCGAGCAGCAGGAGCCGGTATGCGATCAATAGAGCGATCCCAGCAATGATCGCACCGATCGCAATCCAGTACGTGAGCCTCGGCTTGCGATCCGAATAGCCGAAGGCATATCGAGAAAAATCTGACTTCGGCCCCTCGCGTCGAGACATGATTACTCTCCTGGGATCGGTTCAAAGAACTCGTCGAGTTCTGCACCGAGGACCTCGGCGTAGAGCTTGAGCTGTCCGGCGAAGACGCGCGAGCGCCCGTTCTCGTGCTGCTGCACGAGCGGCTTCGTGAAGCCGGTCAGTTCGGCCAGCGTGTCGAGCGACACGCCGGCCCTCTGCCGCAGGCGACGCAGATTGTAGGCAACGAGCTGATTGTTCAGAGCAGCCGCCCCGAGGCCGCCGGCTCCAGATTGCCCTCGATCTTCGCTTTTCCGAGTTCGTGCTTCAGTGCGTGCCATGCTGTCGGGAGCTCATGATAAACGTGGCCGTCGAGCGTTGCGCCGCCCTTCTCATCGGGTTCCTTCTCGAGCCCGCGCGCAATCGCGAGCTGGAAGGCCTTCTGTATCGTGATCCGCTCCTCCTTGGCAATTCTGACGGCGTAGGGGTTGTTCTTCGGGTGCCCGTACTGCTTGAACCAGATCGCAGCGTTGGCAGCGCGCGACTTGTCGATCGATGACTTAAGCCAGTCGAGCGCCATCGGCCGGCATTTCGGACCCGACTCGCCACCGATCAAGATCCAGTCGCACCCTGAGAAGTCGACCTTGTCGATTGGCCCGATCAATGGCTCGACGGACAGGAAAGCGCAGGAGACGTTGTGGCGGGCCTTGATATCGCGCAGCACGTCCGTGCGCTTGGCCACGTCATTGTTCTCGATCGACGTGCCGAACCAGAGGTGGAATGGCGCACGGTTATGCCCATATCGGCGGCGCAGGTAGCGACCGGCAACGCCTGGGCGTTTGGTGAGTAGCTGGAAGATGGTGATGGGATTGTCTTCCATTGCATCGAAGACCTGATCTCGAAATGTGTCTGGGATCTGCTCGTGAAAAATGTCCGACATTGAGTTCAGGAAGACCATCCTTGGCACGACTTCTCCCACAGCGTTTCGCAGGGGTTTCATCGCGCGAATGTCCTCCAGCCTCTTGGGGTAATAGCGAATTTCCTCGAACGGGTTTTTTCCCAACCGGTCGTTGATGGCTTCGGCATAGCAGAAGTCACATCCTGCGCTGACCTTCGTGCAACCCCAGGTGGGATTGATTGTCGTGTTGGTCCAAGAGATTCCGGTCTTCAGGACGGTCATTCGACTTCCTCTCGATTGTTCGCTTGATGACGGATATGGGAACGTTGCTGTTCTTCACCGGTCTTCTGTTGATATGGAAAAGAGTCTCATCTGCTGGTGCGGTGTGAAGTACATGCAGGGGGAGACCTAAAGCTTTTGCGTATCGAATTTTTCGGCTGAGATCGCGACGTCGTGCTCCGGTCACTTCGACTGCAACGCGTTTTCCTTCGTAGGTTGCGGCAATGTCGAATGGAGATCCATGTGAGAGTTCCGATAGGTGCACGATTTCTGTGTATCCGAGTTTCGGAAGGATTCTCGCTATAGCTCGTCTTTCAAGCCTGCGACCTGTGCCGACAGTATCGCCGCGCGACCCTGATGGCCTCTTGGCGAAGCCGTACCATGCTGTGTTGAAGGCTGAATGCCAGTCCTTCTGAGTGCGTCGCCGTTCCGCCGCTTTTTGACGCCGGGCGATATGATAGCAACTCTGCGAGCAGTATCTGTTCCTGTGATCTCTGTCGTATTTTTGGCCGCGGTACGGTGTAGGGCCGCCGCAGACACCGCATGGTCTGTCACTGATCCCATAGCTTATCACCGCTTGCGCTCCTCGCGGCATTGTTGAGGCTTTCGAGCTTAGGATAGCTCTTTCTCAAGCTGGTCGAGGAGCTCTCTGGCTTGGCGCAGGCTTCTATCGATCAGCGGCTTGTTGAAGCGCGAAGCGAGGTCGTTCAAGGCGTCTGCGATGGCTTCCTTCTCTTCGGGCGTATGTCCATTCCAAGTGCAATCAACTGTTGGCGGGCGCTCACCCTGACAAAGATTGCCATGTTTCACCGACCACCTTCTGGCGAGCGCCCTGTCGATGTTGCTCAGTGTCCCCATGAGAGCGTGCAGCGTCTCGTTCTTTGACTCCGTGAACATGAGTTCGCGTTCCTCGTGTGATTGCGGAAGCTCGTGAGTATAATAGCACTATACTATTCCATCAAGTCGCGGTGCGAGCGCGATGCTCGGTGCCGTGCAGTCTCAGGGGCGATCCCTGGAACTCAGTTCAACCCGCGTCGCAGCGCGATGCTGCGGTCAAGGAGAAACCCACCATGTCTGCAATGAACGGCGGGAGCGATTCCCGGCGGGAAGGCAACTACACTGGTAAGCCTCCGCGTTTTACGGTCGAACAGGTCATCGAGGCATTGCGTGCCGCGGCCGGTGTCCAGCACATCGCCGCGCAAAAGCTCGGGTGTGCGCGCTCCACCATCACCTATTACAAGCGCAAGCACCCCGAGATAGAAGAGGCGCTCGAGGAGATCAAGGAAAGCCTCATCGACCTTTCCGAGGGTGTCGTCTGGCACCACGTCCGCAAGAAGAATCTGCGTGCAGCACAGTTCGTGCTCGAAACGATCGGCAAGCAGCGCGGCTGGGTCAAGCGCGGCGAGATCGCCGGCGTCAACGGCGAGCCGATCGAAGTGCGTCTCGGGCTCGACCTTTCGAACCTGTCGCCCGAAGAGCTGATTACCCTCGATCAGCTGCTGGCACGAGCTCAGGGCAAGCCCACAGAAGCCGTTCCGAACTGACGTGCTCTCTGCCGCGCAGTGGCGGCAGCTCAACGAACGTCCGCGCGACGTCGTTGATCTTCGGGCCGCGATAGATCGGACGCTCTGCGAGAAGTCGTTCTCGCATTTCGTGCGTCAGGCCTGGCCGTACATCGATCCGGCGCACTACCTGCACAACTGGCACATCGATGCGATCGCCGAGCATCTTGAAGCGGTGATGCGCGGCGAGATCCGGCGGCTGCTCATCAACATCCCGCCGCGGTCGATGAAGAGCCTCATGTGCTCCGTCGCGTTCCCGGCCTACGTGTGGGCGCAGGAGCCGATCAAGGGGCCGGACGGCGTTCAGCTGCCGACGTGCGGGCCCCACTGCCAGTTCTTCTATGCGTCCTATGCCGCAGAGCTGTCGACTGAGCACTCGGTCAAGACGCGCGATCTCATACTGTCGCCCTGGTATCAGAGCCGCTGGGGCACTCGCTTCAAGCTCAAGGGCGACGCCAACCTAAAGACCAAGTTCGACAACGACAAAGGCGGCAAGCGTCTCGCCGCCTCGGTCGGCGGCATATCGACCGGTTTCGGCGGCGACATCATCGTCGTCGACGACCCGCACAACACCAAGACCTCGGAAAGCGACGTCGTCCGCGATGAGACGGTGCGCTGGTATTTCGAGGTTCTGCAAACCCGTCTCAACGATCCGAAGCGTGGCGCGTTCATCGTCGTCATGCAGCGCGTTCACGAACGTGACGTCGCTGGCGAGATCATCGCGCGAGAGGCAGGCTACGTTCATCTGTGCCTACCGGCGCGGTTCGAATCCGATCATCCGTTCGTGTGGGTCCGCGATCCGCGCGCCGTCGAGAACGGCGGGGAAGGGGACGGCCAGCTGCTCTGGCCAGAGCGCTTCGGCGAGAAGGAGCTCGAAGAGCTCGCCATCATGGGAGAGTACGGCGTCGCCGGCCAGCTGCAGCAACGTCCGGCTCCGCGCACCGGCGGCTTCTTCGAGACCGACAAGATCGAGGTCATCGATCACCTGCCGGTCGACGCAGACGGCAAGCCGATCAAGATCGTCAAACGCGTAAGGGCCTGGGACCTCGCTGCCACCAAGGATATCGGCTCGCTTGACCCGAGCTGGACCGTCGGCGTCCTGATGGCCAAGGGCGAGAACGGTGTCTTCTACGTCGAGGACGTGCAGCGGTTCAGAGAGAACCCGCACGAGGTCGAGGTGCGCATTCGTCGGACTGCGCAGATCGACGGCCGTGATGTCGAGATTTCGATTCCGAAAGATCCGGGTGCGGCCGGCAAGACGGTTGCTGAGCATCTCATCAGGATGCTCGCCGGCTTTATCGTCAAGGAAGAGCCGCAGTCAGCCGACAAGGCCCAGCGGGCCAAGCCGTTCGCTGCGCAGGTCGGCGGACGAAACGTGAAGCTCATCCGAGCCAGTTGGAACCGGGCGTACCTGGACGAGCTGCAGACGTTTCCTATGGGTCGGCATAATGACCAGGTCGACGCATCGGCGTCGGCTTTCAACCGGCTCGCTGATCCCGGCAAGATCGGCTTCATCATCGGTGGTGGTCGCAGATAGCGAAAAACAAGCCGCGAGCTGAGAACTCGTGAGCAAGTGTCATGAGCAAGGATTGCACGTCGGTCTTCGAGGCCGATTATGTTGCGCGGCAGCTTTGCACGAAAGCGCCGCTGGTCGAAGGCTGGCAATGGACTCGTCATCGCCGGCCGCCGCTGCCGTTCTACGAGAACCACGATCTGCTGCCCGCGGCGCATGGGTACTGCCGCATCTGCGCCGGACCTGTTTACGCCGACGGCGCGCATTTCGGCTCGCACCTGAGCAAGCGGACCTGGCACAACATCTGCCTCAAGGCTTTCACGTTCTGGACGCAGCCCGACGCCAACGTGCTGGGTCCACGCCAGCAATGGGCGTGTGCGTCCTGTGGCAGAGATCTTTCGCGGGAGCGTTCGTCTGGCCCCTGTTTCGCTGACGTCGCCCAGGTCGACCATATCGTGCCGCTGTACCGCGTCTGGCGAGACCTCAGAGGCCTCCATTGGACGGAGCTGCTTCACTACTGGTCGCCCGACAACTGTCAGGTGCTCTGCGTTGCCTGCCACAAACTCAAGTGTTCCGCTGAAGCCGGCGAGCGCGCCGCCTTCCGCGCCGATGGTCCGCAACTCGTCCTGATCTGAGCCCCGCACAATCCGAAACCTTAGAGCCTGGAGCGCAAGCCCCGGGCCGCAGGAGCATGCGCAAATGCCAACTCCGCTCCCCCGCATTTCGTCGGACACCAAGACCGGTGGTCAGGGTCGCATGCGCGATCCGAGCACGCCGTCCTACGCCTACCTGCGAATGGAGGAAGACTGGCACGTCGTTCGCACCGTCTACGAGGGCACTCGGGCGATGCGCGAAGCGCGCCACCGGTATCTGCCTCAGCACACCCGTGAGACCGATGACGAGTACGAGCGGCGCCTGCAGTGCACCACGCTGCACAACGTGCTTCGCGATGCCGTCCAGAACACAGCCGCCCGCCCGTTTCGCAAGCGCATCGCCCTCACCGAAACGAGCCCCGAGGTTGCGCAGTTCTGGGCCGAAGATATCGATCTGATCGGCAACAGTCTGCATATGTTCGCCGTCCGCGCCTTTCGCGAGGCGCTGCTCGACGGCATGGTGCACGTCCTTGTCGATATGTCGATCGTGCCGCCCGGCGCGACGAAGGCTGATGAGATGGCGCTCCGGACTCGTCCGTTCTGGACGCTTGTTCCCGCACGGGACCTCATTGCCGCCTACAGTCGCTTTGACGAGGCCGGCAACAAGATCTGCTATCACGCGCGCATCCGCGAAACGGTTACCGAGCTCGAGGACGATTTCTTCGAGGTGGAGGTCGAAAGAGTCCGCGTCTACCGGCTGAAACCGGAGGAAGATGAGTTTGGCAATCCGATCGAAGGTGGCCGCGAAGTCGCCGTGTGGGAGCTGTGGGAGCGGACTTCTGCCGGCTGGGAAGTCATCGACGGAGGACCGCTGCTCAAGGCCGGCGGCGAGCCCTGGGATCGCGTGCCGCTCGAGACCTTCTATTGCGGCAACTTCATCGACGATTATGTCGCCACGCCGCCGTTTCTCGATCTTGCATGGAAGAACGTCGAGCACTGGCAGTCATCCTCTGACCAGCGCAACATCCTGACCAAGGGACGCTTTCCGATCCTTGCCGCCTCCGGCATCGAAGATCCATCGAAGCTGCTCAATGACAAGGGCGAGCTGGAGATCGGCCCGCACACAGCGCTCGTCACGCCGCACAAGGAAGCCAAGTGGTATTATGTCGAACCACAAGGCAATGCGATCAAAGCGGGCGCTGAAGATCTGAAGCAGCTCGTCGAGGACATGCGCATCATGGGCCTCGACCCGCTGATGCCGCAGAACGGTGGCATGCAGACGGCCACGGAGCGCTCGATCGATGAATCCAAGGCGCGCGCGCCGCTTGAGCAGTGGGCGTGGGAGTTCGCCGATTTTATTTCACGTTGCTTCGATCGCATGTTCGAATGGGTCGGCCTGGGTCAATACGTCGGACTGGCCAAGGTCCTGCTCGATATCGACATGGGGCTTGGTGACGAGAACAAGCACGACCTGCAGACGCTGCTACAGCTGCGTCAGCTCGGAGACATCTCGCGCCACACGCTCTACGAGGAGCTGAAACGGCGCGGCCTGCTCGGGCCGTACTTCGATCCGTTGAGAGAAGAGCAGTTCATCGAGCAGGAGCTGATGATGATCGCCCGCACCAATCCCAATTTCGATGACGACAGCGACGGTGCAGGCGATGAGTCGTTTCTCAATTAACTCCGCATGAAAAAATGGACTGACCGCAATGCCGACGCCGCGAAAGCGCGATGCCTACCGCGCCGATCTGATGCGAGAGATGAATGGCGCCGGCCGGACAAGCGCTACCGGCGCGCGCCGCGCCAGCGCCTCGTCGACCCCGCGCGTCTCGAGCCCGCCAGCACCCAGCTTCGACGCCCAGGCGATAGCTGAGGCTGCTGAACGCAAGCTGGCGCAAAAGCGGGCCCTCGAAACGGTCAATGCCGCGCGTGTGCGGGGGCTCACGGACACCACGCGCTCTGCACGCGAGATCAAGCGCGCTTCATTCGAAAAGGCTCGACCGCAGGCGCGTGGTGGCGCCGATCGGGTCTGGGTCGAGGGCTTCACGCGCAAAGATGGGACCCGGGTCAAGGGCCATTGGCGGACCAATCCGAACCCAGCCGAAGTGGACGATGCGCTGCCGTTTCCGAAGGTCACCGATCCCAAAGCTGCCGAAGCTGGCATAGAGAACATGCCGCTCACGGGCATGTTCTCGCCGGTGGGCCTGGCACTGATGGGCGCTGCCACCATCAAGAGTGTGCATGATGCCTACAAGGCGATGAAGGGTGCCTTTGACATTACGCTGGGCCGCGCTCCGGCAACCTATCAGCTTGACAAGGACGGCAAGCTCGTCAGCCGCATTCCGACGGAGATCCAGGCCGGCGGCATGGCCGCGGCCGGGCTTGCAGCAACCGGCTCGGTGGCCGGCATGGGCAGGGTAGGCGTGAGAAATGCCGTTGGCTCAGGCCCAACTCGCCTTGCTTCTGGTGTGGCGCCCGACATCAACGAGCTTGGGCTTTACAGCCAGGCCTTGCGCGCAGCGCGCGCGCTGCCACAGGAGAAGGGTACGCCCCAACAGATGCTGGAGATGCTGAAGCGCGCCGGCGTCAAGGATGATGAGATCAAATGGACTGGGCTCGACAAGTTCCTTCAGCAAAGCGGCAAGCAGGTTACCAAGAAGGACATTGTCGAGTTTATCGATGCCAACCGAGTGAGGTTGCGCGAGCGGACATACGGCGGCGGATATAATGCCGAGGAGCTTTTCGTCGACCTTGGCGAAAATTTGCGCCGGCTCGGAAGTGGCTGGTATGCGCAGACGCTGAATCATGGAGATTGGATCGTTCGGCCTCTGGGCGGCAACAGATACAAGGCTCGGTCGGATCGAGGCATTCAATTAGAGATCGATTTGACGGGTAATCCCACTGTGGAACGCGTGGCGGCAAAAATTGCGGACGCCCTTGAAAAGAGTGGCGGGGGAGAGCCAGCGCGTTATGCCAAATACTCGTTTGATCCCGATAACCCGACCTATCGAGAGCAGGTTTTGCAGTGGCTGCATCCTGAAGGTATGTCGGTGCAGAGGACCCTTCCCGGAGGTCACTTCAGTGTATCTGGCACCGTGGCTCATGTGAGGTCCCTGGTCGATGAGCTTCGCGAGCCTCCTGCTGGCACCAACCTCAAGTCCGGCGATCGCATTCTTCACATTGAAGAGATCCAGAGCGATGCGGCGCAGGAAGCACGCAAAATTGGGATTAAGCCGACCGGAGAGGAAGGTGAGAAGCTTCGCGGTGAGTTGAAGCGCGTCGGCAAGGAGCTGTCTCGCGTTACAGACCAAACGGCAGAACTCCACGCCGAGATGGTCAGGTTCACCAGCAAGCATGGCGTTTCCGGCGGTGATGTTACTGATCTCATTGGGATTGACGTTGACCCCGCGGTGCGTGATCAAGCGTGGGCTTTACTTGAGCGTAACAACCAGCTCATTCAGCAATACAATCGCTTGAGCCAGGAGTTTCATGCGTTGCAGCAGCTTACGCAGGGTGTCGAGCCGATGCCCTACATCGACTCCACCAACAAATGGGTTGATCTCGCTCTCAAGACGCAGCTTGTCAGGGCCGCGCGTGATCCTAGTGTTAAGGGGATTTCCCTTATTGCCGGCAAGGATGTTGCGCAGCGCTTTTCCCAAATCCGCGTGTTCGATTATGTCGAGTACCAGCCCATTGGCGATAAATTCGAGGTTCGCACGAGAGACGTTTACGGCAACCGACGGAAAGACATTGTGTCATCGGAGCAATTGCCGGATGTCGTTGGCTCTGAGATTGCCGAGCGCATTCTCCGCGGGGAGGGCGAAAAGCACGGCATGATTCACGAGCTACTTCCTCCATTTGCTCCGATGATAACGAGGAAGGGTCAGGGTAACATCGCCTTCTACAACAAGATCGTCCCGCAACGCCTGAAAGAGATCGTCCGCAAGATCGATCCGCAGGCCAAGATCGGCGAGGGCAAGCTCTCTGTCCAGTCGACCGATCAGTCGCCCGTCAAGGTCCTCGAGATGACGGAAAAGATGCGCGAGAAGATCATCCGTGATGGTCTCTCCCTCTTCGTCAACCGGCCGGGCGCTGGCGTGCCGGCCCTGCCCCTCATGACGCCGCGCGAGCAGCGCGAAGCCGAGCACCGCGCTGCCTTGCGTGAAAGCGTGCGCCGTCGCTCTCGCCAACGCCGGGAGTTCTATCGCGCTCTCGCTCGTGGAGATGCCACCTGATGCCAGAGAATCGCAGCGCCTACGCCAGGGATCTTCTGCGGTCCATGACTGCCGAGACCCCGAAGACGTCCGTCGTGCGCATTTCCAGTCCACCACGTGCCGAGCTCACCCCCCAAGACTACGTCGAGGCCGCACGCCGCAAGCGCGCACAGCGCGAGGCGATGGAAGTGCTCAATGCGGCGCGCAGCCGCGGCATCACCCCGGTCATGCGCGAGGCCAAGGACGCCAAGCGCGAGGCGTTCTCGACCACTGCTATGAACGTCAAGCCGGGACCAACTCGTGTCTGGGTCGAAGGCTTCAGGCGCAAGGACGGCACCCGGGTCGAAGGTCACTGGCGCACCAACCCCAGCCCGGCAAAGCCGCCTCAGCCCAAGACGCATCCCATGGCGCGGCCGAAGTCCGCTTCAGCGCCCGGCGAGAAAGAGATCGCCGATATGTCGCTCATCGACATGGCCTCGCCGACCGGTGCCGTTCTGGTCGGAGCCGCTGCCATCAAGGCGCTCTACGACGGCTACAAGACGGTCAAGGCTTATACCGACGCCATTCGCGGCAAACGCCCGCTCACCTACACGATCCGCCCGGACGGCACTGTCGCGCCATACTCGGATCAAGCGGCAGAAGCCGGAAAGGTGCTCGCCGAGATCGCGGTCACAAAAGGCCTGCCAGCAGCCGTGGCGCGCTCTGCAGTACGCGGCATAGCACGCGACCGCCTCAACACCTTCATCGGCCCGGAAGGTGCGGAAAACCTCGCCAAGGCTGGGCTGCGTCATCCGGATGACTGGGGCGGCATCAACCGGCTCGCTGCCGCCAAGCAAGCCTGGGGCAAGGGCAAGGGCGATGAAGAGGTCTGGCGCGAGTTCGGCTGGACCAGAGCCAATACCTGGGGGCCGTGGAACCAGGGCGATCAGCCGGCCACAGTCATTGCGGATAATCGCGTCGCCCTGAAGCCGTTGAGTCCCGGCCAGCATGGCGGATCGCTCAAGGATTTCATTGATGCGGATGAGCTGTTCGTCGCGGAACCCAGGTCAGCGATGGTGCCAACCGTCGTCACCATCAGGGAAGGGTTGACGCATGGTGGCGCGACACGCCCCTACGAGTCAGGCCAGCCCAAGAAGCCAGAAAAGTGGCCTCGTATGTCATCGCGGCAGCGGGCGATGTGGCTTGATGCCAATCGGCCGCGCCTTCTTCCACGGGATATCGATGTCACGGCTCCTGTCGCCGATCGCAATCTGCTGGAAACGCTGATGCACGAGACTCAGCACACCGTGCAGATGTTCCAGAATGTCCCGACCGTTCACATGGAGATGCTGGGGTACATGCTGCATGGCACCGAGGCACAGCGTTTGCTGGCTTTACGCGTGCGCGATGTCGAGAACCAACTCCTCGCCATCAAGGCTTCGCCGCAACCCGACTGGGAACAGATCTTCAAGCTGAATGAATTGCTGTCCGACCTGAAATGGCGGATGGACAGATCTGCAACGCACGCGCGCTATCTGGACGTCCCTTGGGAGCGGCAGGCGCGCGAAGGGCACCTGCGGCGGCGCATGACGCTCGAGGAAAACCGCGAGGTGGTGCCCGGCAAGATGGACGTCTACGCGCCGGAAGCTTTTCCGGGATTGGATTATGCCGGCACCTGGGGGCTCCCGCCGTCAGCCTTCAGGCCTCCGAAGAAGTAGGGGCGAGCCATGCTGCCCGCCAGGCCTCGTTCCAGCCCGGTGGGCTGATATCGTCGTCATCGTCGAAGTCCACCGGTGGATCGGCGATGACCCGGCCTTCGACCCGTCCCACACGACCGAAGCGCCGGCGCATGACAAGGCGTTTGCTTTCTCCGTCGAGCTCATCACCGATCGTTACCCAGCCGAGCGCGACGGCGCAGTCTAAGCCAATGCCGAGCCCCTGCAGGTCCTCGCCGCGCCGGAAAAAGCGCTTCACCCCGTTCGGCCACGCGTGCGGAGCAACCGCGCACGTCTGCTCGTCAAGATAAGCCCAGCGCCAGCTCTTCTGCCACCAGACAGCGACCTTGCCGGCGTAGAGATCGAGGTCCCAGGCACTCGCGCGGACGATGTGTTCGTGAGTGAGCATTCCGAGTCTCGTGCGGCAACCAGCCGTTCTTACCGACTTTGCACTGAATTTGCCGGACGTCGAGGCGTCCATCAAGGCTGGCTCGATCCTGGTCGGGCCTTCACGGAGATCGTCATGCCTGAAATCACGGACGACAGAACGCGTTATCGCAAGGCGCTCGTGCACGTGATGGCGGAAGCCGCCCGCGGCGCGACCATCCTGAACGTATGGGCGCCGCCCACCACTCCGCCGCCAGCACGCGTGGCGCTGGGCGTCCTCGGCGGAGCTGGGATGGGGGGAATTGCAGCCATGGGTGTCATCTGGCGCGGCGCAAGCGGCGAAGAGCTGACGCCGCCGCTGCGCTTCTCACCTATCGAGCGCATTCTCGGCGAGGCGGCAGCAAGCGGCGGCACCGGCTTCGTCATGGCGGCCGGCATCACCCGCAGCCTCGCCAGATCATCCGTCATCGGCGGGCGCATCGCTATGGCGACGGCCGCCGGTGCTGCTGCCGCCGAAACGGTGCGTGCGCTCGATGACGTGATCGCGCGTGGTCGCGTCATGGATGAAGCGGCCGAAACGCTCCAGGAGTTGAAAGAGAAAACCGAGGAGCGTCTTGACCGAGTCCGTGAACTGATCAACGAGCGCATCGAGGAAATCGCCCCCGACATACCGAAATTGCCGGCAATTTCCGAAATGCCGGTCTTCGACTTCATCTCGCGTCAGGTCGCGAAGTTTCGTGAGCGCAAGGCAATCGAAGACAAGAACGTGGCCCGCGTCACTGGCAATACCGAGGCCAAGCGCGAAGCCACGGAGAAGGTCCAGAGAGTCTTTGGTCTCGGCCGCGAGATCAAGGGCGCCGAGCTTGAGGCGCTTCTAGAGGCAAGTGACCGCGCTCGTGAGGTCGCTCGCGCCCTAATGCGCAAAGCCCAGCCAGCCCCGGCGCCAAAGGTGCTGCAGCTCAAGAGCGAAGTGCCGACGCGAAAGCAGGTCTCAAACGTCAAGGGTTTCTGGCGCACGCGGACGTCGCCCGATGGCCGCAAGATCCGTGAGTACGTTCGCCCGCATAGCCGGAAAATTTGATCTTCATCAGAAAGGATAAGGTCATGCCAAAGCGTCGGAAGCCTGGTCAGGATCATCGCAGAAGCTATCTCGATATCCTGAAGAGCGCCGCGCGCAGCGTGCAGAAGGAGATCGACGAGAATCTCGAGGAAGCCAAGCGTTTCGCGCGTCAAGTCGAGACAGAAGCCAAGCGGCGCATCCTGCTCACCATCGTGCAGGACAACGGCAACCTGCAGGCCAAGGCGCTGCGATTCGCCGCCGACAAAGCGCCCATCCAGACGTTCGACGTCATCACCACCATGGCCTTGCGAAATCCCGAGGGTGTTGCATGGTTCCTCTTCGGGCCAGAGGCTGCACAAAAGGTTACCAAAGGGCTGAAGTTCGCCGATGACCTGAAGCGGTCGATCCGTGCACAGTTCCCTGGCTCCAAGCGCACTGAGGAGTCGATCAGACGCCAGAAAGAATTGCAGCAGCGGATGCGCGAGCGGGCGAGGGCGCGCGCTGAGCAGGAGGCGCTCGCCATCAAGCCGAAGCCCGGGGAGCTTGCCGGCGAACGGCTTGAGCGTCTGTTGCGGGAAAGCGATGAGCGCAGAGAGCGCGCCTTGCGCGAAAGAGGCGAGCTCCCACGGCGAACATCTGACAGCCTGACCACATCTCGCGATGCCAGCGTCGCTTTTGTTCAAGATGCCGTTGCGGTGCAGGCGGCCAAAAACCGGCAACGTCGTGCGCTCGAGCAGAAGAACGCACTGCGTGTGAGCGGTGCTGACCCGGAAAAGATCCGTGCTGCCAATCAGGCGTTTCGCGATGCCATCGCAGCCGTGCGCCGGCAGCGGGAAGATGAGCGGGAAGAGACCAACAGCCGCGGCGACATCAAGGTCAGGAGCTATGTGCGCTCCGACGGCACTCGCGTGCGCGCCTTCCGCCGGTCGAGGTGATTCATGAGCAGCAATATCATCGGCGATGTCGCTCGGCGTGAGAAGCTGCGCAGGGAAATCGAACACGGCGCCGAAACCCAGCGCCAGCTCGTCAACTCTCTCTCGCCCATCGATCGCGCGCGCCGCGCACGCCTTGATCCTGATGCAGTGAAGGGTCGTTTTCTCGATCGCTCTGCGCTTTCCGCCTACGGACACCAGGAGCAGCAGGGCAGGGATGATCCGCTGGCGTCCTATGGCCATTCCCATCAGCAGCAGCTCGGAATCGTGAACGATCAGGTCGCCGTTCTGAAAAATCGCCTCGCACAGTCCGACGAAGATGCCGAGCGCGCCGAGTGGCAAAAGCAACAGCGCGTTTCGGCGCCCGATCCTGAGACGATCGATCCGCGGGGGCTTGCAAACCGTAAGGACGCCTGAGTTCCTGCATGCCGGATACTCGCCTCGACGAGCTCGTCAAGCACCGCATCGGGCTTGAGAGATACCAGACGAGCATTTTGCGCCAGGTCATCCCTGTGCTGCACGACGCTGAACAGGATCTCGTGCAGATCATTCGCGAGAAGCTGTTCGATCCGCGTCTTACGCTGTCGGAGGCCCGTCGCCTCGAGACCACGCTGCGCATGGTGCGCAAAGCGCAGCTCGAGGCCTACGAAGTCATCTTCAAGCGACTGTGGAGCGAGTACCGCGGTCTGTCCGCCCATGAGGCAGACTGGGCGAAAAGCTACTATCGCGATCTGTTCGCCGTCCAGCACAGCATCGAGGTGCCTTCGGCATCCATGCTTGTCGCCGCGGCTTTGGAGCGGCCGATGTCCGGCCGCCATCTCAAGGCCTGGGCCGACAAAATGACCGCCGAGCACATTGCCGAGGTCGAGCGGCAGATCAGGCTTGGCGTCATTGAAGGCGAGTCCATCGATCAGATGGTGCGCCGGCTCCGTGGCACCGAGGCCTTCCGGTTTCGCGATGGCGTGACGGCAAAGCAAAGGCGCAGTCTCGAGGCTCTGGTCCGCACGTCCGTCAACCACATCACGAACGCAGCGCATCTGAGCTTTCTGCAGCAGAACCCCGAGGTCTTCAAGAAAGTCCAGTTCGTTGCGGTGCTCGACAACCGCACGACGCCGCGCTGCCGGTCGCTCTCAGGCCAGATCTTCGACGTCGATAAGGCGCCCGTCCCTCCCTTGCACGTCAACTGCCGTTCGACGCTGGTCGGGCTGCCGACGGCGCCGGACGGCACACCGGCTGCTGAGCCGCTGGCCGATGTCTCATACGAGGAATGGCTTCGCGAGCAGCCGGTTGCGGTCCAGGAAGATGTGCTGGGCGTCGCCAAGGCCAAGCTCTTCCGCATCGGCGATCTCAAGCTCGATCGCTTTGTCGACCACACCGGCAAGGAGCTGACCCTCGATCAGCTGAAGCGTCAGGAGCGTGCCGCCTGGGAGCGTACGTTTCTGACCGCCGAAGATCGCCGCGCAATGTCCGTCATCCGACGCGTCAACAGCCTCGTCAACCGCGCGCCAGAGGACCTGAGGCCGCTGGCAGAGATCGGTCAGCGCGCCTGGCAGTTCCTGCGCTTTCATTCCAGTCAGTGGCTCGAGGCTGTCGCGACCCAATGGAGCCGGCCGGTTGATCCTGAGCTCGTCAGCCTCGTGTTCCTGCTCGATTTCTTCGATGGGCCGGTAACCGTCCAGCTCTACCGCTCATCGGCGTTCTGGCGCTCGATCATCCGCCGGGGATTGCGGCCGCGGCCGGCTCTTGTCTACCCTCATACCCGCATGCCGCGCGGGCTCATCGTGCATCCGACCGTGCGGCGTGTGCGCGGCGAGCTGTTCCCGCCGCCAGGTCGCTCACGCTCTCCGGTGCCCGTCGGTCCACGGCCGCGGCCGGGCGAAGGCATCATCATCGACATCGATCCGACCCGTCCACCGCAGCCACCGACACCCAGGCCGATCGTTCCGCCCCGCCGGCCTGACAGCATCATTATCCCTCCGGGCCGCAGAGGGCCTGCAACACGACGGCCGCCTGCCGACATGCCGGTGCCACCACCGCGCGCGCCGGTGCCGACGGAGCGCCTGCCGCACGTCATGCGCGTCATCCCCGACAAGGGCGCCGAGGCGATCATCCCGAAGATCGCCGATGACGTGCAGTCGCTGCCGCCGCCGAGCCCGGTGCGCGTTCTGCCCTCGCCACAGCCAAGCCAGCTGCCGGCAAGAGTTCCGGCGCTCACCAACAATCTTCCGGCACCCAAGAATCCGCTGCGCATCACGGTGCCTGAGCTCGAGGCCGAGCTCGATCGTCTGCTGCCCAAGGAAGGCGCTCGCTTCAATGTCGAGGATGCGTTGCGCAATCTCTGGAACGCGTTCAAGCAGCGCGGGCACGATGGCTTCGAGATCCTCGACAGCCAAGGCGTGCCGCGGGTCAGGATCGGCATCAACGAGGATCAGCTCACCACGTTTCTCGACCGCTGGCGCGCGGCGCGTGCCGCCTTCGACCAAGCTCAGCGCCCGCTGCTGCCGGCTCCACCCGCACGTCCTGCGTTGCCCGGGGCAGCACGTGTCGCCGATCGGATCGAGGTGCGGCCGGGTGCGCAGGCGCCGAATGTCATTCATCTGCCCTATCGCCCGCCACCGCACCCATTGCCGCCCCACGGCGTACCAGGCGATCTTGCGGCTGTGGCCAAGAACCAGCTTGGCAATGGTATCAGAGCCATCGAGGATCTGCCCAAGCCACGCGCGCGTCGCCGCGTGCCGCTTGCGCCCCGCATTGCCGCGCGCCGCGCGCGCGAGGCAGAGGCGCGCCGGCTTGTCGCCGAACAGCAGATCCGCGATCTGCTTGCCGAGCTCAATGAGATCAACGCCGGGCTGGAAGGCCTGCGTCCGATCTCACGCCAGCTGCAGGCGCGTGCCGACGTGCTGCAACGACTCACCTTGCAGAACAGGCTCGAAACGGACGTCACGGTCTATCGCCCCGTCCGCTGGGCGAACTTCGCCGAGCGTATGGGCCCGTCTCCGGCGCGACTCGATAAGGTCATCTTCGAGTCTCCGTCGTTCCTGAGCGGCACCGGGAACGAGATCACTGCCTTCGAGGCAGGTGCTCGCTTCGGCAAAGGGCCGCTTGTCGTCATGCGCATCAACCTCAAGAAGGGCGACGTCGCCCTGGCAGGCAACCGTGAGGCGCATGAGCTGGTGCTGCCGGCAGGCTCCCGCCTCAAGGTGACGGCGGTGCGCCGCATGCGCGCTTCCGAGATTCCGGCCGATCTGCGCAATCTCTACCCGCAGAACCAGGAGTTCTGGCTGGCTGACATCGAGATGGTGCGGCCAGGAGATCCGGTCGACCGTGCCATCACGGCCGCCCGCACGACCCAGCAGCGTTACGTCGACCGCATGCTGCGCACGCCGCTCGACAACGAGGCCGAGCAGGCCATGCGGCGCACGCCATACGCTCCGTTCCGTCAGGTGGGTGAAGGCGTTGACGAGTGGCCGGTCTACGATCCGTCGTCCGGCGAGATGCTGGTCGGTCCGCCGAAAGCCCATCCCATCATTGTCCTTGGCCGCGAGCAGCGTGCGATCGATCCGACGGATGCGGCATCGGCTCCGCTGTTCCGTCGGGCGCTGGGCACGCTCATCAATCGGTCCGGCCGTGCTCAGCCGTTGACGAATGAGATCGCCAAAGAGGCTGAGGAGATCGGCAATCGCTACGTCAAAGGCTTTTCTCTCGAGCGGTTCCTGCGCCGGCTCGATGCCGGCAATCTCTCGAAAGCGGATCGCTTTCTGCCTGAGCCGCGCGCCGACATCGTGCGCAAGGTGCGCGAGCTGATCGATGTCGATATGGAGCAATTCGGCGATGCCGCCGGGCCGCTCGGGCATGCGCTGCTGAAGAAGGATCCGGTGGCGTTCGCGCGCATGGTCTCGCAGCTGTCGGACGCGCGCATGAGCCAATACTTCCTCGACCGCGGCTATGATGCGACGCGCGCCGCAGTGGAGGGCGCGGAGCTCCAGCGTGGTGCCCGGCTGTTCGCTGAGCTGGTCGATGGCATCACCAAGGGCAAGGCGCGCGTCAAGTTCTACGACCTCGCCAACGTGGATGGAGCGCTCAGAACCTATCGTGGCAGAGAGCATCTGGCGCAGGCCTTTGAGGCTTGGTTCGCGCTGGAGTACAGCCCGAACCCGACCTGGCGCCGGATGATCGATCACATGATGCCTGGGCTGGACGAGGTGATGCGTCGGGTGCTGAGGGCGCGCTCGCGCGAGGCGTTCCCGGACGTGTGGGCGCCGACGCTGCGCATGGCCCACAACCGGCGCATCGTGGCCGATCCGCGCGCCATCGATGTCGATCGTCTGACGTTTGAGCTGGAGGCGCCACCGGCCAGCATTGCCGCCGGCATACGCGAGAGCGTGCGGCAGCGGTTCTATGACTACCTCGAGGGCGAAGGGTCGCTCGCCAAGCGCGTTCACAACCAGATCGCCAAGGACCTCGGTATCTCGCGGCAGGATGTCGAGGTGCTGATCCGTGAAGCGCAGCGCGCGGGCTGGGTCAGGGCTCAGGGTCGCGGCTTCCGCGTGGTGCCGGCCGACAGGCGTCCGCCGCGCCCCGTCGGCACGCCGGCCATCTCCCCGACGCAGCATCAGCGCGACCTATTCTACGACTATCTGGAAGGCAAGACCGGCGGCTCGGAGAAATCTCTCGGCTCGCTGAGCCAGGCTGCCTTGCGCGATCTGCAGCGCGAGATCGGCGCGACGCCGATACAGATGAGCCGCCTGACGTTTGAAGCGCAAGAGGTGGGCTGGCTCAAGCGCGATGCGCGCGGACAGCTCAGGCGCACATGGACCCGCGGTCTGGAGCGGACTGACAAGGCACCGCCGCCGCGGCCAAAGTCGCAAGATATCGAGCGGATCGAGGGGACACTTGGCACGCCTGCTGGTAGGATCGAACCGGCAGAGGCGCCGAAGCGACGGCGAGGTGACGATGGCGACTTTGGCGGAACTGGAGGCGCGGGAGAAGGACCTGCTGGGCCGGGCCCCCAAGGCGGAGGACTATCCGAACCCGGAGGCCTTCGCGGAAGCGAGAGCGAGCTGGATCCGAACATACGGGCCAGCGCTGAGGATCCTCCGCTCAGAAATCTCCCGACGCAGATCACAGTCCCGGGCCGCGGCAAGGTCACGTTCGGGCCGCTGAAGCAGGCGCGGCAAGCGGCAATCGACTACATGCGCGACGCGGGTCTGCCTTACAACCCGCCGCGCACCTACGTGAAAGTCGATCCGGCGCGTGCCAGGCGCATCGCCGAAGCCTATGAGGCGATGCCGCACAATCCCAACGATCCCGAGGTGAAGGCCGCCTTCAAGGCGATGATCGAGGAGACTCTGGCTCAGTATCAGTACATCAAGAAGACCGGTCTCAAGATCGAGATGATGGACCTCGATCAGCCCGACCCCTATGCCGCTTCGCCGCGGCTCGCTCATCTCGACGTCATCGAGAACAACCACCTCTGGGTCTATCCGACGGACGCCGGCTTCGGATCGAATGCCGATTTCGATGTCAGCGACAATCCGCTGATGCAGTTCACCGATGAGTACCTGAACGGCAAGCGCCTCAGGGCAAATGACGTGTTCCGCATCGTCCATGACTACTTCGGCCACTTCAAAGAGGGCGTCGGTTTCCGTGCAGATGGCGAGGAGAACGCGTGGCGCTCGCACAGCGCCATGTACTCGCCGCTCGCCCGGCGAGCGATGACGACGGAGACGCGCGGACAGAACTCCTGGGTCAACTTTGGCCCGCACGGTGAGAAGAACCGCACGGCCAAGGCCGAAGATACGATCTTCGCCGACCAGAAAACGGGCCTGCTCCCGCAATGGGTTGTTGACGAAGGCGCAGGCGATCCGCCGGACGTGACGCCCCCTGCGCAACCAGAGCCGACCCGAAACATTCTCGATCGGGCGCATCTCACAGAGCTTGTCCAGCGCATCGTCTCTGAAATGCGTGGTGTTCCGCTCGATCGCATCGCCCATCAGCGCCTCCCGGTGCGCACCGAGTCCGAACAGACGATGGTGAATGAGGTCTGGCGCCACGCCACGCTGTCGCCAGAGATCGAAAAGGTGATTTCAGGTGCCGAGTCCATCACGCTCTCTGAGCCGACCGACGGGCCCACCTACTACGATCCTGTGACGGGAACGCTTGAGATCGGCCGGCGCAATCCTTCGGCGCCTCAGGACCGGGTCTGGATCCGCCACGAGTTCGGCCACCACCTCGACCTGCCGATGACGCCGGACGGAACGGTGGTGCAGTATTCGGCCGCGCCAGAGTTCGGCCTGGCCAAAGCGATGCAGGCCGATCTCGAGCAGCTGGCGCGCAGCTACGCGCCTGATGCGAAGGTCGTCCTGCGTGCCGAGTCCGCGCTGCAGCGGTTCAAGGATCGTTACGGGATCGATCTTGCGAAAAACGTCTCTGATATTGGGCTTGCGCATCGCATGGCTGAATACGCGTTGACCGGCAATGCGGCGTTCCTGAAGCTGGTTGACCAGGCCGTGCGGACTGGTGCGATCAGAGACGCCAAGATCGCCAGCGAGTTCATGGTCTATTCAGACTTGACGGCTGCGGTGACAAAGCTCAAGCTTGGCACCGGCCATCCTGAGACGTACTTCGCCGGTGGATTTGATATCGGCGAGGGTTACACGAGTCGTCATGCCAATGAGGCATTCGCCAACTGGTTCGCGCTGCATTCGAGCGATGTGACCGGTTGGCGCCTGCTTATGCAGCAGTATTTCCCGCGCGTCGTGGAGTCCAATGCGTCGATCCTGGATCGCATGGGAGCCGATGCGCATGGCGAACAGTGAGCTCACACCTGCTGCCATCAGTGTCCTGGCCGATGAACCATTTGCCAAGCGGATCGAGGACAACGGGCGGGTGCTGTCCGTTGATCTCTTCTTCGATGGCCCAGAATGCAAGGCGCGGCTCAAAGCCGGCAAGATCGACATCGTCTTGAGCGCCGGCGGCGCGGAGCGGCTGTCGCACGTGCTTTATGAGGCGGCGCGCACGGCAGAGCGCAAGATGCACTGGGCCAAAGTTCGCGGGCTTTCGCCGGCGCCTACCGCGAGTGCGCAAGCCGATCTTTTTGGTTGAAACAAATCAAAAAGCACTGAGCCGGCTGATGTCCAAAGACAACTACGAGATCTTCCAGGATCTTCCTTGCGACAGGACGCTTCACGTCGTGCCGCTTGGCGATCTTCGCGAGCACGAGACAGAGCGCACGTGCTGGTGCCGACCGCGTCTCGAGATCGAGGGAGCCTATTGGATCCTCGTGCACAACAGCCTCGACGGCCGCGAGGCATTCGAGGAAGGCAGGAGAAAACCGTCGTGACACTCACCATCTGTTGTCCCGCTTGCGGCTGGACGGGGTCAAAAGAAGATCCACATGAAATCCTTCATAAGGTCCTGGATGAGCCGAAGCTCTCAGGAAAAGATGACCTCGCCTACCAACCCATTCGCTGCGGTGCCTGCGGACACGAGTTCTATCCGCTGGCAATTATAGGCGGCAAGCTCACCAGTCACTTCTTCGACGAAAACGGAAAGCGCTGGGAAGGCGATCAGAAGCATTTCTGGTGGAATCCGAATCCTGCCAATGCCTGACCCTGTTTTTGATCACGGTCCCCTCAAGGATGATTGGGACCGTTATGCAGAGTTGTTCGGCCCGTTGCCGTTTCACGTTCACAAACTCGAGTCCAAAACACTGCGTGCGCTAGCAGATCTGATCTCAGCTGCAGTTGCGCGCGGCTCCCCAATCACAAAGTCCGAACTTGACGGGATCGGCTACGAGCACCCGCACCCTGGGCTTTTCCACTGAACTCAAGAGGGCACTGGCTATGAGCAAGTCGAACGCCTTTGAAACGGCGCTGCTGAAGCTGATTTTCCAGAATACCGACATCACCAACCTTGGCGATGCGAATGGAGTTCTTGGCAGCGATACCGCCGGCAATCTCTATGTCAGCTTGCATACCGGTGATCCCGGCGAGAGTGGTAATCAGGAAACCAATGAGGCTGACTATACCGGTTACGAGCGTGTCGCTGTGGTCCGATCTGCTTCGGGATGGACGGTGAACGGGAACGCGGTCAATCCGGCTGCCAATATCGATTTTCCGCAGTGTACCGGTGGCACCAATACCATCACGCATTTTGGTGTCGGCACGGCAGCAAGCGGTACTGGTATGCTGCTCTACAAGGGAACAGTCACCCCGAACATCAATGTCAGCGAGGGCGTGACGCCAAGGCTGACTACCGACACGAATATCACCGAGGACTGATCGGTTCGATTCCGTCGGGATCGAACGGGGACCGCCTAGTGCGGTCCCTTTCTTTTTTGGGGTTCGCGATGGGAAAGCTTTTCGATCTTGTGCGCGTCGTGACGAGCACGACCGGGCAGGGGACCATAACGCTTGGGCCGGCGGTTGATGGATTCCTGACGTTCGCCGAAGCCGGTGTGCAGAATGGCGACGTCGTCTCTTATGGCCTGCGCACTCTCGATGGTCAGCACGCCGAGGTCGGCGAGGGCACCTATTCCTCGAGCGGGCCGACGATGACGCGATCCGTCTCGGCTTCGACAAATGGCGGAGATCCCATCGACCTCGATGGACCAGCGGTCATCTTCATCACGCCGAGAGCCGTCGATTTTCTGCTGGCCGCCGTCGCGGCCGATTTTCGTGTCGGCACTGCGCTCAACAAGGCGCTCACGCCGAAGGCGGTTTGGGACGGCGCCGAATACGTCTCGCTGACGGATGCGAGCACGATTGCCGTCGACATGAGCGCCGGCTTCAATTTCCAGGTCACACTCGGCGGCAACCGGACATTAGGCAATCCGACGAGCGCCAAGCCTGGTCAATCCGGCGTGATCAAGATCAATACCAACGGCAGCAACCGCACTTTGGCATTCGGCTCCAACTGGAAAGCGGCTGGCGGCGAGGCGCCGGATATCTCTGATACCGACACGATCGATCTGCTGTTCTACCACGTCGTCGAATCCGATTTCATCGTTTACTCCCTGCTGACGGACGTGAGCTGATGATCCTGGCTGCAACAGCCGGATAAGTCGCCGAGGGCGCGGCCGTGGCCAATAAGCCAACCGATATCCACTATGAAGGCCAGATTCTTTTCGGATCTGTCGGGCAGTTCGGTCTTGGTGACCCAGGGTTTCCCCGGGGCAGCGCTGTTGGAACCGCCGCCGGCTCATCATCTGCATCTGGTGGCGGTGGCCGGCTTACCGCACCACTTCTCCCTGTCCATCTCGTCGGGCATGTACTTTTCGGCGCGATAGGACAGTTCGGGCTTGGGGATGCGGGCGATCTCAATCCGATCGTTGAAGCCGCTGGCTCCGCATCGGCCAGCGCTGAAGCCAACGCGTCAGCGACCACCGTTCTCTCATCGACCGCCTCGGCTGTCGGTTCGGCAACCAGCACAGGTGCTGGAACCGGCATATTCGATGCGGCGGCCAGCGCCGATGGTGACGCGCAAGCATCGGCGACTGGCCTTGGTTTGGCGGTCGTCGCGGCAGTAGGCAGCGCATCAGGAACTTCGCAAGCAACGAGTGCGAGTGTTGCGACTGCTGCAGCCTCCGGCAGCTCATCCTCGCTCGCAGAGCTTGTCGCAGTTGGTGCTGCGACCTCGGCCGCGGCAGCTTCGAGCTCTGCCGCAGCTACAGCTGCCGCCATTGGCGCTGCTGCGGTTCAAGCTATCGGTGTAAGCACTGGATCTTCTGCAGCCGAAGGAACGTCAGCGCCCGTTGCTGCTGGAGCCGGCGAGAGCGCTGCATCTGCTGCTGTTGCCGGCTCGCTTCACGCACGAGCCGATGCGACTGGCTCGGTTTCAGGAACGTCAACCGCATCAGCTGCGGCGTTGCTGACAGCTGCGGCGACTGGCGCGAGTTCCGCAGCAGGCAGCGCAACAGCTGCCGGGCGAGAAGTTGCCCTCCAGACGCGCGTTGACCGCGAGGGCCACGTTCTCTTCGGTGCGCTGGGCCAGTTCGGGCTTGGTGATGCCGGCGAGATCCCCGGTATCCTGCTTGCTTCGGCCGGAATCAGCGCTGGCGTAGCGGCGGCAGATGCAATCGGGCGGTCAATCGCAACCGCTGCCGGATCGGCTGTCGCCACCTCCACCGCCGCCGCGTTTGGTATCGGCGAGATCGGCACGTCCGGAACCGTTGCCGGACAGAGCACCGCTGCGGGCGTTGGCAGCGCCATTGCTGCTGCTGCTGGATCCGTTGTCGACGCGAGCGGTTCCGCTGACGGCCATGCACTTTCACAAGCTTCCGGCGTCGGTGTTGCTATCGGCAACGCGTCGGCCAGCGCCGTCGGCAGATCAACATCTGATGCCGCTGGCACTTCTGCAGCCGTTGCTTCCGCGGTCGCGGCCGGTGCAAGCATCATTGACTCGTCAGGCGTTGCTGCGGCTGCCGCGACAGCTGCCGCGCAAGGTGCCGCCACTGCAGCCCGCGCTGGGATTGTTTCGTGTTCTGCTGCTGTCAGCGGGAACACTGCTGCCACCGCATCGGCCTCAGGCAACGCATCGGCCGAGACAACCGCTCTTGCTGATGGCGCCTCTACGAGCGAGGCAGCTGGCAGCACATCCGCCACGGCCGATGCGGACGGGCGCGGTCGAGCTGTCGCCCCACTGAGGCCCGTTGACCGCGAAGGTCACGTTCTCTTCGGTGCGCTGGGTCAGTTCGGACTTGGCGATGCTGGCGATAATCTTACTGGCACCGTTCAGGCCGTGGGCTCGAGTAGTGGTGCGGCGCAGACATCTGCGATTGGCGCGTCCACTGCAGCAGCGGATGGCGTTGCAGCTGCTGTCGCCAGTACGAGCGGCGTTGCGTCAACGATCGCTGCCGCGTCCGGTCAGTGCCAGGCGCAGAGCGGCGTCGCCGGTGCTGGCTCGACGGTCATCAACGCAAGCGGCTCTGCTGAAGCTGCGTCCGGCGCTGAGGGGCGCGGCGCATCCATAAGCGCAGCCGCGGCCACGGCGGCAGGCGCAAGCACGACCAGCGCGAAAGGCGCATCGCGGTTTTCGGCTTATGGCCTTATCATCGCCATGGCCGCCGCGCTCGCGCTGTGGATTGCTACCCACAGCAGTATCGGCCTGTCCGTTTCTGGTGCTTCTGCTGCAGCCCGTGGGGCTTCCATCGCGGCAAGCGCAGGGCAGGCGAGTGGCACCAGTGCTGTCGATGGTGGCGGTGCATCAACGCATGCCGCATCTGGGTCAAGCGCCGGCGCAGCCACAGCATCTGCCGAGTCGGCGCTGACCGGCGAAGCGAGCGGTCTGGCGCAAGGTCTTGCAGCCGTCGAAGGTGTCGGTCAGTCGACCGCGGCAAGCGCGGGTGCTGCTGGCGGTGATGCCGCGAGCCAGGCTGTTCTGGCAGCGACTGCCAGCGCAGTCGGATCGGCGCAAGGAACCGCGAACGCTGCAGCCGACGGCGCCAGTTCCGCTGCCGGCGTCGGTACAGCGATTGGCCAGAGCGAGGTTGCCGGCGAGGCCAGATCGTCTGCTGCATCGGCCGGATCCTCCCCTGGCCTTGCAACCGTCGAAGGCACTGGCGCGGCCACAGCCGCTGCTGTCGGTGTGTCGGATGCTATTGCATCCGTGTCGGCCGGCTTCTCGGCCACCGACGCTGGCGTCGGCGCGGTTGCCGGTGTTGCAACGGCGGCGGCGAAGGCCGAAGCGACCGCTGCCGGGACAGGCAAGGCCGAAGGATCGGTTGCTGTCCTGGGCGCTGGAACCGGCATCGCCCCGGCCGCTGGCAGTGGCGATGGTGCTGCAGAGGCCGCAGCTGCTGGCGAAGCCGCGGCGATCACTGTCGGCGAGACGGCCGGCTCGAGCACTGTTGCTGGAACCGGCGCTGCCACCGCGGAAGGCTCCGGTTCCGCGATCGGCACCAGCGTTGTCAGCGGCGGCGCAAGTGCGACAGCTGCCGGCGTCGGACAGGTTGCTTGCGTCGCAACGTCGGAAAGCACCGGAGCTCCGATAGCGGCTGCTGCTGGTGGCGTGTCAGGCGATGCCATCGTTGATGGTCAGAGTCTGCCGCTTGTCACCCTCTCCGGCGACGGTCTTGCCGAGGGCTCTGCGACCGCTAACGGCGTCGTCGCCGCAACGCATGCATCCGCCGCCGAAGCCGTAGCCGCATCGCTTGTTTCAGCTGTTGGCGCTGCGACGGCTCAAGCCCGTGGGTCCGTCGAGGCGAGCTCGAGCGTCGCCGGCGTTGTCTTCTCGACAGCAGCCGCGACCGGTGCGGCGGCGGGCAGCTCGACTGCCGATGCGGAAGCTGCTTGGACGGCAGCTGCTGCCGGCGACGCGGATGCCAGCGCTTCTATCAGTGGTGATGCGGAATCAACCGCCGCAGCTGCCGGTCGGTCCGAAAACCTGGCCGCGGTTGATGGGCGAGCTGCGGCCCGTGCTGATGCTGCAGGTGTCGGTGCCGGCGTCGCTACTGCCGATGGCGCACTTCGCGCGGATGCGTTTGCTGCAGGCTTTGGCCAAGGCGAAGCGGCAGCGGCGGCGCAAGGAGCGGCGGCGGCGGCTGCTGCCGGGGAGGTCTCCGCCAGCGCGAGCGTGGCAGGCGCAGGCGCTTCGACGGCAGCTGCTGTTGCGGAGAGTGCCGGCGCTGTTGCAGTCGAGGGCAGTGCTGCAGCCACTGCCGCTACCGTTGCAACGGCCGAAGCTGTTGCCGATGCTCATGCGACCGGTGCTGCGACGGCGAGCGCAGCTGGTGTTGCTGCTGGTGAGGCGAGCGCTGTCGCCGATGCCCGAAAGCTCCTGTCGGGCGCCGGCGCGAGCGAGGGCCAGGCGAGCGCAAGTGCCCACGGCGTTGCGCTACGCATGGGAGCGGGCGCTGCGGTCGGCGAGGCCTCCGCGGCTGCGACGGGCCGGGCGACGCATTCGGCTGTTGCGGCTGCGTCCGGTTCCGCAGAAGTCGCGGCACAGCACGATTCGATCCTGTGGTGGGAAGGCCTGGCCTCGGGCCACGCCACCGCCGCCGGCGTCGGTAAGGCGCTGCATCAGCTCAACATCCAGTCCGATCACTGGCCTGCAGCGGCGCTCGCCGTGTCCGCGGAGCCCGCCGCTGAGATCGACGTGGTTGCGCAGGCGCCGGTCGCAATTGCTGTAAGTGTGCGTGGCGAGGCACCACCAAAGACAGCGAAGTCTCGCAAGCTGCATGTTGCCACGCGCGTGATGTCGCTGAGCGAAGTCGAAGTCTCACACGATAGTGCGATGGAAATGTCGGTCTCGAGCGGCCCGGCGGTGATCATCTCGACGCTTGTTCTCGAGCTGGTCGAGACGGGGTCGAGCAACGGACCCGAGATCGACACCGATGCATCTCATGGGCCGAAGGCAAGAATTGCAACCCGAGCGAGGTCGTGATGATACCCCTTGGCAATACTGTCGTCGTCTCTGCTGTCATCAGGGACAAGGCCACGAAGGCGCTGATCGATCCTGAAACGCTGCGCTGTCGCGTCAAGCGGCGCGCGAAGGACGCGGAAGAGACCGTTTATGTGTACGGCACGCATCCCGAGTTGACCCGGCGCAGTGTGGGCACCTATGAGCTGAGAATCACACCAGACGCGCCTGGCGCCTGGATCTATCGTTGGGAAGGCGACGGACCGTTTGAGAGCGCGCGGGAAGGCACGTTCAACATCGAGCCGAGCAATTTCGGATGACGGACTATTCTCCTGAAAGCTTCGCCGACCATCCAGAATCGATCCAGGAGCTTCGCTCCGACAGGACGCAGAATGCCGCTGACTGGTCACCGCGCGATGCGCTGATTGCGATGTTGAGAAAGATCGATCGCGGCGAGATCGACTCCGATGCGCTGGTTGTGGTCTGGCGCCAGCGCAAGGGCGAAGGCGTAGCTGAGTCGGGTTTTGCTGTGGCAAGTCCGGATGTGCATGTAACGCTCGGCTTGCTGGTTCACGCCCAGCACAAAGTGATGGGATTGCCCTGATGGCTGACGAAGACGAGGATGAGATCGAGATCCCAGAGCGTACCTTCGAGCAGGCGCTGGAAGGGCTCGTTTCGGTCGGCGGCGCGGGACCTGGCGGAGCGCTGCGGTTCTATGATGCCGAGGGCCATATCCTGACGCCTGAGCAGATCGCGCGGCGCCCGCCGCCGAGGAAGGCGCCCAACATCAAGCTGAAGTTTCGCGCTCGCCGGGATTAGTCTCGTCGCACCACGCCATGAGCGCGCCGATCTTCTGAGTTGCTTCGGCTTCGATCTCGGCGCAGGTCGGTCTTCCGAGTGCTCTGTCGATGCGGTCCAGTATGTGCTGTCGCGCGAACGGAGTTGCCGGGCCGCCGTAGATCATGTGGTAGGCGTCATTCAAAAGGCGCTCCAGCTCTTTCACGCGATCGGCAGTCATGGGCGGGGTTCCAGCTCAGCCTCGAGCTCGACCACTACCGCGTCGACCTCATTCAGGAATTGCAGCGCCGCGCGGGCCAGCTTCTTCTGTCTCTCAAAGGACTTCGAGTAGATCATGTCGCGATAGAGCGTCGGGTCGAGGATGTGTCCGACGTTGTGCATGTGGTGCTCCGCTTCCAAAAGCGTTTCGAGGTGCGGCTTCACCGCCTTCAGGTTCTGATACAGGAAGCCGATCGTGTCCATCGCCAGCTTGTGCTCGGGCGATACGTTGTTCCTGTACTTCTCGGCTGGATCAACCATGAATGCCCATCCCGGGTGCCAAAGCATAGGGTTCTAGTCTAGGAGCACTAGACCGCTCAGTCGAGCAACTATTCGGGCTTTCCACTGCCGACTTCTCGTCATAGTATTGATCTACGGAGACCGGTTATCGAATGTAGGTGTTCGCCATGATTGATCGTCGCTCGTTTCTCACTGCAGGCGCTGCGCTTCTGCCGGCCTCCTGGCTCACTCCTGCACGTGGCGCTGAGACGCTCGCCGGCGAGCCGATCATCGGCACATATGCCATCACCCTGCCGCGCGACGGCGTTTACCGGGTGATGGCGGACGGCATCTGGGCCAAAGATCCGACAGAGCTGTCGATGTTTCTGACGCGCGGCTCTGACATCAGCATGATCGCGGCTGCGGTTCGCGCGCCGCGGCCGGGCGAGGGCGGCGAGCTGGTGCTGGCGACGCGCATCGATGCCAAGGCACACGATCGCATCTCGATCGAGGTCTCGAGCGATACCAACTCGATGCCGCGGCTTGCCGCGATGCCTCTCATCTTCTACGCGTAAATCTGTCTAGCGTCACTTGACCTGAATCTGCGTCGGGCATAGCGTCACCTCTACAGGAGGTGGCGCATGAATGCTTTGGAGCAACATCTAAAGCCCGATCAGCTGTTGCGGCTGCGATGTCTCGAGCTGGCGCTCAACAACCGGCACGCGTTCTCCGATGGAGAGCGACGATCGTTCACGGAATGGGCTGATCTCTTCCAGCAGTTCGTCATGACCGGCGTGCCCTTCACGGATAATCCGTGGATCACGGGGAACGTCACCCGCCAGCATGAAATCATGCAGAAGAACCCAGAGCTTGCCAGGAAGCTCATTGCCGAAGTGAGCGAGGCTCGCGGCGAAAACTCAGCACCAGCAACCCAGGAGTAGTGACATGCCTGTGCAGATTCGCATGGATCATACCGGTGACACCCGCTTTACGTTCGATGCTGCCGATGAGGCGGCTGTCGCCGAAGCCGAGGCCCGTTTCAAGGAGCTGACCGGAAAGGGCTTCCGCGCCGCAGCCTTGGGTGAGAGCGGTGAGCCTGGACGTCTGCTCAAGGAGTTCGATCCGACCGTCGAGCGCACGCTCTTCATTCCGGCTCTGCAGGGCGGCTAGTCCATGTGGCCACCAGAGGGGATCAATGATCTCCAGTATCTGGAAAGGGAGATCGAGCGGGCCGCGACGCGATCTCCAGTACATGGGCATGCAGGTGGTCGTGGATGCTGCGGATCAGGCCGACAACACTGGCTTGATGGGCTTACGCATCGATCGGGCTCTTCTCGATCCTGTAGACAGCGATGTCGGGATCGGCCTCTGTGCTCCCAATTTCGAGGCGGAGCTGGCTGAACACGCGCGGCGTATCTCGCAGGCCGACGTCGTTATCGACCGCTACAATGATTTCGGGGGCGACAAGAAGGCCAGCGAGAAGTCCATCAAGCTGCTCAAGGAAAACCTGACGCCCAAGCAGCTCGAAACCTATGAGAAACATCGCTGGTTCGAGGTGAAGGGCGGCGACACCGGCCGGACCTACCGCATCTATCACCGCCGGCAAATGAACGTCTCGGTGCGCAACTGGCGCGGCAAGCACAAACACGGGCTCTGCTTCCTGCCCACCGGCGGCCTCGCCATTGGAGATATCCTGCTCGGACAGAAGATCGCGCTCGAGCTCTACGAGCACGATGCCCTCAAGGTCGCCAACCGGTTCGATCATGACCCTGGCATTTGGGTCACGCCCTTCGAAACTTCTTTCGAAGAAGTGGTCTAGTGACGCTTGACGTCTCCGCTGGCTGACCTTACACGTGATTCTGCCACGAGCGAGCGGTGTGGGGTGGAGCAGTGGTAGCTCGCTGGTCTCATACGCCAGAGGTCGTCGGTTCGAATCCGACCCCCGCAACCAATCGATCCCATCCGAGATAAAAGCCGCCGGGGATGGGAAAAAGGAAGTGGTGACAGCGCGCATCTCGCGCCAACACACGGAGGCTTGCCATTCATGTTCAAGAGCGCAGCATACCCCGATACTCCGCTCGATCACTCCAAATCGCGCGATTTCATGCGCACCAACCTCGGCCTTTCGCCAGTACAGGATTCGCTCGAACTGAATGGCGAGGCGGCAACCGACGTCACGCTCGAAGCCTATCAGACGACGCTCGTCTCGGCAGACGCTGGCGCCCAATACAATCTGCCGGATGGCGAATACGTTGGCCAGCGCAAGCTGCTGAAGGCCGATGTCTCCGACGCAGGAACATGCGTCGCTTCCGACGCGGCCAAGGCGAAATTGATCGTCAATGGACTCCATGGCCAATCGGCAGCGAACGTCACTGCGCTCACCTTCGATGCCGATGGCGAACTCGCTCTCCTCGAGTGGACAGGCGCGAAATGGAATGTCGTCTACGCAACCGCTACGGTCACGGATGATTCGGTATAGCGCGCGGCAAGACCAATTTGAACGGGCACCTTCGGGTGCCCGTTGTATTTTGATTGCAAATCAGCAACACCTTTGCACCTTTCAGAAAAAAATCTTGACAGGCGCATTTTTGCTGGTTGACGCAAGAGCCAATTTGGTCTAGCACCACGATACCATCGGCTCATTGCGAGCGATGAGCTATGGGCCCTCCTTGGGCGTTGTTTCCTCCCTAGACTTGGGCCGTTCGGAAATCCGGACGGCCTTTTTCGTTGGGGGATCGTTCAGTACGGCGAAGGCGGGGTGCCTGCGCTTTGCGATTGTCCTGAGATGTGCTGCTCAATACGCCCACTCGATTTTGGAGTGCGGCAGGTCACGGCTTTCCGAAAAAGCAGCGCTCAGGGTCGTCGATCGATGCGGGACCATTTGGGCTCGTCGAGACCTCGCTCGACGCGCCGCATCTTCGTCTTTACCGCCGCAAACGAGCGGTGGTCTGAGGGTGAGCTCGGCGTAAAAACGATCGTCCTGTGCCGAGGATGCGTCAGCCTGTAATGCTGATTCTTGGTCTGCTCGATATCCCAGCCACGCTTCTTCGCGTAGCTCAATAGCTCGCGGCGGTAGTGTGCGGGGTTCATGGGCGTCTCCTCAGGCGGCACGCTTGATGGAGACTTGCTGAAGCTGCCACTGCAGAATGATCTTTTCGCGCAGCCACGCTCGAAAAAGAGCTTCATGCAGCGGTTTCGAGTAGGACCAGTGTCCATTCACTCCCATCTGTCGCGCGCGGCTGCAGGCGACCTCGAGCTTTAGGATAAGTGCTCGCGTATTGTGGATCGCGGCCTTGGCATCGACCAGGAGATGCGCGGCTGGATCAACGAGCATATTCGGATCGTCAATGATCGGCGCCCATTTCGGAATGTCGCGACGATCATAACTGCCGATCTTCGCACGTAAATCAGCACAGCTTTGTTGCCAGGATTTGACGTCCTGCAGCTCGATCATGGTGGTCTCCTTGGGGCTCGCGTCCGGGTCGGGCAGGCGGTAGTCTCACGCCACTTGCCATCATGCGTCTAGTATAACTGGTCTTGATGCCGTCCAGCAAGGATCAGTCCAGCTCTCCACAGCTGGGTCAGTCGGGCGCCGTTCGCCTTCGTCCGTAATCGATCAGAGTGCCGGGCCGGCGCGATGCCGGGTCGGATCACCTCAACTGCCAGCTTGTCTGCCGGCGCGATGCCGGTCGAGAGCCGAGGCCAACCGCGGGCGCGATGCCTGCATTGAGGATTGTGATGTTCGACTTTCCACTGACCGTCAAATCAATCGACGAAGTTCCCGAAGAGTACCGCATCCTTTACGAGCTGAATGACGACGGCGAGGGCGCGACGCTCATCGCTAGTCTGAAGCAGCGCATAGAGGGTGTCGGTCCTGCCGGACAACGCGCTCTGCAGGAAGAGCGCAAGGCCCGGGCTGCTGCCGAAAAAGCCGCGAAGGCTTGGAAGGAGGCGGCCGGTGTCGAAACTCCGGAAGAGCTCACTGCCAAATTCGAGGAAATCGAATCCGAGTGGCAGCAGAAGCTCGAGGAAGCGCAGGCCACTAAAGGCGGCGACAAGGACGAAGATCTGAACAAGCGATTGCAGCAGGTCAGATCCGAAGTCGAGCGCGAGTGGAGCAAAAAGCTCGATCGGGAAATTGCCGAGCGCAAGAAGGCCGAGGAAGAGCGCGACCAGATGTTCAAAGACATGCAAAGGAACATGCTGGAGCGCGAAGCCATGGAGGCCATCGCAGCGCACAAGGGCAAGCCTACGCTGCTCAGGCGCGAGGTTATGGCCCAGCTCAAACTCGCCAAGACGGACGCCGGCTGGAAGGTCCGCGTCGTCGATGAAGATGGCGATGAGCGCTACGACGGCGATGGAAAGCCGATGACGGTCCACAACCTCGTGGCACTGATGCGCCAGTCCGATGACTACGCGGCTGCTTTTGAGGGCGATGGCGCCACTGGAAGCGGTTCACGGTCGCCGGCCGGCGGCACGAAGATCTCCTCAAAAACCAACCCCTGGTCCAAAGCGACGTTCAACGCAACGGAGCAGGCCAAAATCCTGAAGTCGAATCCTCAGCTCGCCAAGCAACTGCAGGCGCAGGCTGAGGCCGAGGCTCGCAGGTAAGGCCACAGCTCACTTCCGAAGTTTCAAGACCCCGTCTCTCGTGAGAGTGGCGGGGTCTCGTCGTTTCGGGAGCCGCGTCGGCGCGCTGAGGGCCACCAGCGAAAGAGGGCACCCCAGAAATGACTGAGACTCGCCTTGCAGACGTTATCGTTCCCGAGCATTTCAATCAGTATTCGATGCAACTTACCACCGAGTTGTCTCGATTCCGGCGCTCTGGGCTTGTGGTCGACTTCTCCGCGGAGCTTGGCTCCCAGATGGGCGGCACGACCGTCAACATGCCGTACTTCAACGATCTGGAGGGTGACGACGACGTCGTCGACGACACCCAGGATCTCGAGCTCAACAAGATCACGACCGGGCAGGATGTTGCGGTCAAGCTGTACCGCGCCAAGGCTTTCGGTGCAACCGACCTGTCCGGCGATCTCGCCGGCGCCGATCCTGTCAAGGCGATCGCCACGCGCTTTGCCGAGTGGTGGATCCGCAAGGAGCAGGAGGTTCTGATCTCGGTCTGTCAGGGCGCGCTCGGTTCGGCGCTGATGACCGATAACGTCCTCGATATTTCAAACCTCGAGGGCGCTGCCGCAAACTTCGATCCCTACAGCTTCATCGATGCGCAGGCGCGTCTCGGTGACCACCAGGATCTTCTGTCTGGCATTGCCTGCCACAGCAAGACCTACACGGCCATGAAGAAGGCTGATCTCATCGAGGAGATCCGGCCGTCGGATGGCGGTGATCCCATTCCGACCTACATGGGCAAGGTCCTGATCGTCGATGACAAGATGCCTTATTCTGAGGGCGTCTATACGACCTTCATCTTCGGCCAGGGCGCCATCGGCTACGTCTCCGCAAGCCCGAAGGTTCCCGTCGAGGTCGGTCGCGAGCCTCTGAAGGGCGGTGGCCAGGACTATATCGTCCAGCGCCGCTTCTTCGTCATGCACCCGCGCGGCGTGCGCTGGTCTCCGCAGCCTGGCGTCCCGGCGAGAGCGACGCCCACCAACGCCGAGCTGGCCAATACGGCCAACTGGCAGCGCTGCTATGACCCGAAGAACATCCGGATCGTGATGTTCAAGCACAAGGTCGGCTAAGGCTGATCACCCGCGCACTTACAAGCGGAAAGGCCGATCGGGATTGCCGGCCTTTCCGCTTGCTCCTCCATAACGACAGCAAAGCCGAGCCTCCCCGTGGAATATGATCAACTTTCTGAGCTGATGGAGCGGCGTGCCCGCAAGCGGGCCAAGCGCCGCCGTGCTCAAATGCGCGCGGCCCAGGCGGCCGTATTGCGCGTGCGTGCCGTTTACGTCAATGCCTGCGACAACGGCTGGAAAAGCGATGAAGCCCTGGCTCTGCAGCGCGCTTTTGTCGACGCCATGCAGATTGGCGATGAAGTGCATGCCGCGGCCATCGAACATCTGAGCCATCTGACCCCAGCCGAAGCCAACGCCGCCATCGACAAATACGAAGCGATCGTTGCAGCCCAGCATGCTGCCGAGCAGCAGGCCGATCCCGTTGTTGAGACCGCACCCTCTGCGGAAGAAATCGCAGAGCCGGAACCGAAGCATCCTGTTTCCCCAGAACCGGAGCCGGAAGCCCAGCCCGTTGCTACGGGTGCAGCGTTTGACGATGACGACGATCCATTCACCGATTGGGTCGACAATCCCGAAGCGAACGCAATAGCCGAGACGGCGCTGGAGCCTGTCGTTGAAAGCCCGCCGGTAGAATCCACGACAGAAATCGAGACCGTGGCGAGTCCTGTCTCTGAGCCTGCGCCGGCGGTCGAGAAGCCGAGGCGTAGACGTCGCTCGCGCAATTGAGTCTCATCATGGCCTACGCGACCCGGGAAGACATCGAAAGCCTTTACGGCCCTCAGCTCGTTTCCATCATCGCTGATCTCACCGAAGACGGTCAGCCCGAGGATGTCGCGGTCGAGCGAGCCCTCAACGAAGCCTCTTCCGAGATTGATACCTATCTCGCAGTCCAGTATCTGACGCCTATCAATCCTGCGCCGCCGATCCTCGTCCAGCTTTGCCGTGACATGGCGATCTATCGCCTGGCGCTGCAGTCGAGCGTGCGCACCACGGAAATGCGCACGCGATACGAGGACGCCATCAAGATGCTCGAACGCATCGCGGCCGGCAAGGCAAGCCTGCCGCCCGTTGACGGCGATCTCAACAGAGATGGCGAGGTCAACGAGGATGATGATGCGCTTGCTGAGGCGCTGAAGCGGCCTTACATCCTGCGCACCGTTCGCAATGGGTAAGGGCTGCAGATGATTGTCGTCCACACTCATGGTTTTGATCGGGCTGTTCTGCAGATCAACGAGTTCGCGGAATTTGATCGCCGCGCTCTGCTTGCTGCTCTTGCAGAGACCGTGCGGAAGCAGACGATCCGTCGTTTTGCGACGAAGACAGCCCCGGGCGGCGGCAAGTGGGCCCCATTGAAGCCGTCATCCGTGCGCGGCCGGCGCACGCCTCGCGACATTCTGGTCGATACCGGGCGGCTCAGGAACTCGATCGCATCGAAGGTGTACGGCCACACCGCCGAGATCGGCACCAATGTCTTCTACGGCAAGTTCCACCAGTTCGGGACAAAGAAGATGGTGGCGCGGCCGTTCTTAGGAATTGACTCATCGGATGTCGCGGAGCTTCGGCGCGTGGCTGAAGCTTTCATCCGTGCTGCCACGGTCGCGTGAGGTCGCGCGATGTCGTTTCGCCAATATCGCGACGCTGTCATCGACGACATCCGCAAGGAGCTGGTGATCAATGTGAGCGAAGGTCTGACGGACAGGCCGTTTCTGCAAGTCGCTGCAGCGCCGCGCGTCGTTGACGAAGACTGGCTCGAGCACGTGATCCGCAAGGTGCCGTCCGTTCACGTTGCCTTTATCGGGAGTGGGCGGCGTCTGGAACGCCTTGCCAACGGACAGCTCAGAGGCCCCTGGTCAATGGTGGCGCATGTTGTCGTCGGCACCAGACCGAAGGTCCCGGCAGAAACTCTGCTTCTCGACAAGCTCTACGAGTTCGCCATGTGGATCGAAGGCCGCACGTTCGGCTATCCGCTGGCGGCGCCGGCACAGGTCGTTGAGATCGAGAACCTGTGGAACCTGCAGGTTGACAAGGAAGGTTTTGCCATTGGCAGCGTCTCCTGGCAGCAGATGGTGACCTTCGGGCGGGACCTTGCGGCAGAGGCGTTTGCAGAAGGCGGGCCGGATTTTCCGGTGACCGCGCCGGCTGGTGGCCTGCCCTCAATGCGTGAGCTGTTTGTCCATCCCGACGGGTCCAGAGCCTGGCCCGAAGAAGATTAAGCCGCTTCGCTTTCATCCCTCTCGCCCCTGGAGATTGCACTGATGATCATCGGCCTGCTCAACCCTATCCGCTGGGTTTTCGATCACAGCCGTTGGGCTGTCGATCGCACCCGCTTTGGTCCATCCCGCCATGCAACGCTGCAGCGCGAGAAGGTCGAGTACCGCTTTATTTTCGATCACGACCGCTGGATCTTCGACCGGGCCCGCTGGTGGGGCACGGAGGCGATGACTCCGGAAGAGCTGGAGTAAGCGCTGGTGGCGCGGCACGCCCTCATTGAGCTCGTCATTGAGTTACGCGAGGAGTTGATCGAGGCGCGCCGCGAAATCGCTGAGCTGCATCGGCGCATGGCCCACATCATGCGCCCGGCGCGCGTGACTCAGGTTGATGCGGAGAAGGGTCTGTTCAAGGTCGCGTATGCGCTCGACGATGAAGGCAATCCCGTCGAGAGTCCATGGATTCGCTACGCGCATCGCAATAGCAAAAAAAATCAGGTTTGGGACCCGCCGGGTGTCGATGAGCAGGTGATTCTGTTTTCGCCCGGCGGCGATGTCTCGCCGCTGTCGTGGATCATGCCTGGCGGCTTTTATGATGACATCCCGAAGAACCACGACAAGGAAGACGAATACAAGCGGACCGTCAGCAGCTCGTTGTTCCTGATGAAAGACGGGGAGATTCGCTTCAAAGCCGACAAATTGATTCTTGAAGGCGAAGTGCATCTCGGCGGCGAAGGTGGTCAGCTGGTGCATCGCAAAGGCGACGTCGATAGCGACGGCGATACGGCTGAGACCTCGGCCAGCAAAGTCTACGCCGTCTGATCTTTTCCCTAGATAACGGAGATTTCCGATGACGACCAAGACCTACCGGTCGAGCGGCGGCTGGGTGCTCGGCTCGTATGTGGCTGAGAATCAGCGGCTGAGGCTGCACCCGAAGCAGGCGGCGCCTTACGTGCAGAACGGCACGCTCGTTGAACTCGGTGCCGATGGGCAGCCTGTCAAGAAGGTGGCCAAGAGCGCAAAGCCGACGCCCGTCGAGGCGCCTGTCAAGCCGGCTACTCCTCCGTCTCCGCGCCCTCGCCGCTCGCGCCGCGTCTCTGAAAGCGTCTCGGCAAGCTTGCCCCAAAATCTTGTTGGCCTCGCGCCGCTCACCGACAGGTCCGAGCAGTAAGGAGGTTTGAGCGGTGGCCGGGATGAACCGCCAGACCGGCAAGCCGCTTGATGGCTGGCAGCACGTCTCGCAATCGATCGGCGATATTCTCTCGACGCCGATTGGTACGCGCGTCATGCGCCGCGACTACGGCTCACGTCTTTTTGAGCTTGTTGATCGCCCGATGAACGAAGCGACCGTGATGGAGGCAACGATTGCCGTTGCCGAGGCGCTCGATCGTTGGGAGCCGCGGTTTGAGCTGCGTCGCGTGATGATCCTTGAAGGCGGCCAGGACGGCCATCTCAGCATCGATGTCATTGGCGTCTATGTGCCGGACGGCCATTTGAGAACCGTGCGCGTGACGATCTGAAGGGGCGCTCTCATGACCACCCAAGTCACGCATCCGCCGCGCTTCGACGCGATCGATCTGTCGCAACTGCCTGCTCCAGAGGTTGTCGAAACCCTCGACTACGAAGCGATTCTCGCTGAGCTCAAGGCGGACTTCAAAGAGCGCTGGCCCGACTACGACGTCGAGATGCTGGAAAGCGATCCAGCGATCAAGCTGCTTGAGGTTGCGGCATTCCGCGAGCTGGTCCTGCGCGCCCGCGTCAATGATGCGGCCCGGGCGGTCATGCTTGCATTTGCGAAGTCGTCCGATCTCGATCATCTGGGCGCGCTTTTCAAGACGTCGCGCAAGCTGATCCAGGAAGCCGACCCGACGATCAATCAGCCGGAAATCTACGAGAGCGACCGGGAGTATCGCGCGCGGGTGCAGCTGGCGCCGGAAGCCCTGTCGACCGCCGGCCCGATCGGGGCTTATATCTACCATGCATTATCAGCGCACCCGGATGTTCGTGACGTCGGCGTCTATTCTCCAGAGCCTGGCAGCGTGCATGTTCTGCCGCTCGTGCGCGCCGACGACGGCATTCCTTCCGAGGAAGTGCTTGATGCCGTGCGCGACCGGCTGATGCTGGAGACTGTCAAGCCGCTCACCGACTCGCTTGCGGTGCGTGCGCCTGAGCGTATCGATTTCACGGTCGAGGCAACGCTCGTCATTCCGCATGGACCGGACTCGTTGACCGTCAAGCAGGCGGCAGAGGCCGCTCTTGCGACCTACCTCAGCTCAAGGCACAGAGTTGGCCGCACGGTCTATCGCTCAGGAATAACTGCAGCGCTTTCCGTGGCCTCCGTCGAGACCATCGTGCTCGCCAGTCCGGCCCAAGATGTGATCGTGGGCCCCGATCAAGTCGCTTGGGCGACGGATATCTCGATCTCCATTCAAGTCGCCGACTGAGCGATGCACCAACATCTGCTGCCGCCCAACTCGACGCCGCTCGAGATCGCGCTCGCGCAGACTATTGCGCGCATCTCGATGATTCCCGATCCCGTCGAGGTCGTCTGGCGTCCTTGGGAATGTCCGGAAAACATCTTACCGTGGCTCGCGTGGGCGTTATCTGTCGATGTCTGGGATAATACCTGGACGGAAGAGCGCAAGCGCCACGTCATCGCGAATGCGGTCGAGCTGCATCGCCTGAAAGGGACTGCGGCAGGTCTCAAGCGTCACGTCAAGCTCGTCGATTCGGAAGTCAAGCAGCTCGTCGTCCCGCCGCAGAGCGCATTCGCGTCGCGCTCTCTCACCAAGGAGGAGATGGACGCTTGGCTCAGGACGATGCCGCAGATCCGGGTCTATCTCGCGCGCGAGGTGGGCTCTGGACAGGGGCTCTACTTTGCCAACCAGCATTTCGTCGACAACGCGTTTGCCTGCTTCGATGCCGGCAGGGCACTCTATGGTCGCACTGCCCGCCTATGGGATCGCGGCGAGGAAGTTCCGCTCAAGATCGTCGATCTGACGACGCAGCGGGAAGAGAGACAGGCTCTGAGAATTGAGCGCGTCTCGATTCCCGGTAATGCCGGCAAGGGTGCGTTCGTCGGGCGGTTCATCAATCACACATTCGTCGGTCATGTCGGTAAGGCGGCGCAGATTGTCACTTACCGTCAGAACATCAGCTATGAGCACCGGCTGTCGTCCCTGTCGATGCGCTCTGCTCATCCTGGCCTTGATCCCGTTGACGTGCGTTCGGAAAGGGTTAGCGAAACAGGGCATGCCGGTGCATACGCGTTTGTCAGGCGTTTTGTCGGTCACGTGTTTGCCGGCGAGGATCGAGCGCCGTGGATGATGTACGACCGCATCGTCCTGCATGATCCGGCGCGCGCGGCGATCAAGGTGCCGGCCTGGTCTTTTGCGGGTTACGCCCGGCTCGGCATCCGGCCCTATACGGCCAAAACGATCATCGATCTCAAGGATACGATGCACGCGCGCGCCGCGGCCGTCGGCAAGTTCATCGGCAGGTGCTACGCGCTACCTGAAAAGACCCGCAAGAGGACGAATGCGCGACTCGCCGTGCGTGCTTCCAAGGCCGCACGCGACCGCATCTTTGTTACCCACAAGCTCACGCGCCCGCGCACCTTCGCGGACGGCATCCCGCTCGACGGGAGCTTCACGTTCGGCGCGCGCGTCGCATTCCGCCTTTAACTCGGAAGGACCACTCCATGGAGCGGCGTGTCAAGATCCATCAGAATCAGCAGATCACTGATACCGATCTCAACAACATGGGCGAGTTCCCGCGTGCGTCGCTTGATCACGTCGTGCATGACGGTATCGATAATGGGCGCAAGTTCTGGGGTTTTCCTGTTGTTGCAAGCGGCCCGCTTGAGGTCACCGTTGGTGCCGGCCGGTATTACAATCAGGGCAAGGTGTTTTATCGCGACGATGACGGCGGTGTGACGCTGTCCGTTGCCGATTACGTGCCTGTCGTCACAAAGCGCATCGTCACTGTCGCGGTCTGGGGTCAGGAGGTCGATACCAACGTGCAGCCGCGCACGTTCCTGCAGAATGTCGATACTCTTGAGACCGAAGCCGAGGCGGTCGCCACCGAAAGCCGTCGTCACGCCGAAATCAATCTCGTGGCCGGCATCGAGGCCGTCGAGCCGCAGCCGGCTCCGCTCGATGCCAACGTCATCGCGGTTGCCTATATCACCATGTCGCCGGGCGGCATCGAATCGATCGAGGCTGTCGAGATCAACCGTATCACGTCGGTTGCCGCCAATCGGCAAAAGATCAATGAACTAGACGCATGGCGCAGTCAGGCAGGGTCGATCCTTGATACCCTGCGGTCGGACGTGGCTGGCATCGTCGATCGGCAGCGCGGATTGATCGGGCGCACGGAGTTCAACGATGTGACCGCGGACGTAGCGGCAATCAAGGACTTGCTGGAGCTTCCTGATGATCTGACGACTTACTCCGCCGACCACTTCCTCGACCTGAGCGGTAGCGATCCGGATCATCCCGATTGGCTTGCCAAGGTCGAAGAGGGTGTTCGCTTTCCGCATGCCCAAGAGCGCCTTGCTCAAATCGGTCTGCTCAATCAGTTCGAGGAGCGCGTTACGGTCACCAACGGCTTCATGCTGCCAAAGTGGCATGAGGTGACACGCATCGCCGTCGTCGGAAACGACGGCGAGCTGAGTCTGTCTCAGTACCAGTTCCAGACTGTGACGGTTGTTGAGAAGAAGCGCTCTCGTCGCCGCGTCCGCTACGGCGAGGTAATGAAGAAGTGTACGAACTCCTCCTGGTGGAAGTCCGGACACTACAATGCGCATGAGCGTATTTTCAGCCGCGGCGACGAAGTCTTCGAGGTCGTCAGCAAGGACGGCAAGTGGGTTCGCCTGCGTCAATACTGGGTTGATTACGTCGAGGAGAGCTATTGGGAGGAAGTCGTCGTTACCGAGGGCGTCAACGGCTCGGTAACGGGGCAGACCTTCCTCAATGCGCAAGACGGCTGGCTGACTTCGATCGATCTCTACTTCACCCGCGTCGCCAGCACCGGCGATGTCCATGTGCTGATCACGGAAACCGCAGGTGGCGCGCCAGATTTCACGAAGACGATCGCCAAGGTCACGGTTGCTGCCGCCGATTTGAAGGTCTGGCCAGACGCGACGCGCATTCCGTTCTCACCAACGCACCTAATCGCTGGCCGCTATGCGATCGTGATCATCACTCCAGGCAACCATTTCTCTGCACTTGTCTCCAACAATAAATTCGCCGAAGGCTCGCTCTTCTACAGCACAGACAGTGCTTGGTTCATGGGCGACCTGACGCGCGATCTGGCGTTCCGCGCCAACTTCGCCGAGTTTGAGAGTCCGCGCGTCGAGGTCCAGATGCAGCCGCTGGAGCTCGCCAATGGTATTGCCGCGATTGACCTTTTGATGGAATCAATCGTTCCGACGGGTTGCGAGATCCATCACGAGGTCCAGATCAATTCCGTCTGGAAGCGGCTGTCAGAGGAAAACCAGAACCTTCTGAACGGCCTGCCGGCTCTGGTGCCCTATCGCATCGTGTTTGTTGGCACAACCGACAATCATGGCGGTGTCGCGCTGGGCGCGCCGTCAACGGCGCTCACATTGCGCCCGCGCACGGATTTCCAGCACGTTTCCGCGACACGGACGCTGCCGGCTCCGTGCGACGAGATCGAGGTCAGGGCAGAGGTCGAATGGTGGGATGACGACCGCCATACACTCGACATCAAGCTGCTGACAGGCGCCGAGTTCGATACCGAGGTGCCGGCGGACAGCACAGAAGAAAGGGCGTTGCCGAACCTCGCCGGCGTCACGGATCGCAAAGAGTTCCGCGCCAAATTCACTCTCGGTGCCCCGATCGAGGCTTACAAGATCCTGCTCGAAGGCACAACCAACAACGCGCTCGTCACCTATCACGTGTCAAAGCGTGTCGACATCGCGTGGGCGGCAGAGTGACGTTTTGCTGAAATAGCAGAAAATCAGACGGAGACCTGATATGGCCCCCCGAAAAAAGGAGCCAGCCCTTGAGCTTGGCGCAATTGAAGCCGATCGCCAGTACAGGGTGAAGTTCCGTCTGCCGCATGCAATTGGGCGGACGCGCTTCTCACCGATCCACAGCTACAGGATCAAGGGTAAGTTGCTGACCGAAATTCCGGTTGAAAAGCTTTCGAGCGTGGAAGCTATCTGATGGCAGAAGTCGTCGATGCTTTCGAGCGGGCGTTTTCGGCCGCCTCCCTCAAGGGCATCAACGCCGAAACCTGGGACCGCTTTATCCGCACGATCAACGTGCGACTCAAAGGCGTCGAGGAAAAGAAGGCAGATTTTGAGGCGGCAGAGCAGCTGCTTATCGGTCTTGGGTTGCAGCGGATCAACGAAGCGCTGCTGCCGGCATTCCAGACGATCACGGGCCTATCGCATCTAGGCGCGATATTTTCAACCACCTCATCGACAACACTCGAGATCGGCGTTGGCTCGAAAGAGCTCACCATAGCCGAGGCGGATCGCGACCGTTTCGCTCCGTCGGCCTATCTGGCAATTCGCGCGACTGGCGAAGGCGTGCGCGTGATGACCGGCTACCTTGTCGAGTATCAACGCGAGACTGGTACGCTCAAGATTGATGTCGATCAATTCCGCGGAGAAGGCTCTCACAACGATTGGACCATATCGGCTGCGGCAGCACCTGATTTCGCAAGTTTTGCGGACATCAGAGGAGAGGCGCCGGAAGGACTGGATACACTCGAAAAGATTGCTCAAGCGATCGACAACGATCCCACATTCGCCGAGACTATCAACTCCGCATTGGCCTCGTTGAACGCGAGCCTGGTCAATGGTCTGTCCGGCAAGGTATCGCTTTCTCGAAAGATCGAGACCTCTGGATTGGCTCAGGGAGGGGGTACACTTGCTTCGGATCGCACCATTCTGGTGCCAAAGGCCAATGCTGCTTCACTTCGCGGCGGGACAGACGATACCAGCGCGCTAACAGCGAAGGCAGCTTATAGCGCCATGGCCGAGGTGACGCTGACGGATGCCGCAACCGTCACTATCGATTTGACCGCGGGCACGGATTTCTACCTTCCGCTCGGAGGCAACCGCACCCTCGCCAATCCGACCAATGCCGACAAGGTGATCGGAAAGAAGGGCCGCATTCGCATCGTCCACAGCGACCGCACGCTCTCATTCGGGTCGAATTGGGAGTTTGCTGGCGGGGAGGCACCGGACCTGAGCGAGGGCAGCAACAAGACCGACATTCTCTATTACGACGTTATAGCCGCCGATCGCATTCTCGGCGCGCTGGTTCCGGAGATTTCGTGATGACGCCTCCGCTTGCGCTTCCCCCCCCTGATTTTCCTCTCCCCGCCTATGTGCGGCGGGCTGAGAGTGGGCTGCTGACGCCGGTAGCTGCTGTTCTGCCTGGACTCTACATGCTGCCGGGGTTCTTCGGTGGCGCACGCAAGGTCGAGTTTTTCGATAGTGCGACCAGCAAGAGCGCGACGATCCAAGTCCCGCCCGGTGTGCGGGCTGGCGACATCATCGTACTGGCCGACTATGCGATTGAAGATGGTGACGAGCCGGATCTGGTCATCCCGTCCGGCTTTACTTCGTGGATGGACTATGGCGGCGACACCAGCGCCAGTGGCTGGGAGTCCCGGCTGCTGGCGAGCTACAAGATTGCCGCTGGCACCGAGGGCGGGACGAACCTCACCGGCATGGCGGGCGATGAAGAGTCGAAGGCGTTGGTGGTGTTTCGGCCGAACTTCGCGGTGGGCGCAGTTACGAGGACCGATTCGGGCGGGTCGAACACCAACAGCAACCCAGCGCCTGTGTCGATTCTGTCCGGCGCTGGAGCCCCACCGCTGATCGTGTTCGGGTTCTACGCGGTTGCGTCCGGTTCGATTAGCCCGCGCACCATGACTCCGGCGAAGGACTCCGAGATCAACGCGGCGGGTGATCCTGTCCTCTACATGGCGTGGAAAATTTACAACTCATCTCCCGCCAACGTCCAAATCGACATGGATGACGAAGGCAACCTGAACACGCTCGCGGGCGGATTTTTGGAGGTAGCGTGATGCTCGTCTACACCCTCCCCGACAACCGCCAGATCCAGCAAGGACAAGCCTTCGAGCTGGACGGTATCAAATACCCGCGCAACTGGCTCACCCGTGCCACCCCAGAAGATTTGCAGGATCGCGGAATTACCGTCGAGGAAATTGCTGATCCGGAGCCCGAGCCCTATCAGCCGACAGTCGATGATGTGATCGCCGAGCGCGCGCGACGCTTGGCGCTCGGCTTCGACTATGACTTCGGTGACGAGCGCGGCGTTCATCGTATCGGCACGACCGATAACGATATGAAGGGCTGGGATGAGGTAACAAAGATATCGAATGCCTTTCTAGCGATTGGCGAAAACGACGCGACTATTCAGATCGAAACCAATACCGGCCCGACACAAGTTACCGCGTTGGAATGGCAGTATATTCTGATTGCTGCCGCGCAGTTCCGGCAGCCGATTTGGCTGGCATCCTTCGCGCTGCAGAAGATGGACCCGATTCCGGAAGACTACGCCGACGACAGCTATTGGCTGCCGAGCGAATGATCGATTCACCGAGTGAATATCTGAGTTTGGCCGATTCCTGATCCGGCATCGTGATTTCGCGCTGCGACCTACGGTTCGCGGCGTTTTTTGCGTTCTCGCGCCCTCTCACCCACGTCATTGAAGGAGGCCATCTGATGGCTGCCGCTCTTCGCTATCTGCACGGCGTTGAGGTTATTGAGGTGTCGGATGGCATCCGGCCCATCCAGACCCTCAAGTCCGCCGTGATCGGTATCGTCGGCACGGCTCCCGACGCTGACCCGGAAATCTTTCCTATCAACGAACCCGTCCTGCTTATCGGCGATCAACGCACCGCACAGCTGCTCGGATCTTCCGGCACGCTGCTCGATGCTATGAAAGACATCTATTCCATCATCGGCGCCACGGTCGTGCTGGTGCGCGTCGAGGAAGGCGAAAACGACGCCGAGACGCTTTCCAACGTCATCGGCAATCCGATCACCAAGACCGGCGTGTGGGCCTTGATGACGGCCAACGAGAAGGTCAAGGTAAAGCCGCGCTTGCTGTGCGCTCCCGGCTTCACTGGATTGCGCCCGACAGACGGTATTGCGAGCGTCACTGTCAACACCGGCGGCGCAAACTACGACCCGCTCCGGCCGCCCAAGGTGACATTCCAGAGCGACAGCGGCTACGGCGCCGAAGCCGTCGCGGTCATTCAAAACGGCCATGTCAACTCGATCATCGTCACCAACCCGGGTCACGGCTATGCTTCGCCGCCGACGGTTACGATCGAAAGCACGGCGCCCACTCTCTCGGTCCAGGCTGGCGAGGAGAACGCCGGCAATGGCACGCTGACGCTGGCTGAGCCTGGTTATAGCACCGACATCAAAGCTGGCCGGTATGTCATCACCTGCACGGCTGCAGCACAGGATGGCGGCACCTTCAGCGTCGTCGATCCCAATGGTGATACGGTCGGCGAAGCCACTGTTGGCCTGGCCTTCGATGACGAGATCAAGTTCACGATCGCCGATGGCGAAGACGACTTCGAGGAAGGCGACACCTTCTTCGTGGACGTGACCATCAACGGCGGCTTCGGCGCCACGGCGACGGCTGTTCCCGGCGCTGCTGCTAATCCGGTCGGCAAGGCGCTCGAGGCGCTTGCGATGCGACTGCGTGCTATCGCGTTCCTCGACGGTCCGAACACGACCAACGAGGCAGCCGTTCAGTATCGCGGCGACTACGGGTCGGATCGTGTCATGATTCTCGATCCGTATCCGCTCGTCTGGTCAACCGACGTCAATGCCTATGTGGCGCGGCCGGGCTCGCCGCTCGCTTGTGCGCTGCAGTGCCGTATCGATAACGAGAACGGTTTTTGGCACTCGTTCTCGAACAAGGTGCTGCCCAACATCGGCGGGATTTCGCGTCCCATTAGCTGGGAGATCGACAACCCCGACACGGACGCCAACTACCTCAACGAGAACCGCGTCACGACTATCGTCAGGACCTGGACAGCGCAAAACGGCGGCTTCCGGTTCTGGGGTGTGCGGACGACGGCATCCGATCCGGTGTGGACTTTCATGTCGGTCCGGCGCACGGCTGACATGATCTACGAGTCGATCATCGACGCCTTCCTGTGGATCGTTGATCAGCCGATCAGTCCGCAGCTCCTCGAGGACGCCGTGCGCTCGGTGCAGGCCTATCTCCGTCTGCTCACCCGCCGCGGTGCGACGCTTGGCGGTGATGCCTGGCTCGATGTGCACCTCAACACCAAGGAGGAGCTGGCCTCCGGCAAGCTGTCGATCAGCTTCGACTTCGAGCCGCCGGCTCCCGTCGAGCGCCTGACGTTCCACGCACACAGGAACATCGCCTACTACGATGTGCTGCTCGAGGAAGTCATTCGCGAGCTGAGCCTCTAAGATCCCAAACCTGACGCAATCGCGGTCGCCGGCGAAAGCCGGCGGCTTTCTCTTTATCGGCCAATGACGGAGAGCGCAGATGGCCCAGCTAAACAATCTTCTTCGGTACTACGCCGTCTACCTCAACGGCGTTGGCTACATGGGCGAGGCTGAAGATGTCAAGCTGCCCGAGCTCAAGATCAAGCGCGAGGAGTTCCGCGGAGGTGGCATGGACATCCCCGTTGATGTCGACCTCGGCATGGAAAAACTCGAGACGGAGTTCAAGCTCTTCTCCTACGATCCCATGGTCTTCCGCCGTTTTGGTCTCCTCGGTCAGTTTGCGCGCACGCCGCTCACTTTCCGCGGCCACCTTGAGGGCCAGGACGGCGTGACTCAGGGCATCAAGATCAACATGGACGTCAGGTTGATGGAGAACGTGCCCGACAACTGGCAGGCTGGCGAGAAGGCTTCCGTGACGGTGCGCTGCGCGGTCGATTTCTATGAGTATATTCAGAACAATCGCGTGCTCATCAGGATCGATCCGCTTGGATTCCACCGCATCATCGATGGCGTCGATCAGCTGCTCGAGGCGCGCATCAATCTCGGCCTGCTGGCTGGCGCCAACTAATCACCCCGCCTGATCCGTCGTTGGGCCGACGCCCATGAGTTCCGCGCCGGCCGGATCGGCTTTTCTCTCAACTCTCACCCCCAACTGACGAGCCCTTCCAATGAACGATAAGCCGCAACGTGAATATGTTCTGACTGAAGCAGAGGCCAAGAGGCTTGGTCTGATTGCCGAGGATATGCAGCGTCCTCCGCAGCGCCGCGCCGCACAGGTCCAGGCCGCGCACGCCGTGCCGACACCGCATTCGGCCCGCGTGCTTCCCGGGATCCCCGGCGGCGAGCCGGTCGCGGAGGAGACTGAGACGTCGCCGGCCGCGGTGGCGGCAGCAACGGGCGAGCCTGCACCTCATGAGAAGCGCATCAAGCTCGAGGTTCCGGTCACCGATCCGTCGGGTAAGGTGTGGACTGAGGTTGTCCTGCGCCGGCCGAAGTGGTCGAAGATGGAGGAGTATGCGGGGCATCGTCTTGTGACGTCCGGCAAGCTCACCACGAACTCGGCGATCATTGCCGCGTGTGCCGGCGTGCCGCTCGACTTCATGCTGGACCTTGACGGGTTCGACGGCATGCGGCTGTTGGGCGCGCTCACAGATTTTTTCCCACAGGACCTTCGGGACAAAATCCAGTCCACTACGTCAGCATCGGAGCAGACCTAGCGGACCGGTTCCGCTGGTCGCCTGACGTGTGGGAAGACTGGCCATGGGAGCGCCTCGTGCTGTGGCACGAGGAAGCTCTCCGGCGAGCCAAGCGCGAGCAGGATGAGATCGAGAAGTCGAAGCGCCAGTCACGTACAAAGGCGCCAGGGGTCAATCAGCCATTCTGATCAGAGTGTCAGGTTGATTTCCTGCATCTTTCCGTTCTTGCCGTTGTGGACCCGGATGCTGATGATCTGCGCCGGCTCTGTTTCGGCTTTGCCGTTGGGTCGGCGCGGGCGCTTGTAGTGCTCGCTCACCCTCACGCCGTCTCTGCGCATGTAGGGAGCGACGTAGACCGTCTTCCCCTCATTGGTCGATCTGGTAGGCTGATCCGACGGCCGTGCCGGGTTGTCGGATACGGCAGTCAGGGTGAAGATCACACCGTTGGCGGTCTCTCGAGCGACGATGCGGTTGCTGGCGATGAGGTTCTGGAGATTGCGGAAGGCTGTGGTATAGCGCAGCCGTTCCATGTGCTCGGCGCTGACGAATGCACCGCGTTCTGTGACTGTGATGGTTGCCTCCGACATCCACGCAGCCGGGAAGCCGGCTTCGTGAAGTAGAGACATCACGTTGCGAGATGTGGTATAGGCGTGGCCAGCCTGGGCCATGGGGACCTCCATTGGCTTGGGTTAGGGCCTCGCGCGGTGGTAGGAGCACCCGCGAGGTCCGCTTGTCAGTTTAGCAGATTTGATCGTAAAACCAACGCCTTAATTGCTACTAAAGCTTGCCGGTCAGATACTCCACTATTATGCCGATAGCTATAATCATTATGAGTGGTCCGAGAAAATTGTAGCGCCGTGGTTCTCTGGCGGACTGCTGTAAAGCGGCCTTTAAGGTGTGGTTATCTGCTAAGGCGCTGGGCTCAAGCGTGCTGCTTTCGTCTCTCGCTTCGTCAGAAGTCAGGAGTGGTGAATATTCTCCGCAAAGCTCGCTCTTATACACCTCTGGCCAGTAAGTATTACCATATCTGGTTATCTGTGGCGGCAGACGCCGACAGATCCCATCACGCTCATCTCGCGCATCACGAACTGGCTTGAAGTATTGGCACGTGCCGCAACGAATATCGTTTTCCTCCGGCATTGCTTAGTGCTCCCCGACACGTAATCAGCGTCTGGTGACCCTTAGGCGTTTGAAAAGCCGTAGGCAAAAAGATTGTGCGTAGTAGTTGTTCTCGCAATAGTCCAAGGCTCCCTTGGCGGCGATTGGATCTACATGCTCAACTTTTGCGAAGTTGAGAATCATCGCTGAAGAAAAGCCAGAGTATTCAATTTTCTGAAGATCAGATGTTCTGATGCTGAGCCGTAATACGGGCTGCATTGATGATTTGTTATAACGATTACGAACAGACACCTTCATAATCCAAACTACGCGATCGGCAGATTTATCTCCTGTCTCCTTTATCCACTTCCCGAATCGGCGCAGATCGATGGCGCTTAAAGCGAATATGTCAGCGTCGGTGAATAGAGGGTCAGCTGATTTTGTTACTATTACAGTCTTTCCTGACCTCTCGACCGTGTAGTCGTCGCTTCCGAAGAATCCTTCTATGGATTCTTCTGCTTTAGGATGTGCGCTTGCAATTACGCAGGCCGCCAAGATGCCAGCGATGAGAGTTCGCATTGCTCAGTTCTCCCCTCATTTGCGAGAGTTGCAGCGAGAAAGTAGCAGCAGCTACTCGCACCATCCACGTGAACGAAAAAAGAACTCCAGCTCATCTACCAACACTGGACTAAACCTCACCCATGGCCGCAATGGACGTCTCCGTGCAGCTCCGGCTGCTCGATCAGATGAGCGCGCCCGCTCGCCGTGCGGCCGAAGCGTTGCGCAATATCGAGCGCCGCGCGCGAGCGCTTGGTCCGGCGGCACGTGGCGCTCTTCAGATGGCACATGCCTACGATCGTCTCGCTCTCAGTGCGCAGCGTGCGCAGGCGAAGATTGGTGCGCTGCGCGGCAAAGCGCTTGGTGTTGCTCTCGGTGCTTTCGGTTTGTCACTGCCGCTGAGAGTCGGGGCTGACTTCGAAAAGTCGCTGGTGCGGTTCGGCCAAGTCGCTGGCTGGACCGCCGAGAACATGCAGCAGAACATCCTGGCTCTTTCCCAAGAGCTGACAACGATGGCGCGAGCGACGCGCCAAAGCTCCTCCGACTTGCTGCAAGGCATGACCACCATCGTCAACCTCGGCGTCGAGGCTGACGTCGCGCGCGTGGCGATGCTTGGTATCGGCCGCGCGGCAACTGCGAGCGGTGCTTCCGTCGACGAACTCGCACGCACCTGGCATGCGGCCAGCATTCACCTTGGCCTCAGCGCGGAAGCTGCTGAGCGCGCCATGAACGTACTGCATCAGGCCGGCAAGAAGGGTGGCTTTGAGCTCACCGACATGGCGCGGTTCTTCCCGTCGTTCCTGGCCAACGTCGGCGTGCTTTATGCGGACTTCATCAAGCGCTCTACCGCCGGCATGACACCGGAGGAGGCCAAACGCTGGAGAGATGAGTTTGCGCTGCGAAAGCTGACTGAGATTGCGAGTTGGGCACAGGTTGTCCGACTTGGTGCCGCTGATGCCGAAACAGCTGGCACCAACCTGCAGAACATCTTCCAGAAGAACCTCATTCCGGAGACGTCGAAAAACTTCTCAAAGGCCCTCGGCATCGATCTGCGCAAAGCGATGTGGAACGTCGTCAACCAAGGCGGCGATCCGATTCTGTTCGTCGCCGAGCGCATTGCCGATCTCGTCGAAAAGAACAAAGGCAACCCGCTGTTCCTTGGCGAGCTGTTTGCCGACAAGCAGGCGATGGAAGGCTACCTGCCTATCATCCGCAAGGTGATGCACGAGCGCGGCCAACTCAGGGAGTTCATGAAGCAGGTTTATGCCGCGCGTGATGAGGGCATTATCAGCAAGGACTTTGCGACAGCGGTTAACACGGTCTCTTTTGCCTTCAAGTTCTTTACCGACGCGCTGAGCGAGCTCTACAAGGCGCTCACGCTGCTTGGCCTCGGCTCGCCACTGCGGTCGTTCTTCGAGTTCCTCGGGGATCGGATCTACGATCTCGTCCAGTTGATGCAGAGGAACAAGGAGCTCGCAGGCTGGCTGATTCGCATCGGCTCCGGAATCATGACGGCCATGGGGGCGCTCGTACTGCTGCGCTTCGTAATAGCAGCGCTCGAGTTTGCATTCGCTCGCGCCGGCATGGGAGCAATTACACTTGCCCGTGCGATCCCCGGTGCAGCAACTGCAATCGGTCTTTTTGGAGCTGCTGCAGGTAGACTGCTGCGTCTGGGTCTGATTGGTGGCGCGGTGGGCGGTCTCGGCTTCCTGGCCTGGCAGCACTGGGATCAGCTCAGACCACACATGGAGTCTGTCGGGACTTGGTTCCTCGGCTTCATCAGCCGTCTGTCCACGATGTTTCCGGAGACGTTCGGCTGGTTCACGGACACCGCGCTGCCGGCGATCACCGAGTGGTTCCAGACGAACTTCCCAACCCTTGCCACTTTCTTCTGGACGCTGGTCGATGCAGGTAAGCAGCTTTGGGAAGCCTTGAAATGGCTGTTCACCGGTATCGGTGATGCCAATGCGTTCGAAATTTTCAAGTCGAGTGTCGCTTCGCTTGGTGAGCTGCTGGGTGATCTGTTTCCGAGGCTTGAGGCTATCAGGGAGTTCTTCTCTCAACTTTGGGATGATCTCGGTTCCGATAGCTTGTTCACGCGTGTCGGCGCCTGGATGAAAGCTCTCGGCCTTGGTTTTCTTGCCAGCTCCGCAGGTATGATTCTGGCACGGGGACCTGCCGGCCTGCTGATGTCGCTGATGGCCCTGCGTACGATAATGTTCGTAGCCGGCATTCTGATCGGCCTCTTCAGCATGCTGGCGTCGATCGTGACGACATTTCTGACGCCATTCATCGAGTCGTTCTTCGATTCCGATCTATGGAAAACGCGCATGGCGGGACCAGTTGCCGGGTTCTTTGGCAGCATCTTCGCGGTCATCGGCCTGCTGATTCTGTTCAGAGAGCATTGGGAGGCGGTCAAGGCAAGCCTTTCCGGATTCGTGGAGGGGGTGCAGTCGATAGTAGGTCCGGCATTCCAAGTCTTGCAGGAAGCCTGGACCGACCTCATGCGCACCCTGTTCGGCGAGGGTGAGGTCAATTACACCGAACAGGATCTTCAAGACATTCTATCGTTCTGGCGCAATATCGGCAGGATTGTCGGCGCAATTCCAGCATATGCTTTCCGCGGCTTGGCTTGGGCTATTCGCGAGCTCACTGCTGCGCTGAAGGAATTTCGCGATCTGGTCGGTCAGGAGCGGTTCGACGCCATTGTGAAATGGGGATCGATCATCGCTGGCGCACTTGTCTCCTGGCTTGCGCTGCGAGGCGCCATCAAGGCTGTCGGCACTGCCTTGGTGTGGGTGCTGTCGAAGCTCAACCCCTTCAAATGGGGCGGCGGCGGGATCCTCGGACGTATCACTGGTTTCGCAATGGGCGCTCTCGGCAGTACGGCGGCCGGGAAAATCATCGAGGCGTTGAGGACTGGTACGCTTGCAAAATGGGCACCCAGATTGCTTCGTTTTGTAGGCGGTCCCGTCGGATTCTTTTTGCTGCTCTTTACGGTTATTGGCGCCGTCATCGACCACCTGGATGAACTCAAAGCAAAGCTAGATGAGATTTCCAACTGGGGTAAGGATACTTGGATCGGCAAGCTGTTCAGCTTGATGGGCGACAACATTGAGCGAGATTCGACAATTGCTCGAATTTTGGGTCTCTGGCTGAAATCGAAGATGCAGCCGGCGCCGGCCGATTCAAACCTGCAGCCACAGTCAGGTGTCGAGAGTCCCTTCGGTCATTGGGCGCAAATGGCAAGCCAGCTCAACACCGGTATCGAAGCTGCCGGCCGGCAGGCCGCGACTGAGATCCAGAGCAGCGGCAGCCTCATCAGGTCGGCCGTCGAGCAACTGGCCGCGGCCATCCGCTCGTCCGCTGCGAGCGTAGCCCACGCCGCGCATGTGCCGGGGGGATCGCTGTCCAATCGCGCCGAAGGTCAGCTGGCCGACGCGCCATACTCGTCATATCCCTGAGGCCCATCGATGATCCTTGCTGCTTTGGGACCGGCTTTCGAGCCGGTCATCAAGGACGCGCTCTCGCGCTTGCATCGCTTGCCGGTCGTGTATGATCCGGAAAACATTCCCGATCTGTCCGAAGTACGCTCGCCCGTCGAGACGCTCGCCGAACAACCGGTCAAGCTCAACGAGACTTATGGTCGTGCATACGTCTTCGCGATGAACGACCTTCCGCAGACGATGCTCGATCGCAACTTCGAGTATCGCTGGGACCCGGCCAACCGTCTCGGCCGCCGGCCGGCGATGCAGTTCCTCGGGCCGGGCGAGGAGACCGTATCAATCAAGGGCATCATCTACCCGCCGCACTTCGGCTCATTCAGCATGCTGCAGTCGATGCGCGCGGAAGCCATGGCCGGCACGCCACGCCCCTTCGTGACGCAGTACGGCGAATATCACGGCATCTGGTGCATCAAGGCGATCCGCGACAACCAGGGCCCCTATTGGCCAGACGGATATCCACGCAAAGTCGAGTTCACCATCGAGCTGACCCACTACGGGCCTGACGGCTTCAGCCTCGGATTCTAGCGAGACTTTAGAAATGGCTTATCGCCTCTACCAGACCAAAGACGGCGACATGATCGATCTGATCGCCTGGCAGCACTACGGCAAGTCGAGCGGCTTTGTCGAAAAGATGCTGGAGGTCAACCGCGGCGATCGCGCGCACGCCCTGTCGAGCAAGCCGCTGGTTCTCCCGAGAGGCCTCAACATCCTGCTGCCGGAAGCAACCGAGGAACCGCGTCGCATCATCAGCCTCTACGACTGATCGCAAGGTCGCTCAGCGATGCGCCCGATGGTCAGCATCTCTGGTCTATCGGCCAATGCCAATGACAGGATCATCGCCGTTGAGGTGCGAGACGAGGAAGGCCGCCAGTCCGATTCTGTCGACATCACGCTTGATGATCGCGACCAGGCAATCGGCCTACCGAGCGAGGGGCAAACGATAAGCGTCTCGATCGGCTACGTCGAAACCGGCCTCGTCTTCATGGGCTCGTACAAGATCGACAGCGTCAAGGCGAGCGCTCCGCCTTACGAAATCAAGGTCTCCGCCAAAAGCATCGACCTTCTGAAGAAGGGCAAGCATAAGCAGTACAAGGCTTACGAGAACAAGAAGCTCGGCGAGATCATTCAGGACCAGGCCAAGATCATCGGCGCCCAGGCGGTGATTTCGCCTGGGCTCGCCAATGAGCTTGTCGAATACATCGCGATGCAGGACGAGTCGGCGCTGCATTTCGTGACTCGTCTCGCCGATATGTATGATGCCAACGCCAACGTGAAGGACGGCCGGCTTGTTTTCACGGAGCGTGGCACGCTGACGTCTGGCTCGGGCTTGTCGCTCGGCACTGTCACGGTTCTCGGCCCCAACGGTGGCGGCATCACCGGATTCGGTATGCTGCCGGGGAATGTGATCGATTTCGACTGTGATATCGTCACGCGCCCGCAGGTCAAGCAGGGCGTCAAAAAGGGCTGGGACAAGGACAAGGCCGAAGAGTGGAGAGAGTCCGTGCTGTCTTTGATCGGCCCGGAAGCCGAGCAGACGGCGCGCTATCAGACCGCCGAGCGTGCCCGCGCCAAGCGTGAAGCGCAGGGAAAAGCGCGATCCCTGAAGCGCAACAAAGGGCAACTCTCACTCACGGTCGTCGGTGATCCGACAATTCGCGCTGAGTCGCCGCTCCTCGTTCAGGGCCTACGTGCTGGTGTTGACGGCATGTGGCGCGTGAAATCCGCCACGCACACGTTCTCCGGCGGCGCCGCCTACGTCACGAAGATCGAAGCGGAAAAGCCAAACTCCGGCGGCTCCTCTTCAGGTGGTGCCGGCGGTGGTTCTGGCGGCGGCTCCAGTGGCGGCATGAGCGGCGCGACTTCGGGACCCCTTTCTCTGTTGGACGAATAGGAGCCCATCCCATGAAGAGACTGGCCAATTTCGCAGGCGTGCTTGCGCTTTTCTTCTCTGGCTATCTGACCATCGGCGCGCTGTTCCATTGGCTGCTGTTTGGCCCATTCGTCGATTGGTCGTATCTGCCGAGCATCGTCATCCTGCTCGCGTGGCCCGTCATCTTCATCGCTGCTGGCATCATCTACGGCGCGCTCGAGAAAATCGTGCAGGTTGCGCGCCACACCACCAAGCCAAACGCCTGACGTTCCTCTAACCCCAGGCTGATCCATGACTTTCTATCCGACAGAGGCGGAGCTCCGCCTCTATTGCCCGAACGCGCCCAAAGCGTGGATCGAGACTTTCGCACGCCTCGCGCCGGTTCTTTGTCAGCACTATGAGTTCAATCGCCTGCGCTGGATCCACTTTGCCGCGCAATGGGGTTTTGAAAGCGGCGGGCTCACGATCATTCGTGAGAACATGACCTTTACCACTGTCAAGCGGATCAAGGAGGTCTACAGCTATCGGCTGAGCCTGTGCATCCAGAAGGTCAACAGCGGCCAGGAAACAGAGCCGAAGATCGCCAAGGGTTCGACGGTCACCAAGCTCGCACAGGCATGCGTGCGCAATCCAACGCTGCTCGCTGATATCGTCTATGGCGGGCGCGAGGGAACGCCGTGGATGCAGGGCTCTCGTTACATCGGTCGAAGCCCGCTGCAGGTCACGCACCTCAACAATTATCTGAAAGTCTGCAACGAGATTCGGCAGCAACCCGGTGGCGAGAACTGTCCCGACCTCGTCGCACAGCCTCAAGCGCTCGAGTTGCCTGAATGGGGAGTCAGGGCGGCGTTTGCCGATTGGATGATCAAGGGCCTGCACGAGTGGGCCGATCGTGATGATGTCGATATCGTCTCCGACATCCTGAACACCGGCAATCATCGCGACAACGTCAAGCCGCATGGGCTTCAGGAGCGCCGGCGCTGGCTCGCCAAGGCTGCCGCGCGTTGGCCCCGGGAGGAGCATCGCCCCGTGCCAGCAACAGCATTGCAACCTGCACCGGCAGCTCAACCCGCGCCGGAACCCGTTGTCGAAGATGAGCTCGTCGTGGTTTCCGCACCTCAGGGGCCGATTTTGCGTCCAGGTGACCGGGGCGTGTTTGTCAAGGCTCTGCAGGAAAGGCTCAAAGAGCTCGGCTATTTCTCGGGCTTGATCGATGGAAAATATGGGCCGCTCACCGAGCGTGCCGTCACCAATTTCCAGCGCGAGCACGGCCTTGTTCCCGATGGCATTGTTGGAGACCGCACCAGGCAGGCACTCGATCGCTCTGCGCCGCTTGATCTCGGGGAACGTGCGGACCTCGACGAAAAGGATCTGCTGAAACGCGGCTCGCGCATCGTCAAGTTTGGCCGCCGCATTCGCGCTTTCGGCAAATGGCTGTGGGGTATCACGTTCGGCGCGCTACTCGGTGAAACAACCGGTTTCGGTGTTATCGAGAATGCGATGTCCGTTGGCGAGCGCATCAATGCATTCGTCGACAAGTTCAACGTCGGTGGACCAAAATTCTGGATCCTCCTCACCCTCGTCGTGGTCAGTGTCGCAGGATTCCTCATCTCCAAGTGGGGTGATGAGACGGTGAAGGCTCGCGTCGACGATGCGCGCAAAGGCGCAAACCTCGCGAGGTGATCCCATGAAGATTGCTGAGGTGAAGGACCGCGCCACCGCCGCGGTCGAGCAGGTGCGCGATGCGGCCGTCGAGGCGGCCGTTCGTATCCGCGAGGGCGAGATACTGGATCAATTGCGTCGCCTCAAGGTCGATCCGCCGTCATGGTCGCTGAAGCAGCTGCTCGTTCTGGTGCTTGTCATCGCCGTGCTCGGCTTTGGCATCTACTGGCTCAGCTATGACCGCGGATGGGATGCGCGTGGTGCTGCCTTCGAGCAGGAGCGCCGCGAGATGACGGAGAAGGTCACGCGCGAGAACGAGCAATTGGTTCGCGAACTCAAGGCCGAGATTGCAGAGCTCAAACGTCAGATCGCCGGCGAGATCGCGAACGCGGCCAGTCTCGACAGCGAGAAGCTGCGTCGCATCGCCGGCTACCAGGCCAAGGCCACGAGCTGTGGCTGGGTGCCCGAAACCATCAAAGAGCTGAACAACTGAAAGCAGGAGCCGCTTCCATGACCGACACTGCTCGCTTCCAGCGTGATGTTGCCGGCCCGTACTTCGACGGGTTCACCATTACGCCGAATGATGACGAGGACCTGCCGCGGCTGGCGCGCGGCATTTATGTTGGCGGCGGCAATGGTGAAAGTCCTGGTGATGTCAAGATCGTCACGCCGGCGGGCTCGACGCTCACCTTCAAGAATGTGCCGGTCGGCTCAACTCTGCCTTGGGTCGCCAAGCGCGTGATGAACACTGGCACGACGGCCACCAACCTGATCGGCGGAGTCTAATATGCTTCGCCTCGCGATTCTCATTGCAGCACTGATTTTTGCGGGTTGCGATAAGGAGCCTCAATATGTGCCGGTCGATCTCGGCAAGCGCGTTCCGAAAGAGCCTGCCGAGTGCACCGCGACGCCGCCGGTCTTTCCGGCGATTCCCGAACCACCTTTTGCCGAGTGTCCCGATCCCGGCGTGATGTGCCCGGTTGCGCAGGCCAAGTACCTCTTGGCCGTGCAGCAGTGGCGCCGCCGGATGGAGGGCGACCGCAAGATCTGCAGGGCCTACGTCAAGCGTATCGTGCCCTACGTCAACCGCGCGTCGAAATAGAACGCTGGCAGAGGAGATGGGATCGTGGTCGCAAGTTCTCTTGATGAGAGGGTCGGACGCCTTGAGGATGATTTCCGCACCATCCTCAAGGACGTCAACGAGACAAGGTCTAAGGTCGAACGTCTGGACGCCAACGTCGCTCGTCTCGACGCTGGCGTATCCGAATTGAACGTTGGCATGAAGCAGCTCCTCGAGCGCGACCGCGGTCGACCGGAGCCTCTATCGTGGGGCAAGATCGGCGCGGCATCGGCAACAACTATCGTCACGCTGCTGGCGCTCTGGGGGCTGATTACGCAGGTCGTGGATTATGCGTCGGTCAAGCGGCATGAGGCGATCGACAAGCGGCTGACCAGCATCGAGCATCAGCTGAAGTTCAACACGGAGTTTGTAAACCGCTGGAACGATAACGGCCGCCTGCTTCTAATCGAGCAAAGCGTGCGTCGGCTCGAGCAGTCGGCTGCCTGGATTCCGATCGTCAAGCACTGACGTGATCGGCAAGATGTTCGGCGTGCGGCTTCGCCGAACAACCGGCCCAGATCGCACCGACTGAAGCCGGTTCAAACTGCTCAACTCTGATCGAGCACCCCGCTTGAGCCCGGATCTTCCCGGTGTCTCAGGCGGGGTCTTTTTTTGTTTCTGGAAACATAATCGATGTCACTCGTACATAGCCTGGGGCAGGATAATCCAACAAGCCAAGCGTCCTTAATCGCCCAAGATTGTTGGTGAAAGCGGAGCTCGACGCTGATACATGGACTTCGGCCGCGAGTGTCCCGCGGTCAATTTGCTCGGGATAGATCTCGATAAGGGCCTCCATGATTCGCCGTTGAGCCGGTGCGAGCTTCTCGAAAACCTGCTCATGCAGCGCTTCGTTCGTGCGCGGCAGCTCTATTTGGCCCACGTGAGCCTTGCCAGCTTCCGTCAGCGATAGCAGTCCAGGCCCTGGATACTCAATCAGGCCGCTAGTGCGCAGCGAACCGAGGTTGTTGCTGTAGGCAGAGGACTGACTAGACGTGCCTGCGATGAAAGCCACGGCTACGCGCTCGGGCTGCGCAATGCCGAGTTCTTGAAACCAGGCGATCGCGTCGAGAATGCGCTGCTTTGCCGGTGATAGGCGTGCTTCATCGTATGGTGTAGTGCGCTTTGGTAGGGCTGGGGCTTTGCGCTCTACCGGAGCCGGCGTGTTCGCCTCCCGAATGCTCTTGCGGTACTCAGCCTCGACAGTGCGGAAGATCTCCTGCATCGCAGCGACTCTTCCATCAGCATATCCGCGGCGATAGGCTTCTTCGATCTTTGCATTGAGCTCGGCTGTTCCGCGCTCGTAACCTCGTTGTTCCGCAGCGACGATCTTCGCTGGATCTTCGGCTTCGTGATCGTCGCTCTTGGACTCCTCAGCTTCCTCGACCGTCTCGAGGGCTAGGCTGGCGATGCGTTCGCGCAAGCGAGCAATGTCCGCTTTCGCGATCGCTACCGATGACAGGTCTGCCGGCTTGTCGCCGGCCTTCGGCGTGGCCGATGTGTCGAGCGTCTTGATACGAGGAAACTTCGCGCGCTTCAGCACGTCGATCTCTGGGGCCCACACCCAGCCTTCACCGACACCAAGGCTGGCAAGCGAGTTCATCACTTCTCTGGCCTGTTGCCGATCTGCGTTGCCTTTGATCCAGGCTTCGATAGCACCGCGATCGTGCGGGCTTGTGACGCCGAGAGCGATCAACGTCGAAAGCTGGGTCAGTACATCTTTATGAAGGCGTGCTGGGCGCTGGGTTATCGAGATCAAGCGGAAGCCTCTGGCGCGACCGCGGCGCGCCAGGATCTCTGCTTCGTGCAGCAGACGAGTTGCCTCGCGCATGGGCATTTGCGGGGCGAAAACGTCGGCTTCTTCGAGCACCAGCCATATCGGCGCGCGGTTGCGCGCGTAGAGTTCCGCAAGAAAGTCCGTCGAGAACCGAATCAGCTCTCCCTTGCGTAGATCGCCAAGGTCGATGACGGCGGATAGAGGCTCATCCACAAGAGCTTGTGCCATAAGCTCGCCGGCCTCGGCATCGAGGGCAATATCGGCATGAGGGCCGCCGATGACGGCCACCGGATAGCCCGACCATCCATTTGCGCCAACTTTGAGTCCCCACCAGCTTGACAGAGGATCCAAGACGATGACCCGTCGGCCCATATCAAGCAGGCGCTCGACTAGACCGCGGGCCAGATAGCTCTTGCCCTTCCCCTTCCTGCCGAGGATCGCGATATCGCCATCAAGTGCCTGATCTGGCACGGGATGTTGGTCAACTTTCATCACCAGCTCTTGCATGATTGGCTTACTGCTCATTATAGGCAGATGGCCAATCGTAGCGAGCGAGCGCGTCAAGACTTTCCTGCGGCGGATCGTTCGTGGGCTGCGTGTCCCGCTGCCGTAGTCTGACGACGGCATCCGTGATCTCATCGATCATGCGACGTCTGGAGATCGCGCCCTGGGTGAGCGATATCAGAATGTCGTGCACGAACTCGCGCTCTCGGTTGACCTCGCTGTCATAGGCCCGTTTCAGAGCCTCGATTTCCCTTTGCATCAGCGCCTCCGCATCTCCTGTCGGCTTGCTCCAGGCACGCTGGCATTCTGCCCGGCTTCCCATGTGCGCCCCTTCTTCATCCTCTCGAACCAGGCCCTGGCTTGTTGCCGTGAGCTGAACCGGTCCGTGGCGATGATGGCCGCCACCTTGCCGGTAACGGTCTTTGTGTGGATCACCGCTTCATATGCGCCATGCCGCCAGTTGATTCTCAGGAAGAGTTCAGGCTCGCGGCCGATCGCCTTTCTCAGGACCGGGTGCATCGCCTCAGCGTCCTGTGCTGCCGAATCCAGCCTCTCCGCGTGCTGTCGGCGTCAGGGTTTCCGATTCCGTGACGATGGCACGAGCTACGGGTGCAATGACGAGCTGCGCGATGCGATCGCCGCGGTTGATGTGGAACGGCTCACGACCATAGTTGGCGAGCTGCACACCGATCTCGCCGCGATAGCCGGCGTCGATTGTGCCGACGCCTTGCGCCACGGTAATGCCCTTGCGGCCGTTTCCAGATCGGCCGCGGATCTGCCCCTCATAGCCTTCCGGGATCTCGACGCAGAAGCCGGTCGGAACGATGATGATGTTGCCCGGGAGCATGATGACCGTGGCCGGCACCGCGGCGCATAGGTCGAGCCCGGCATCGCCGGGATGGGCATAAGAAGGCAGCGGCAGGCCTTCGGCATGCGGCAGGCGCTTGAATGTGATCATCGGATGATTGGACATCGTGCGGCTCCTTAGAACGGGATTTTGGGCCCGACTGTGTTCTCGGCTTTCGAGGCATGGCCGTTCTTTTTGTCCTCCGGCCACGGCAGGACGCAGCGCAGGATGACCTCGCCGGTGTCCTCGTCCTTGATGATTTCGTCGCCCTCGAGGATGAGAAGGCCGGTCAGGTCGCAGAACAGGATCGTGTCCATGTCCTCGTTGAGCATGGGCTCAGGCGCATTGAGCGCTTCGATCTGCTCATCGATAGCATCCATTTTCTTTCCGAACTGAGCATGGATCTCGTCGATGCGCCTGCGGAGCGGAGCAAGCTGTTTCTTCACCTCGGCCATGAGCTTGTCTCTCATCGCTTCGTATTCTTCACGCAGAGGTTTTGTGGCTTCCCACTCCGCATCGGAGAGCTTGGCCTGCTCTTCGATCAGAGCGCCGAGCTTCCGTCGCAATTCGAGGTGGGGCACCTTCGACAGGTCAAGTGTAGTCATTCATGTCTCCATGTGGTCTAGCGACGCGATACCAACTCGGCAACAAAAAGCGCCTCAGAACGGGATTTCGTCATTCAGCGGATCATCGCGCCACGACTTGCTGCCGTTCTTCGCAGCGGCGTAACTGGAGCTGTAATCATCCGGCGGCTCGAGCGGTGCTTCCGGCCGCCGGCCGCCGCCCTCCTTGCGGTCGAGAAGCCGGATCATGCCGCCCATGCCGCTGACGACGATCTCCGTCGACCAGCGATCATCTCCTTTCTGGTCCTGCCACTTGCGCGTCTGGATCTTGCCTTCGACGTAGAGCCGCGATCCCTTCCGCACGTACTTGTCGACCACCCCGACCAAACCTTCACCCCACACCACGATGGTGTGCCACTCAACTGCTTCTTTCTGCTCGCCCGTGTTGCGGTCCCGCCATTTTTCGGATGTGGCGAGCGAAAAGCGAGCTACTTGGGCGCCGTTATCGAGGCGTCTGACTTCCGGGTCCTTACCGACGTGGCCGATGAGCATGGCGCGGTTCAGCATGGCTCTTCCTCCACTCCAATGAGACGGCCCGTGTTCGGCTCCACAGCGGTGCAGCGATCGTCGTAGAGGTGGATCATCGCGAAGTCCTTCGTGCAGGTAGCCCGAAGAGCGACGCCGATGTGTCGTCGCGTCCAGTCCGCGATTGCATCGTGGATCATATCGAGCTCAGGTTGTTCGCGCGTGGAGACTCGTGCCGTGAACACGCGCACCTCACAACCTTCGGCGAGGTACTTCTTGACGAGCTTGATCATGGCCGGCACAGGCTCACCGATGTGTGTTGGCCCTTTCCACCCATCGTATTTGGCAAGCACCCCATCCAAGTCGAAGCCTATCCATCCCCCGCTCATGCCGTCTCCTCTTCCATGATGGCTGGCATCGGTCTTGCCGGCTGGTTCTGGTACTTGCCGCGATATGGCCGGTCTGTCGGTTGATCGAGTGGTGCGAACATGAGCTGCGCGATCGGGTCTCCGTGGTGGATCGTGATCACGCCGTCGCCTTCGTTCTTCAGCTCCAGAGTCAGGTAGCCGTGCCAGCCAGGCTCGGCGACCGTATTCTGCACCGTGAGCCCCCGCCGCACCCACGTGCTCTTGTCCTTGATCTCGGCTACGAGATCGTTTGGCAGCCGCACATATTCGAGCGCCACCTGAAGTGTGAACCGGCCTGGCCACAGGCTGATCACCGGCTGGTCCGTGAGAGCGATGCGGATGTCGTAGCCGGCCGGCCCCAGTCCGTAGGAAAGGCCGCGGACGTTCCGCGCCTCGATCTCGAACGGACGGATCGCGAGATCACCGGCGTTGATGCGGCTCACGATGCTTTGGCTAGAGAGGTACATGCTGCCTCTTCCTCAGGTTGTGCTTTGGCGGCGCGCGCCGGCGCGGCTGCGATATCGGCATGGATCGTGACGCGGAAGGTACGATCTCGCAGGAGCTTCTCGATCTCCGGCGAGATCGCTGCTCCGTACTCGTGGAAGCTGTAGTCGGCCGGCACGAGCGCGAGATCGCGCACCATCCGATCTACCCAGGTCAGCAGATGCAGAAGGTCGAGGTCAGCGCCGGACGGCAACCGCACGTCGAGGATGGCTCTCTCGACAACATCGTCAGCTCGCCATGCAGGCTCAGCGATGACGCTGCGGCAGCGCTCGACCCAGCCCTGGTAGAGACCTGAGCCGAGCCGGTCCGGCAGGGGGAAATCGTAGATCCTGAAGGCTCGCATTTGTTAGCTAGCTTCCTTTCCAACTTGCCCCTCGAAAAGCCCGCAAATACGCGCAATGCAAGCGACACAAAAGTTGGAAAAGGCGTTGATTCTATTGAGCTTTCAGTCGGCCTGTCACGCCGGAGGCCGCGGGTTCAAGTCCCGTCGCTCGCGCCATTGGTTTCAATGGCTTACAGTTTCTCTGAACGAGTTATAAGAGCCCCTGGCCGGCGCCTAAAGCTCTTGGCCGGTTTTGCCCCCGCAGCTTGGCCCTTCCACGCTTCCGCGCTTCGTCCGCACCCACACCGCCGCGAGCTGAACTGGCGCGTAAGCCGTCTCTTACGACGTTTTGGGGTCAACCGAACCCTAAGACCGCCTTGAGCCTTCTGTGTGCAAGACGAGTTATGAACACAGGGTGCCGAAATGACTGAAAGCACAGGGTTCCACTTCCTCGATGGTGGAGGAGAAGTGGCGATCGCTATTCGGCACCTCAATTGGGCCTCCAATCCATTGGGTCCGATCGAAGACTGGCCCTCAAGTCTCAAGACCATCGTGAGCTTGGCGCTGAACTCAGCGTTTCCGATGTGGATCGTATGGGGGCCGGAGCTGACTAGCATCTACAATGACGCTTTTCGCCCAATACTTGGCGACAAGCCCACAGCCCTCGGCAAGTGCATTTCCGACGTATGGCCAGAGATCTGGGATACAATAGGGCCGTTGGTGAAGCGGACGTTCGCCGGCACACCGACTTTCCTTGAAGACATGCTGCTAACAATCAATCGAAAAGGTGAACCGGAAGAGGCTTACTTCACCTTCTGCTTCAGCTCCCTACGGGATGAGGCCGGTGAAGTGCAAGGTATGCTCGCCACCGTGTACGAAACCACTCGGAAAGTGAAGGCGGAGCGGCAAGCGGAGCTGCTCATTCGCGAGCTTTCTCACCGCGGCAAGAATATGTTTGCGATCGTGGCGGCCATTGCGCGGCAGACGTTCCAGTCAAAACTCCCGCGGCACAAGACCGAGCAAACGCTTTTGGGTCGGATCGATGCACTGGCCAATGCACAAGCGGTCCTTGCTGGCCCGATGTTTGATCGCGGGCCAATTCGCGTCATCATCGAAGCGGTCTTAGAGCCGTATCGATTTGAGCGTGAGCCATTTATCATTGAAGGCCCAGATTGCGAGCTCTCGTCGCGGCAAGCGCTATCGCTCGCTCTGGCGATCAATGAACTCGCGACCAATGCCCTGAAGCATGGCTCGCTCCGCGCGAGCAGTGGCACTTTTCGCATTACATGGTCAGCCGGGCGTCCGAAATCGAACGACGAGTTCCGCTTGAGTTGGATTGAGGAGGGCGGGCCGCCGATCCGTGAACCATCGAGCAAAGGGTTTGGCTCCAGGATCTTGACCGTGGCTGTTCCCCAGGAGTTCGGAGGGAAGACGCAGCTCACCTTCCGGAAGCAGGGCCTGATATTTGAGTTGTCCACGACGATGGCTGAATTGGAATTGCCATGCGACGACAAGGATTAG